GTAGGTGTAGCGTATATATCAGGATTTTGAGCTAGTATGTTTTGCAACAATGTACTTCCTGCTCTAGGCAATGAGCTTTGATAGAATATCTTTTCCATGTTGGTTTATTTTAAGGAGTTAATTACAGCATCTACATTAAATATTTCAGACTCTTTGTTGTAAGGAAACTCAATAGGGTCACCTCCAATATTATACTTACTTAGATAGGCATTTCTTAATTCTGGACTAATTGTTCCTGGGTTAGCTACAATGTTTGTATGTAAGTCATATCCAAACACCTTAGGACTGTTAGCAACCCACAACACTGTAGAAGGTTTATTCAAAGCTGCAGCTGCATGTTGTCCAAAGCTATCCATTAACAATCTCTTTTCACTAAGGTTTATAAGAACAATCAATGCTCTGAAGGTATCAGACACAGCAAATGTTCCTTCGTAACCTATCTGATCTTCTCTCTTTATATGAACAATGTTATACTTCTCTCTAAACTCATGTATAACATTCTCTACTATATAGCTAGGAATATCTCTAGCCCAAGAGTATTTCTGTTCTGTCTCAGCACCACCATTAGTTTGCATCAAAAAAATAGGCTTATCAGAAACAAATTTTTTGCTAAAGAAATCTATTTCTCTCTGTGTAAGAAATAGCTCTCCAACAGTCTTTGTTACTGGTAAACCGTACAAATTACACCATGTTTCAATAAGGTGTTCATCTTGTTTAATGTGCTTTGCTTCCAAGTATGGATCGTGTGCAAATACCATAATCTCTTGATTCTCAATGTATTCCTTATAGAAATAAGCCTGTTGTCCAAAAGCGTATGCTCTGTCAACATTCTTATTACCTAAGAATACATCTGGATAACCAGAGACAACAATAAGTTTACTATCAGGATACTTAGCCTTGATAGAAGCACAAATGGCGGTACCAGCAATCACCTTGCCAATACCGCCATTAATTTGGAATATTATATTCATGTATGGTTGATTTTACCTCCAAAGGTAAACCAACTATTTTGAATAACAAAATTTTTATTCAGCTTTTAATTGAGCTAAACGAGCTTTATGCTCATCAATTTTAGCTTGCAATTCTGCTGCTTTTTGCTCAGGAGTTTTTGCTGCCTCAGCTGCTGCTGCTGCTTCTTCCTCAGCTTTTCTTTGTGCAATAAATGCTTCCATTTTAGCTTTTCTTGCTAATTCAATTTCTAATTGAGTTGCTCTTAATTCTGCCTCTAAGGCTGTTAAATCTGCCATAATATTTATTTTTTTATGTTTAAACTAAATTGTTTCTTTTGATTATATCCTCTAAGATAGCTATTCTTTGTTCTTGAGCATCAAATTTAACACTTAATTCTTGTAACGCTTTAGTAAGAACTGGAATTATTTTATCAGGACTTAGAGACATTTCATCACTCTCTGCACTTCTACCTACTGCTTCTGGTATAATTGGTTCAACCTCTTGAGCTATGAAGCCAATTTGTCTATTACATCCTCTAGTTTCTCTTGCTGTTTCATTCCAGTCAAAGCTAACAGGGTTCAGTTTTTTAACATCACATAATCCATAAGAAAGACCACAGATGTTTGTTTTTAAACGTATGTCAGAGCTATTTCTAACAATCACACCATTTGTTCCAACACATAAAGCAACTGTTGTACCTACAAGATTACAAGCCCACAATTGGTTTGATGCAAAAGAACAAGCAATACTGTTAACAATACAACATCCAAATACTCCTGAATAATTTCCAGAGGCTGTATTACCCATACCTCCTAGGATTACTGATTGGCTACAACAAACCGTGTTAAAATAACCACCTCCAATAAATGAACCATCACCGTCTACTATATTACTACCACCTCCAACTACTGCAGAATAGTATCCACGAGCAGCATTCTGGTATCCATTACCAATAAATGATGAGTAACCACTAGCACTATTTGCACATCCACCAACAATAGTTGAGTATTGATTACTAGCAAAGTTAGAAGTACCGCCTCCAATAAATGTATAATATGCACTAAATGAGTTGTTGTAATTAGGGGCAATACAGTTACCAGTACCACCCACAATAGTTGCAGTATTTGAATACCCATCTATTATGTTATAACTTCCTCCACCTATAAATGAACGCTTAGAACAAACTGTATTATTACACCCACCTACTATTGCTGAATAAGCTGGATGAATTGTATTACTACGGCCACCTACAATATTTGAATTATTTGAGCAAACTGTATTATACTGTCCACCTCCTATAAATGAGTTTGAAGAACCTATACTTCCAGTGATGGTTGTAAAATCACAATAGAAAGAGGAGCAAGTCGTTGCAATTACAGTGGCAGGTATCCAGCCGTAGTAGTTACTCACAGTAACCTGTCCTGTCATTAGACCATAAGTGGCTGAGTTCATCGTTACTGAAGAACCGACTGGGAACATTGATGTAACATCTCCGTAAGAGCTATTTAATTGCAAATAGCCCATTCCATATAAATTGGAATTTGTTATATTATATGTACAAGACACATATTGTGCTGCTGTGTTATTTGTACCTCCTACTATACTTGTAGCTAATCCTCCGTTTGTATTACATTGTCCACCACCTGCAAAGCTATAATCTCCACATGCAGTATTACTAACTCCACATCTAAGTGTAGAATTACAACCTGCACCTGCAACCATAATTCCACCACCACCTGCAGTGTATGGAACTAACATTCCATTTGCATCAGTACAAACAGCACAACCAGCAGTTGCTAAGTTAGCTGCAATTAATCTATTGGCTTTGAATGAACAAGCTACAGAGTTAGTTAATCCGCAGCCAAATACTGCACTATATGGAGCAGATGCTGTATTACCCCTACCACCTAATACTACTGAGTTATAACCACTTGCTGTATTTAATAAACCGTTAACAATTGCTGAATAAGATCCACACGCTTGGTTACCATCTCCTCCACCAACAGTTGAGTTTTGTCCATAAGTATAGTTATAAGTACCACCTGCAATAGATGAACAGTCTCCTCCATTCACATTAAACCTTCCTCCACCAATAAATGAATAATTTGAAGATATAGTATTATATTGTCCACTTACTATTGCTGAATGTATTCCACAAGCTGTATTATACATACCTGCTCCTATAAATGATTCACCAGCGCCAGCCGTATTAAACGCTCCTGTACCAACAAATCCTCCATAATATGCTACGTTGCAATAACCACTACTAACAGTTGAATAACCAATACCAGCAATATTACACTCACCACCACCTATAAATGCGGAATATCCTCCTGATATTGTATTATATCTTCCGCCAACAATAGCAGATGAGAGTGTATTACATGTTATGTTATTATTATATCCTGATAGTATGGTAGATGAACCAGCTGAGTTTGGATTCCAACAGTTGCTACTAATAGTATTACAGAATCCTGATAAAATACTTGAATTTTGTGAACAAACAGTATTAGTATTTCCTCCACCAATAAAAGCATTTGTGGTATACATGCCGCTTATGGTGTTATAGTAACCTCCAGAAATAGTGTTTGTATTATAATCACTACTAATAGTATTACAGTTACCTCCACCAATAAAGTGAGCTTGGGCTGTTCCATATGTTCCAGCAGTAATAGTATTATAGTTACCTCCAGAAATTGTATGAGAAGAACCACAAATTATATTATAAGATCCTCCACCAATAAAGCTCCAACCCTCATAGCCTGATAATGTTAAGATTTGATTACACTCTCCTCCAGCTATAGTAGAAAATCTAGTTTGATTTATATTAAATTTTCCACCTACAATTGCTGAGTTACATGTACCATTACTATTACTGATTATATTTAGATATCCACCACCAACAAATGAGTGACACCCACCAGCTGTATTACATTGACCACCTCCAGCAAAACTATAATCACCTGGTGCTGTATTATTAACACCACATCTAATAGAAGAACAAGTACCAGAACCAGCAGTAAAGATTCCTATTCCACTAGTTCCACTTGGGCCAGGGATGCCAGATAACGTGATGGTCCAATTAGTTATAACACCTGCGTCTCCACAAAATTGACAAGGTTTAAGAACTAGTTCTCCAGTTCCACTATTATATGAAACAATTTCACCCCATATGTAAGAATTAACACCATCATACAACTGCACAAAGTCGTTTGCATTGAATGACAATCCTGTTTGGGTAGTAAGGGTTATATTGTCATAACATCCACAAGGAGAGCAATTAGGCATGTTGATATATTAAGGTTGTTTTGTAAATTTAATTATATTGGTTGAGTTGTTGTAGTGGTTGTGGTACATGTACCAATTTGTGTCAACATATACCAATTTGTGTCAACGTTGTACCATTATCAGCATAAGGATTTCCTACAGAATCACAGTTACAGAATTGACCAGTTGGGTCACCACTGCTTAATGTAATTGTTTGAGGATCACCAGTATAACAGTTGTAATAATGAATCACATCACCTCCTTCAGGAATAGTTGCTCCATTATACTCCCAATTTCTACAGTTGGCACATACAAAAGCGGTAGTAGTAGTGGTTGTTGTACATTCTACCAAAGGTAGTGTGATTGCACTTGAGCTTGTACCAACATACACTGAAGACGCACCACTTGTTCCACTAGTACCGCTTGATCCACTTGTACCTGAACTTCCATCCACACCAGATGTTCCGTTGATTCCTGAGGTTCCAGATGAACCAGATGTGCCATCAACTCCAGAAGTACCTGATGTTCCATCCACACCACTTGTACCTGAAGTTCCACTAGTACCATCAACACCTGATGTTCCTCCTGTTCCATCAGTACCTGATGTTCCACTTGTTCCACTAGAGCCTGCTGTGCCTGAACTACCAGAGCTTCCAGAAGACCCAGACGATCCACTAGTTCCTGCAGTGCCAGAGGTTCCGCCACTACCGTCAGTACCACTTGTACCAGCACTGCCACTAGATCCAGAAGATCCAGATGTTCCACTGGTTCCCCCACTACCATCTGTTCCTGAGCTACCTGCTGTACCGCTTGTGCCTGAAGATCCAGCTGTACCACTGCTACCAGATGATCCAGAGCTGCCAGAACTTCCACTCGTACCTGTAGTGCCACTCGTACCACTGGTTCCTCCTGAACCATCAGTGCCGCTAGTGCCTGATGTACCTGATGTAGCGCTTGTTCCACTACTACCAGATGTACCTGTGGTGCCAGACGTACCAGATGTACCATTAGATCCATTAGTACCAGATGTACCTGAAGTTCCAGATGTAGCACTTGTACCAGATGTTCCAGTGGTTCCTGAGGTGCCTGAGGTGCCTGTAGTTCCAGACGTGCCATCTATTCCACTTGTACCAGATGTGCCACCAGTACCTGATGTGCCTGTTGTACCACTACTACCACTTGAACCAGAAGTTCCTGTAGTACCAGACGTACCTGCTGTAGCAGACGTACCACTTGTTCCAGAAGTACCATCTGTACCGTTACCACCTGTAGCACCATCTAGGTTCACTTCCCAAGATGAATATGTACCAGAGCCAGTTTGTCCAGTCACTTGGAAGCTTAAGCTACCAGTGTTTGGATCATATGATGTAACGACTGCTTCATTGTGTTTGAAAGCATCGCCTGAATAAGTTATAATGATTGATTGCCCCAGAGTGTATGCCAGTCCTGTACCCACTGTAATAGTGCCTGTACCAGGAGGGGCTTGTATTGTATATGTGGTGGAGGATGTTGTAGCAAATCTATCACCACTCAAACCTGAAGATCCTGATGTACCTGTAGTACCACTTGTTCCAGAAGTGCCTGATGTAGCACTCGTACCACTGGTGCCGCTTGTTGCACTTGTACCAGATGTACCGCTTGTACCTCCAGATCCGTCTGTTCCACTGGTTCCTGAAGTGCCAGAAGTACCACTTATGCCAGTGGTTCCTGATGTGCCACTTGTTCCTGCAGTGCCACTAGTACCAGACGTACCTGCTGTACCATCTGTACCACTGGTTCCAGCTGTACCACTGGTTCCTGATGTACCTGTTGTACCAGCAGTTCCACTTGTGCCTGACGTACCTGATGAACCTCCTGTACCATCAGTGGCAGATGTACCACTTGTACCACTACTGCCAGATGTTCCTGTAGTTCCGCTTGTTCCACTTGTACCTGTAGTACCTGAAGATCCAGAAGTCGCACTCGTACCACTTGTACCTGAAGTTCCTCCTGTTCCATCAGTTCCAGAAGATCCTGATGTACCAGAGGTGGCAGAAGTACCTGACGTACCACTGGTACCACCTGTACCATCTGTTGCTGACGTACCTGATGTACCACTTGATCCACTTGTTGCAGACGTACCACTTGTAGCACTTGTACCGCTTGTACCTGTGGTTCCACTAGATCCTGAGGTAGCTGATGTACCAGACGTGCCTGATGTGCCGCCAGTACCATTTGTACCGCTTGTGCCTGATGTTCCACTGGTTGCACTCGTACCACTCGTACCAGTGGTACCAGAAGTACCTGTTGTGCCGCTTGTACCAGAACTACCAGCTATGCCACTAGTTCCACTCGTAGCGCTTGTACCACTGGTCCCACTGGTCCCACTGGTTCCTGAGCTACCGCTTGTACCAAACGTTCCATCTGCACCTGAAGTACCACTGGTCCCACTGGTTCCAGAAGTTCCAGAAGTTCCAGAGCTTCCTGCCAAACCATTGGCAAAAGCTGCTTCTATTTTCTCAATGACTGTCTGAACATTATCGTTGGTGTTAATTTTTGTATAGATCAAATTGGGTCCTTCATAGAACACACAAGTGGCGTTCAATATAATTGGACAAGGGTTAGCAGCACATATGACTGGGCTGGTTGTAAAAGAATCATTTTGGCTATGATTGCCAAAGAGTTTAGATATGAACGGTACTTTGTCTGAATCATTAACTGGTTCAGGATCAGGCACATAGGTATATATCGGTGTATTATCTACACAGTCAGGAGTTGACTCACCTGAAGTACCAGATGTGCCACTACCCCCATATTGGAGTATATTAGGAAGTACGTTCATGTTCTAAATTAATGTACGATTTTCAATACGTCACCTGTACGGTACACTTGACCTTGGAGTAAACCACCCAAAATGGCAGCAGCATTATCAGCATATTCAGGGGCTCCTGTGTAAGGAACAGAAAGAAGAATCCTCCAGTCTAAGGCTCCTGTGCCTGTAGTTTGGGCATAATAAAGATTCTTGGGTCCACTGGTTCTTAAATAGAGCTGTCCCAAGTAGATGGCTCCAGCTGTAGGAGCACCAGATCCTGTTACAGGAACCAGATTGTCATTAATCTTCTCTAACGCAACCTGTAAAGAGTCTAGGGGGTTTACGTCAATGTTAGTCAAATAGTCACCGTTATAAAGAACGCACAGAGCATTCTCATAGGTGGCACATGTTGGGCAAATTGCAGCAGTACGCATATAAGCAAAATTAGTTGTTAGTAATGTATTTTCAATGAGTTATGAAGAAATAAACGACATAATATAGCTATCGTATACCATAGTTCTTTTGCATCTTTATACCCAGGTCTTTGGCAGCATCTGGGTAGAACATTGGGAGGTAACCAACCATCTGATTGGTGAATGGGAAGGTACGCATCCAATACTTGATAACATATGTATCTTTTACAGTTTTCTCATCACCTTCTATAAGAGCCCAGTTTTCTACAAAGAAGTTACCCAGTCCCTTTCTGAAGTTCTCAATCAGGGAGATGGCTGGGAATATGTTTCCAGATACAGTTTTGAGGATGGCTGTAGGATCGTAGAAATAGCTAATCTCATCCTTAAACTTATCAGCCATCTTTACAAGGAACCTATATTGGTTCTTGACAGAAGGATCTTCCTCATCATCTGGAAGGTTCTTTATGCCTGCCACAAGGATGAGTAGGCTTACGTAGAATATTACGTCTATTATCTGAGACCTAATGTTTCCTCTGACAAGATCTATAAACTGTGCCTCTGTCATATCTAGTTCCTTGCCTGTGTCCTTCTTATATTCATCCCTCTTCTTTTCATAAAGCTGTCTCATGAATTCAACCCCTCTCTCATTAGCCACTAGAGATCCATGGAGATTACCTAACATTCTGAATAGGTCTTCCTTGATAATCCTAAACACCATTCTTGTTCTTCCCCATTCGTAGGCATCAGAGGCTGAATTGTATTTAACATTACCAAATCTTACATCAATCAGACGAGGAATCCAGTTTTTAAACACCATGAATGACTTACCATATACACTCATGTTTATCATTCTGAGATCATCTTCTGACAAGTTACCAAGCGCAGCTTTGCTCAGACTTTGTACGTTCCTTCTGAGATCAACAACACTTTGTGACTGTTGCTCAACACCAGGTATAACTAGTTTATTATCAACGATTTGTGAAACTTTTAATACACCCTTCTCTTCAACAAGTTTCTTAACATCCTCCTCAAATTGATTCTCTAGGCTTTTTCTTTGCTCCACCCCACCAGCATATATGTTTGCATATTTAGGCTGAGACCTTAGGTATTCTCTAGCATTCACCACTTCTCCATCTTGAACAATAGTGTTCTTGAGGAAGGAAAGGAAGTTGGCAGTTTGTACATTCCAGTCAGACTTTCTCATAAGGAACATCAGCCCATCTTGTAAACTCTCCTGTGTCAATGTGCTGAGAGAAAGCTTCTTTGCAAACTCCCTGTTATAGTTTTCTGTCAGAGGGAGGAAGTATTCAAGAGCAGCTATTATTTTCTTTTGGTTAGGAACATTGAGCTTCTGTGTGAATATCTCAAGCTCACTAGCCAGATAATCACCCTTGGTGAAATACTTACCAGAGTTGATGATAGACTGAGCATTACCACCAAAGAAGTTGGAAGATGCTGACAGGAGGTTTAGTCCAAGAGCACTCAGCTGGAATGTGCTGTTCAGATTGTCAATAACCTTATTAACACTCACTTGTCTTTCAGACAGACCCTCTGGGAATACGTTTATTCCAAGCTTCTTGTTCAATGTCTCACCCCAATTACCAAGCTTTCCAAGCAGCTGATCAAATGTCTCACTTGTAACATATCTCTGACCATATATGATGGATTTCATCATATCATCGTAGAGCTTGGAGTTTTCATTATTGTCTGGAGTGTATTGGAGAACATCATCTTTGTATTCTGTTTTTCCAAATATAGAGGTGGCAATTGCCTTCTTGTTCCTCTCAACACCAGACACAAGTCTCAACTGATCCTCCATCTGTTTCAAATACTTATATCTAATGGCTGCCTCATTATAGAAAGCCATTGTCCTGAACAGGTCTTCGCTCACTTCTCCTTCTATAGGAGATGTGAAATACTTAGGGATGACATTGATGGGTTTGCCTGACAATGGATCAGTTTGACCATATCCTATATCTCCTTCATCAATAGATATGCTTCTGAAGAACTGTTCACCAAGTCTAACGTTTCCTCCCATTACAAGTTTCTCTGTAAGGGTTTTTCTTACAAATGGCAGGAACACCCTAGCGCTGTCTCTTCTTATATATCCAAGATCTCTGTATTCTTCGTTCTTGTCTCTAATGTAATTATAGAAATCAAGAGCAGCTTTGTTCTTTGGATCGTTCAGCTCTTTCCATTCTTTAGACACCCATTTCTCTGCTGCATGTTTCTTTACAAGATCATAAAGCAACCATCCTGGAGATTCTGTAGTGGTTGTGTTGTATAAAGCTCTAGCCTGGTTTATTTCATATTTAAGCTCATTTGGAAGATCTGCAGGATTCTTTGTCTCCTCATATCTCTGCATTCTTGCAGCTTCTTCTTGGTTCTCAAACACCCTAGGTCTGTCAATAATTCTTTGTATCTCTTCCTTGAGCTTCTCAGAAAGGTCTTTGTTGTATTCAGCAACATTGATGTTAGCTCTCACCCAATCATAATCCTTAGCCTCTATCTTCTTCTTAAGGGTGGAGAAGAACTCAGGATTGAACTCATCAATAAGCTCGTTCTTTCCTTTCTTCTTGATAATATCAAAATAGCTTTTTGCTGTAAGTCCTTTAGATCTTGCCCATTTATCGTAGGCTTCCTTTATAGACAGCAGTCTTTTGTTCTCGTTGATTGCCTCCATTCCAGAATAAGCAAACGCTTTGTTTGCCTTTTTGTAAAGGATTTGTATAGCTCTTGTCTGTAATGTTGATGTGGTTCCAAAGAGTTTTGTAAAACCTTTTATTATTTTCTCTGGAGACAACAAGGAATCTATTCCTTCAGACTTAGCAACTATTTCAGAAGCAAAGTTGTTTATAACACCATCCTCACCTTCTAGCTCATTCATAAGAGATCTGGCAGCATCTGCTGTCTTTCTTAAGTCTTCATTAAGCTTTGCATCCTCTTCTGACAGTTCTTCTGGGAACAGAAATCTCAAATCCACATCAAGATTGGTGTAGGTTCTCAAAGACTCCTGTGCTGTAATAAGATCTGCAGCAAACTCACTAACCTGTTGGTCTGTGAAAGACTTAGGATCTTTTCCTTCAAACTCATTCTTATATCTCTGTAGGAGCTTCTTTATCTGTATGTTTAATATCTTAGCTTGTCTAAGTAGAGGTCTCACCTCTCTCTTCATCTGAAGATGTCTGATTGCCTGGAACAGTGAGTTGAGCTGTTCTCTTTTGCTCAATGTTTCAGAAGGCAACACTCTTCTCTCAGAAAACTTTTTGTATACAGCATTGAGTTTTTCAAGAATGCTGTCAAGCTTTTTGCTACCTGTTTTCTCATCAATCAAAGCAAGAGGTAATAAATAATCTTCATCAATGTTGTTCACCACAACATCTCCAATCCTCACCTTCTCAAGCATTGGAAGAACACCAGACCTTGCATCCCCTCCTGTGTAAATAGCCTGTATAGGAATCATCCTAGTCTGTTCAAAGTTTCCAGGCTTAACACCATACACGCTCTTTAGGATGAGCTTATACTGGTCCATTTGTATTCTCCAGCTATTGACATTATACCAAGGAATCTCTTGGAATTGATCTGTCTTAATAGCCATGAACTTCCAGTCAAGAACATATGTATTTCCTTCTGGTGTAATAGCAAGGAAGTCCACTGTACCAGCTATAGATCTGTTAGGATCGTAGATGGTCACCTCACTAGCAAATCTCACCTTACCACCACCCTGAGCATTGATCACTCTAATTCTTTCTTGTAGATTGTCCTTCAGAACACTAAACATAGACCTGTCTGAAGCAGGCACCTTGGCTAATGCTACATCCTCATCCAAAGGAACATCTCTTACAAATCCGTTCTCATCTATGAACATGCCAAATGCAAGTTCTAGATATTTATGGCCAGCTGTACCCTTCTCTTTCTTAAGTTCATCAAGTGCCTTTTGGTAGTCACTCTTTGTTAAATCCTTCTGGTCACGCTGTCTGGAATACCAATCTTTAGAAAGATCTGTCACCCTTCTTCTGATTTGCTTTCCATCTATGAAGTATCTCTCAACTTCCTCACCATCCTCTATAACAGTTTTTTTCTCTATCTTAGAATCCACCTCTTTTATTTTATTAAAGATGGTGGTCTGTGGATCATTTGCCTGCTGAAGGAAAGCTAAATCTATATCAGCTCTGATGTCATCCGCTGTACCTATTTTCTTTCCAGAGATGATGTCCATAGCTGCCTGGTCAAATCCACTCTTTGTGAATAGTCCTTTGAGCCATTCCATAATCTTTCCCCACCAACCAAGTGCTTTCTCAAGGTTCTGAGGATTGTCCACAGCTCCCTCACGGTTCTTAATAACCACCTCAGCCAACACCTTTGCTATAGCCTCGTCTTTAAGTTTGAGGACATCTGGCTTACCATCCTTTGTCTGATAGAGAGGATCAGACGCATAGTCAGCAAACACTTGCTTTAATATCCTATAGTTGTTTATCTCACTCAACAGCTTCTTGTAAAGGGCTGGGTTTGTTTGCTTTATAATCTCAACAGCAAAGTGCATTGCTTCCTCAGGAAGAGCTTCAGCCTCTTTACCCTCTACCACCTGTATAAGCTTCTGCATAATAAGAGCTACACCATTTGCATTCTGCTTCTCACCATTTACAACAATCTGTTGCATAGGTTTGATGTTAACACCAATACGATTGAGGAAGTCTTTTATCATGGCCACAGTGGCAGGAGAAGCTTTTGACATATCTAAGTCTTCCTTCTGTAACATAGCATTCTTAGGATCTGTCTTTTGTTCTTCAGGAAGTCTATTGTATTCGTGTTCTACATAATTAGGATTGACATCCAGAGTTATTGTAACTGGATCATAATCAGAAACGTTTGTAACATATCCAGTTACAGCATTATTAAATGACTTTCTAACTTGTGCCAGCTTTCTTTTAGCTATATTCAAGGCTTGAGTTCTACTCAAAGCTTTTGTCCCAGCAGCATCCACTTTACCATTTATTCTTATGGTGTCATCAGATATACGGGAATAAGTGTACCTACCTTCAAACATTTCGTTGAAAGCTTTGTCCAATATTGCCTTTTTAACATCTAGTCTACAAGCCATTATTTACATTTTTCGTCTTTAATGTCTAGATCTTTATTAGGAAACTCTTTAGCAGATATCTCTTCATTTCCTTTTCTATAGTCACTCACTCTTTTTGAAGCACTGGTCAGATCATTCACAATATCATTAATTGCACCTCTTATAGCTTTAGCAGGTGATTTATCATATATGTTTTCATAATGAAGCCATATCATTTTTGCCAAAAGAGTTTCATTATCAATACTAGCATCTACAACATTTCCATCTTCATCAAACTCACGAGGTGTTGGAACCTTATTCAAAAACTCAAGAGCTTCCTTGTTTTTACCTTCTGCAATTAATCTTTCACCCTTGTCAATGTTTTCTTTGTAGGTCTTGAAATCTTCAAATACATAATTCAATTTAAACTCATTATCAATAAGACCTATCTCATAAGCTTCACCTACTGTTGAATTTTCTTCAGCCAAGTTTATTGTAATTAACTCATTTATATCTGTGTCACTAACTTCTTCATCAACTAATTGTGAAGGTACAACTTGTTTTTCAGCTTTAACAACGCCACTAAAATAATTTATAATGTCCTCATCAGGAATCTCATTATCAATCTGAACAGTTCCATTGTTGTATATAGAACGTCTGTTGTCAGCATAGTATTCAGAAGCACGGTTGCCATCTCCCAACAGGTTTACAAGCTTGTATACATATTCTCCCTTATATGTTGTTACAGGATTACCCAAAGCATCTCTCACCTTCTGATAGCCATACACATTATCTACAGATAGGTCTCCTGACTTTCTTCTGTTGTAGACAGCTGCATTTGTTATGGTGAGACCTGTTTCCATGTCAACCAATTCTCCAAGGTTTTCAATGAGTGTGATTCTACGAACCTTCAAAAACTCGTATTGTGCATCTGAAGAGTTAAACTTAGGATCAATCAACATTATTCTCCTGTCAAGGTCATCTTTGATTCCCAATTCTTTTATTGCCCCAAATGATGGAGATTTATATCTGTAATATTGATTGCCATATTGGTCTTCAAAAGGTGCTACACTTTCATCTTCAAACAGCTTTATCTTAGCTACAGGCATCACATTATCATCGTTCCAGTTGTTCTTTTGGAAAGCTCCTTTAGAGAACAATTGTACATCCAATGTTGGAGCCAGAGAATCAATAATAGGCTTCACCTTCTCAGAATACTTCTCTGGAGGAATAATGTTCTTTATGGATATAGAAGAGTCATAAACTCCCTGTATCAGAGCCACCTTAACAATGTTGTTGAAGAGGTCAGGATCAACATCATTCAGCTCTCTCATCATCTCTGTGTAAATGTTCTCATCTACAGGATCTGTTATCTTCACTCTAGTTTTGATGCTTTGAGCACCTCCCTCTCTATCACCAGTTACAACTTGGAGCTCGTTAAGTATTCTCAATGTTGGGTATTTCTTCTTTGCCTGCTCAAGCTGTTTAGCTACAGAGTTGTCTCCAAGTGTTAAGCTTGCAAGCTCCTCATTTAGATTGGTCTTGGTTTGAATGATGTAATCAATGAAGCTAGCCTTGAGTTTACTTGCCACCTTCTCAAAGTTCTCATCTGCCATAAAGTCCACTTCTTCATAAGGTGTTAATACTGAGTCAGTTATCACTCTAAACTTGTCTTGCTCAGTCTTAATTATCTCTCCCATAGAAGACATCATCAAGTCAATCAAGTCTCTTTGGTTACCTATAAAGGAAGCATTGAGGATTTTCTCTGCACAGCAGAAGATGTTTTTCTGTTGAGCAATTCCTGTTTTGGTTTGCTTCCTTGAGAAGGAATCTGAGTTTCTTGACTTAGATGTGTCATAGTTGATGGCTTGTGTAAGTTTGTAACTATACTGAGCCATCTTGGCATATTTCAAAAACTCATCAAGGATGTTATGCTGTTCAGCATTCTGTTCACTCGTGAGACTTTCTTTTGCGTATTGTTCAATATTATTATCAAAGTTTTTTATATCTATACCCACTGTGTAAGTGAGTGAGGATGTAGTGGGGAAGAAAGCTTTGACAGCTTTTACGTTTGCAGAAGAGAACAATCTCTTGTCTCCTTTTCCTTCCAGATAAGAAATGTACTTTCTGATGATGGGCTGGTTAATAAACTTAGAAACGTATGCACCTGATCCAATTCTCTCAAGGAACATGGTTGGACTTATCAGCAAATCTGAATAGATGATATCCATGATGAATCTATCCTTAGACACATCAAGAACAGCTGTACCATATCCAGCAAGTCTGTCAGAAATGTATTGATTGTTTCCATCAGCAGTTTTAGATCCAGACAATGAAAGACGTTCTATTCCATTGATATTCACAGTGTTATGTGGAAGAACTATACTACCATTTCCAATAATTGACCTCTCAAAGTCAGACAACTGTGACAGTTTTAAAGGATCTAGATGAGTTTGGGTTTTTTGGAATAGAGAATGAGAAGTGATGTTTGTAGCAACAATACCTATCCATGCCTTACCTGTGATGAAGTCATTTCTAAGTGTGGTCATGTATGTACCATCCAGAAGTCTGTTCTTCACCTTATCAGTATCTATTCCTCTAAGTCTGTTTATTTCATTTGCCACTTCCTTCAAACCAGCATCATTGGTAGGAACAAGTCTTCTATCATAGTTGCCAGGAAGGGTGAGCATATTCTCAAGAGTTTGGAAGTATTCATTCTCAAGAGCACGGTTGTACATGTCGTTCACATATCTATCTCTCATAGTAGCTTGGAGATTTGCATCTCCTAAACTTTCAAGTTCCTTTATAAGGACATCAGCACGATCTTCTGCTGTAGCATCTTCAAGAAGCAAATCCAGAAGGTCTGAGTATCTTTCTACCAGATTGTTTGGATCTTCAAGTCCCAGGTCAAGGATTTGCAGAGCATCCAATATCTCAGCTTTATTCACCTTCTTCTTCTCAAGTCTATCATCAAACACCTTACCAAAGAAATCCTTTGTAGCTTCTTCAGAGCCAAGGTATTTAACCAAACGAACATTACCATTCTTGTCTACATATATAGACTTGAGGTAGGTGCTCATCTTATCAAAGTCAAAGTCAAGACCTGCTTTTGTTGTAAGTTCTGAAGGAACAATTACAACATCTCCCATGAATTCTGGAAGGAAACCTTTTATTCTATATGTGTCAATCTTATTCTGTGCATCACAAGGAACACGGAAAGCAACACCCTGTATTATTTGTTTGCCCTCTGGAGTGCTATTCAGGTATTCTAGAATAGACTCATCTGTTGGGAATCTTCTCTTATTAAACTTGCTCTTATACTTATAAGGAAGCAATATCTCAATATATGGATCGTCCTTTGTATAGAACTTAAGTTCTGGGTTTGGAGCATTTGGATCTCTCTTTCCTTTCTCCCAAAGAGTGACAGATGACATAGCCTTAGGCCCACCGTTCAACTTAGGACTCACCAAAGACTTATTCACCATTGAGTAGAGAATGTCCTTAATCTGCGTGTAGTGTGTAGATGCTTCAAAAGGAATAGGGAACTGTTTGTTCTCGTCCAACTGGATAGCATATTTCACATTCTCAGAAAGTTGTCTTCTGAAGAATTCACCCTCAAGAGTTTCTGCAACAGCCACAGGATCAACAAGTTTAAATCCATCTCCCAAATCTTTAAGACCAAGCTTGTTTAGAAGCTGCTGATACTTATTGTCATGATACCTCTTGGTAGCATCTATGTAATCTTTGTATGCCTTCTCAGCACCAGCTATAGCCTCTTTACCATTATTGAAGAAGTCCATGCTAGATATCTTTGAAGGCTGAGATCCCCACGTTTGATCCTTAGGATTCTCATAAGAGTTTTCCACCTGAATACCAAGAGCTTTCCAAGGCACCTTAACAAAGTTGTCAAATGGAGCATCGTTAAACTGATTGTTGGCATAGAGGTTCTGAAGCTTCTCAGCACCCAGCTTTCTACCACTAACCATTACAGCATAATCAACCTTCTCCTTCCACATCTTAGTGTAAAGCTTCTCAAGGTTTCTTCCCTGAACAGCTTTGTAATATATAGGAAGCTGTGCAAACTTATCAACTACGAGATTAATGTTTGTTGAAGCAGCTTTGGTTCCTGTAGCAACTGGCTTAAGCTTTTCAAGCACAAACAAAGGCTCAGGCTTCTTAAGACGTTCTTGATCAAGCTTTCTTAATTGCTCATTCTTATACTCATAGCCTGGCATATTCTGTCTGGTGTAAGCCATTTGCCATTGATGCCATTCTTCAGCTTCTTCTGGCCACTGTGCATTCTTGAGCTTAAGCTCTCTGTATGCTGTATCCATCAGCCAAGAATCAGCATCTGCCTCATTCACTTCTTTATACAGTGGAGTTGAGAACTCAATATCCTTCACCGTGATGGTGTTAGCGTAGTCTTTGTGTAAATGATAACCAAGTTCTTCAGGATCCAAGGACACATCACCCACCTTGTTATACTCATCATTCAATGAGCTGTTATACTCAGGAGTGTCAAATGTCACTCTTCTTGGAGAACCAAATGACTTCACACGTTTGGTTTCATCAAGAATGTTATCCTTTATCTTGAACTGATATGGATCACCAAATAGAATTTTGTGGAACTCTATATTAGCAATCATATAGTTCATCCTGGCAAACGTTAGAATATTATTAACACTTTCTTCTGAAAGTTTAAATTTATTCAAAGAAACATTCTTGCTATTAGTGAAACTATCATCAAGCTTTGGATAGGCATACATGTTTGGATCATCTTGCTCACGTTTAGAAAGCAGAACGATCTGGCTTTCTGACATAAGAGCTTCTCTGGTTCTAGTTACATTTTCTTCAACAGATATTTTAACCATCTCATTGATCTTCTCTGTAACATCCTCACGATCTATGTATTCTTTTATTTGGTCAATAGACTCTCCTGCTTCAATTCTTTTGTTTATTTCGTTGAGTACAGCTGAAGGAACCAGTTCTCCAGCGCTGTTATATGTTGAGAGTATATCCTTGAAGAAACGAAGTTCTTTTGCTTTGTTTCCAATGTTCCTAATCTTAGACCTGTTCTCCCAATCCAAAGCAACATTTATGTCATCTATCAAATAGCCCTTGAACACCTTGTAAAGTCTGTTCCAAGATCTGCCATTCTTGATGTCATCAAATGTAATATAGTTGCCCATGTTCATCATCCACTCTGTAGATGAATCTGCAGGGAGCATTATATAGTAGTTTCCTTTTAGGTTCTGGTTGATCTCTTGGGTCATTCTTTGTCCAAGAGGTAAACTGTTGGTTGTCTTACCAGTGTTTGTGTTGTTGTTCTTCTCACCCTGTATGTACGAAACCTTGATTAGCCTCATCTTTGTACCATCAGCCTTGTAGAACAGTCCATTCTTCATTAGAGAAATGCTGTTCTTAGAGAAGATGTCTTGGAGTTCTGGTCTCATAGAAATCAAATCCTCAAGAGTTTCTGCCTCATTGAATTCATTTTCAAACACAGAGAAGTAGTTGTTCTGTGTATAGGTTTGAAGTCTTGATCCATCCACACCAGGATAGGTGCTATCGGTGAGAGGATTGGTTGATTCTATCAAAAGGTTGGCTAGAGCAGATACATAAGAATTGATACCTAGTTCTTTTCCACTCACTATACCTATCTCTTTTGTTCGTTTCAGATAGGTGTATATGTTTCCTACAGCTTCTGAGAACTCGTCTTTACCCTCATCCTTTAGATTAGCATAGTCACCTAGAGTGAATGTAATGCCAATCTTAGACAAGAACTCAATCTGGTCTTCAGGATTCTTTGGCATGCTTGTTGGGTAAACTTTCTCATTCGTATTAACCTCGTACGTTTTCTTCTCCTTGTTCCATTTTACAATTGAGTTAGGATCTTTGGACAACGTTTTGATTCCCTCATACCATCCGTATTCAATTTCTTTTGCAGCAGTGAACTGATTGGCAGGAGCTGTATAAACCTGACTTCCTGTTATATATTGTGCAAGTGCTTCAGGCTTTTGCAAGCTGAATGTCTGGAAGAAGTTGATGAACAATCTCCAGTCAGCATCTTTAAAGTTTGTGAAATCCACTTCACCTGTGTCCAGATTACCACCAACGTATTGGAAGAATCTAACAAAGTCAGCATCATATTTGGCTAGGTCAGAAAGCTTCTTACCCATCAATTTAGGATTGGTGGTGTTAGCCAGCTTACTGAATAGCGTGCTGAATACCCTTCCATATCCTGCCATCTTAAATCCTAGCACACTAGATGTGATTTCTCTTTCTGGGAGTTTTAAGGATGTAGAGTTTTGCTGGTTGGTGGGTTTTGTCTTAGGCATAACATATGCCAAGAACTTTATAGGGAATGGAGAACTCTTCTTCCAATTGACAGAGAATGGTTCTGGGGCATAGGCAAGTCCTGTAGTTCCCTCAGAGTTGATGTTTAATAGATCCTCTTCGTTATAGTTGATTCCTATTGTACGAAGACTGTCTATTGTTCTCTTCTTGAGCATGTTCCATGTAACATCAGACATCTGCTGTCTTTTATTCTCCCTGATGTATTCTTGCTCAATAGTGTTGAACACTTCTCTACCAGTGATTGGGTTGAGTTTGAATATGGATTTCTTGCTTCCTCCAAATAGGATTCTGCCAGAACGAATTATCATGTCTTGTACAAAGTCATATGCCTGAGTTTCTGTAAGTCCAGGAATACGCATATATTCAGGAATGTCTCTTTGCACTCTCTCAGGAACCTTGAACTCTTTAAACTTGCCAGATTCAATTGCTTTGAACAACTGTTCCTTCATAGAAGGTTTCTGTACAAATTGCTTGAAGAATTCTATAATGCTTCTGAAGAATGCTAACACTCTTTCTCCCAGAGACTTGGCTTTTATCTTACCAGCTCTGAACTCAGCATAGTCATCCAATATTCTTTCTTTAGCCTGCTGGTCTGTAGCATCAGCATAGTAGATTTTCTTTCCTGAAGCTCTGTCTGTAAACTGACCAGACTTAGCTTTGAACTCCTCTAACAATAATTGTCTTTGCTCAGGAGTGAGGAATGCTTTCCACACACCTTCACCTATCTCATGATAAGGGGTTGTAGCAGGAGCAAGTTTGTGAAACTTAGCCACACCATTCTCAAATACACCAAAAGCTTTTTCATTGTCGTGTGTTGTAACAACATTGTCCAACACCTCAAATGGAATACCTGGAACTTTTTCTGCATGAAACTGTTTGAACGCTTCAAACTCAGCATCTGTCATTGGGGCAGCACCCTCAGTGACACCCACCCTCATGTATTCATCTGAAGGAGGAAGTGCATCGTTTGCATTAAATTTCTTTTCTTCAGTGGGTTTAACTTCTTCTTCTTCTTTTTCTTCCGCAACTGGGGCTTCTTTCATTGCATACAACTGACCCATCACTCTATATCCTGCCCACTTTTTAACCAATGAAATATCATCATCTGATTCATCAAAGTCCTTCACTTGCTTAAGTGTAGGAACCACTGTCTTCTCAACAAACTCAGCATCCTTTGCAATCTTAAGGATGGTGTCATTGTCCTTAACATCTACATCAATTACATCCTTTCCATCTTTTTTCGATATGGTGCCTGTAAAGTCTATAGGTCCAAGTGTGGATGGGTAGGTGTTCACCTTCTCTCCACCCATATCATATTCTCCTATCATAGGAACACCTGCAGCTGAAGGTTCAGCTTTTGATGCAGCTACAGCAGGAAAATCAAAATCAATTAATGTAGAATACTTCTGTTCAAAAGAATATGGAACAGCTGGTGTAGGAGGAGCTACGTTTGTCAAATAAGGGGTGTCTTCAGTGCTTCTAGACTTACCGTCTGGATACTTTGAAGAAAGCAGATATGATTGGTAGTTAGGCCATTCTATTTCCTTCAGAGATCCATCTTCATAGCTATACTCGTAGAAAGGAGAATAGAAGTTGTCCTTTAGTGTGAATGAGTTTAGGTTGTGGTAGATTGATCTAAGCTGTTCTACCATCTCCTTCTCATTGTTTTCAATCTCATCCAGCTTATACACTTTACCGCCTAGAGAGATGGACATGTTTGCTGTATCTATAAAGAACTGATTGCTGTCTGCTTTAACAACACCTGTCTTACGTAGATATAAAACATTTTGCAAATATGTCATGTAAGCCTGATTGAGGGATATACCCTTACCAGACTCATACTGTTTCATTGTGTCAGCAGCCAAAGCTTTTATCACCTGATAAATAGAGACAGCTTTGTTTCTGCTAAACCTACTATTATTGATGTATTCAAGAGTGTCACCAAACTGAACTGCTGGAGAACCAATAGGCCATCCAATGTTATCTCCTTGGTGTGTAATGAATCCTTCTTTGTTTATCACAATCAATCCTTCCTGCGTACCTATCTTGTCTTCAGGAAGAATGGTGCTACCAACATGGCTTCTTACAAAGTTACCATCTATTTTATTTGTCTTTGCAACACCTCTTGATATGTTAAACTTATACAGTTTGATAGGAAATGCAGGAGCTTTAAAAAGTCCTATTCTAGCTTGTTTCCAGCCATTAGCATATTGCTGGAATATTTCCTTCTCACCATCTCTATATTTAGGAACTGGATTACCATTCTTGTCTTTATAGTTATAATAGATCTCAGTGGTAGGCATTGCCTTGAATACAACCCTACTCATATCAGTAGGTTGACCATTCACTTCACTGATGCGCTCACCCTTCTCATCTACAAAATACAACTTACCAGCATCTTCCTCAACATACACCTGTGCAACAAGTCCCAAGTCTACATTATCTGCATTTGGGATGTCTGACAAAGGAGTGTTTAATGGAAGGTTGTATTGCATTTGGATTAGTCCAGTGAGACCAAGACCAGCCAATTGATTTGGTGTAACTAGGAAGGCTCTAAGTTTGTTTCTGTTTTTGAAGTTTTTAGCATTGTTCAAAAACACCCTAGAGCGAACCACCTGTGGAGAAAGCTGTGTAGGATCTTCAGCAGCCTCAGAAGGACCTGTACTTGAAGCAAAGAATCTTCTAGCTGCCTTCAGCTTACCCTCACTTGAAGGGGGTGGAGGAGCTGTTGTAGACTGTTGTCCTACGTTTATATCACCACTCCTCTTCTCAAGTTCTTCCTGTTGTCTGTTTATATCACCTGCTGCTTTTGAGAACTTCTCTTCTTTTGTTTCCACTCTCTCATATCCAGCAAGTCTAGATGGTTGTATATTGAATATATCTCCTTTCAGGTTTTCCACCTTAACAGAGCCATCCTCATTAAACTCCAACACTCTCACCTTCTGCAGATTGCCCAGTTCATCATTGATGTCATCAGCAGCAAGTTTAGCATCTTCCTGTGTTTTGTAGAATGTTGTAGCTCCTCCAGGGTAGCTTACACTCCATCTGTCATCAGCCAGCTTTTTTACAGAAGCTATCTTAGCCTTTGGGATTTGGTATTCTCTGTTCTTTTCAAGTTTTTCTTCTACACCAGCTACATTTTTGTATACAGGTTCTTTCTTTTCTTCAACAGGCTTTACTTCTTCCTTTTCTGCTTCCTCTTTATCAGCAGCTATCTGTTCAGCTTGTTCGTAGTATTTCTCAAATCCTTCTTTTGTAGAAAGTTTATCAAAAGCGTCAGCTGCTATCTTCTTTCTCTCAAGGTTTCTGTTTATGTCAAAACCATAATCACGAAGCTTCTGAACCTGTGCCAAAGGAACAATGTTTTCCTTTGTAGCATCTTGGTTATTCATCTCAAAGTTGAGAAGGTCTTCAAACAATTTGTCTGTAATCTTACCCTCTCCAAGAGCCATAGATATTTTCTCAGATCTTGTACGAAGAGCTTTCACTTGGTTCTTGATGGCTATCTTCTCCTGAACAGGTGTAAGTTCTGTTACAGTGGAATTGAGCATGTTTGCCTTTTGCTCATACATTTCACTCAAGGCTTTCAAGCCACTCTCACTGGTGAGCTGAGACAACATGTTATTGCTCACTCCAGGAACGATGTTAGTTACATCTTGTTGAATAGATGAAAGTCTTCTATTCACCTCTGGAGCAATTGAAGCGTAATAAGCCAAATCAAGCTTATAATCTTCAAAGGTGTTATAGTTGTCAGCTTCTATCTGACTTGCTACATCACCTTCCTTAGGAGCATTCTTGAATGGATTTACAAACGTCTGATTAATTGCATCAGATGTTTTCTTTATTTCGTTAGCCTTGTTAATAAGAGCATCTACATACTCACTAACTGTAGCTTTGTTTGTTTCATTGAAGTCTAATTGGAACATCTGCTCAAATTGTTCTTTAGACAAATCCTTGAGCATGTTAAGCTGTTCAACCGTAACATCGTGCATTCCATAAGGAATACGAGATTGTACAAAGTTGAAGAATGCATCTGACTGAAGGTTCTTGTATCTGAATACATCATTGGACTTTGCAGCTTCCTGCATATCTCTCAGAATACCAGCCTGTGTCACTGTATCATCGTATTTCCTCTGAAGGGTGTTGGTCATACCAAACCTGTTCAAGATGTTTAAGGCAGTTCCTGTTCTAGCTTTCTCTCCTATTCCTTTCTTCTCCTCATACAGGTTCTGAACCTTTCCAACAATCAATCCAGTGAGACCTCCTATCAACATGTTCTCTATACCTTCAACACTACCAAACTGTTCCTTCATTCCGAAGGTGGTGGATTTAATCAACTCATTTAGATCATCCCATGTTCCTTTATACTTATCGCTTTTATACTTTCTTGTATAATAATCGTAAGTTCCTCTTTCTGCAGCAAACTGTCCACCTTCTTCAAACACACCTTCTCTGAATATATTACCTACACCAGGCTTAACACTATCCCAAACCTTACCAGCAACTGTCTTAGCTCCCTGCTTTTCAAATACATCTAGAGATCCCTCTGCAAGTCCTATCTTTCCAATACCTTCAAGCTGAGTGACAGCACCTCTTGCAGCAGTCATTGATCTGAATAGGTTACCAAACTGCAGGGTGTTTGATGCTGTAAGAAGAGCCATGTTTATACCAAATCTGGCATTCATAGCATTTGTTGCATAGTTTTCTATTTCTTGTGCAGCAGCAAAATCTGGTTCTTTACCATTCTCAGCAATATATTGTCTTGTAAGTTCATCCTTCACCTGTGTGTATGCACCTCTACTTTCAACACCAGATTCAGTCATAGAGGCTCCTGCAATTGCAGTTCCATATCTAAACCCACTTCCCACCTTTGCAGCAGCAGCAAGTTCTCCAAGTCTTTTCACGTTTAGAAGCTGTTGCTCTGTTTTACCAAGAGCTCTTCCAGCTTCAAGAAGTCTGTCAAGTTTGGTTTCAGAACTGAATAGTCTGTTTAAGTAGAGAGCAGCTTTTCCCACTTGAGATGCAACAAGAGGAATCTCTCCAAGTCCTTGTGTAACAGCACCAATAGCAATATCTTGTAAAGCAGCACCGCCTACAGCACCCACCATAAATCCTATGTTAGGCAAGAACTTCTCTCCCCACCAATATGCAGATCCTCTTGTAAAAGGAATTGCTGAAAGGAACGGATGTTCTCTAGAATACTGACTTGCATAGTTAGGAAGAACATCATTCATGTCCCTCATCCATTTATCTATAGTTCCTTCATATCCATTAGGATCACCAGAGAGCTTTGATGCTTCTCCATTCTTTATTGCAGATATTGTATTAGGGATGTTTGTTAAAGACTGGGCAAATGTACCTATGGCGTTTATACCAAGCTTGGCTACACCATTACTAAGTGTTTGATACCATGGTTGTTGCAATGCATATATTTGCTCCAAATCAACACCTCTTTCATAGACAGGGTAGCGTTGGTTGGCAAGAAGTTCAGACTCAAGAGCAGCAGGGAACAATTGATCAAAACCTTTCGGACCAGGGGTTCCCTGTATTGCTTTTATTTCTTTGAGACTAAGTCCCACCTTACTACTAGGAGCAAACAATGCACCTCGACCAAAAGCATTCATATCAACTTTAGTTCCAGCAAAAGAACCAAGTACAGGAGTGGGTCCTTTCAAAGACCCATCCTCATGAACATTATCAATAAGCTCTTTGTCAAAAATTGGCATTACTTAAATGTTTTAATTGCATCATTAATACTAATAGGACTAATGAGTTGCATTTTCAATAAAGCATCTGCTGATGAAACATATCCATCACTTAGATAGTCACCTTTCCATGTACCAGTTTTAGGATCTGGTACATACATAATCACTGTGAATAAGTCTGTCTCAGGATTACCTGTGTTACTCAAACTACCTTCAACGTCCAGTCTCACCTTTGATTCATATCCAGTGCCTTTGAGTTGAGGAAGTTGGTACCCACTAATCTTTGCATTTACAGCTGTGCTACCAGAACCAGGAACAAATCTTTGATTTGCAGCATTTGTTGTACGATCTGGTGAAGTTAGTATTATGTCATTTATGTCAGAGAAAGGATTTTTAACTGCCACCTCTGGAAAGAATCTAGCCACCTCAGAAGCAGTTGCTGGTATCACTTGTTTAGATCCCTTTGCTCCAAACATAATAACATTTGCACCACCGTCTCTACGTTTTTCTATTTGGAAGCTAGAACCTTCTCCTGTTCTTATTGATGTAGCAGTGGTTGGATTGTAATCTCCCAAGTCTTTTGTAGCGAGCGCACCCTTGCTTTCATACTGTGCTCTTTTCTCTGCAAGGAAGTCATCAAGGTCTCTAGCTTTATTTGGATCCTTTATATCAATCCTAGCTCTTTGTACAGCATAATTAGGGCTGATTGAAGCAATGTATTTTGATGTGGCTTCTGAAACCTCAGATTGTAAATTTTGTAAAGGAACTTTTGAACGTGTCATGAAATTCATCAACTGTTCATCATCACCAGTCATTCTCTTAAATGGACTTTTATCTCTATCATATGCTTGCCACATTTGATAAAGCTTACCACCTTTATATGTTTTATAGAAATTGTCAGCAGCTTTTGTATCAAAATATGGAGATGCAGAAGGAGCACCACTCATACCAACTGATACACCCATTTTGTTAAACTTGTTTACTGTGGCATCAAAGTCTGCAGCATCATCTCCTGTATAGGTCTTTCCTGCAACAGTGACAGTTTGAGCACCTATCTTCTCAGCTACATATTTCTTCTTGAAATCTTCTTCAAACTTAATAGCAGAATTGTATGTATTGATTGTTTTTGAAATGTTGTTCTCCATTTCTCTATACTGCTCCAGATACAGCTTTTGATCTGGCGTAAGAGTCATATTAGGATTTTGTCTATATTCTGAAGATTTGATACCAAGAGCTTTCACCTTCTCATCTAAGGTCATGTTCTTATACAAAGGATTGGTACTTGGATAGAAAGCTTCTGCAATTCTGGTTTGCTCAGCACCAAATGCCTCAGCGCTGGTGGTCATGTCTTTAAATAAATCTTGTGTTGTAGGAGCTTCTATATCTGTTCCCCAATCACCAGGACTCACTCTGTACCCCTTAGCTATTTTTTCCTCAAGATCTTTTTTCACTCTATACTGAAACTCTCTTTCAAGTCTTCCCTCTGTTGTTTTCCATCTGTACATATCATTAGCTTCCTTGATCTGATCAAACTGAAACTTCTGTCTTGCAAGGTTTGCTTGTTCAGCGGGATTGGCTTTCCTCTCCTGTACATAGCTTTTATATGAGAGATCTTTTGCTAGATTTGTTAAATGGTTTTGTGTATACAGCTTGTATTTGAACTCTTCTAGATTTCTAGGATTTTGAAGTTCTGCAAGATCACTAGCTAATTCTTTATCTAGTACATTATTGTCTATCTGGTTATTAATATCTGCAAGTTCAGCTACAAGTCTATCTTTAGCTGGACCTGTGATTGATGGGTTTTGGATTTTTACAGCCAAGTCCACCTTTTTTTGAGAAAGCATTTCTTTCTTATTCTTATATGAATCCTCTATATCCTTTCTAAAAGACTCAGGACCAGCGCCTCTATAATGTGCCCAGCTATTTATTCTTAGCTGTCTAATGTCATTTGCATCTAAGCTATCATAGAAGTTGTTAAGAATTCTTTCTGCAGGAAGTCCCTTCACCTTAATGCTCAACATATCTAGGTCTAGTCTTTTCTCTCCTTTTGAAGGATCTGTAGAAGCCAAGGTTTGTCCTGTCTTAGGATCTTTATAAAAGTAGAGGGTTTCTCCTAGCTCATTTCTCATGTAAGGATTCTCAATACCTATCTCATCTTCTTTCAGCTTGCTTGTTAAATCCCTAAGCTTGGCATCCACATCCTTGTATTCAATAAACTCGTCTGTGAATGGTTTGGAAAGATCAGCATCGTTCAACCACTTGTTATACCTATCGTAGTAAAAGTCTTCGTTGTCTACAGATGACTTACCTGCCTTCTGAGCAGCTTGAATATTTTCTTGCTCCTTTCTAGCATGTTGTGTAGATCTTACAGCATTCTGCACTATAGGATCTCTAACAATCTGAGCTGTCATTCCAGATACAGAATTAACAAGCTGAAAGTTGGAGAAGTCACCAGCAGCTACTATTTTGAGGTTGTTACCAAGTTCATTCAGCTTAGATTGCAAATATGCCTTATGGCCAGGTTTACTGATGTCTAACCCACCAATCTGATCTATCTGAGACTGAATCTTTTGTATACCCTCGTCATAGCGCTTCTGTTTCTCCATGCCCACAGTCACCATAGCGTCCACAGGGAGCTGCTGGATATAGGGGTTAAATTGCGGTATGAGGTCTGTAAATGAAGCCATTTTAAGTCAAGTTAGCAAATGTAATATGAATAATTATATTTTCCAAGAGGAATAACGAGTTTTGGTAATTCGCTCTAACTGAACTAGTTAGAGATTTTTCATAGACTTTACAATGGAGCTATTAAGAGCTTTTTTTCTGTCTATCTTTTTACCATCCTTAACTACAGGAAGACCTGTATAAGTGTCTTGAACATTTGGTATATTCGCTTGGAATAGAGGGTTCATGTTTATAGCCCTGAATCTAGGGTCATAACGATAGTTGTACAAGTTCTCGTACACTTGTAATGTCCTGTTTTCCAACTTGTTCTGAGCATATTTGGCAGCAATAGAATTAAGAGCAGCCTGTGTAGTAGCCTTGGTTTTACTTTTAGCTTCCTGCTGTCTAACATATTGCTGGTCCAGAATACCCAGGTTTTGAAGCTGTGACTGGTTCAGAAGATCCCTGTTCTCTTTATAGATTTGATTTTTCAGAGCCTGGTTCATACGGAATTGCTCACCAAGCACTCTCTGGTTAGCAGAATATTTCTGGGCATTCAACTGACTTTGTAGAGCAGGATTGTATCCAAACATCCTCTGTTGAGATCTGTAGGTAGCTTCGTTCTCATTTAGTATATCCTGAAGAGATATGTCATATGGGACAGATAGCTGAGGTTGGAAGGTTTGAGCTCTTACAGGCTCTAACTGATTGGTAGCCAATGCATACATCTCACCAGCAAGCTGGTTTGCATCTAGTTTTTCAGCATCACTTGGTCTCACATATGGAAGCACCTGGTTTAGAACATCCATCCATGGTAAACGTTTGCTTTGAACAATCTCAGAAATTTCAAACTTCTTTTCCTCTGGTGTCTGAAGTGGAATGGTGGTTTGAGGTGTGGTTGTTACAGGAGTTACTATCTTAGGTGTTTCTTTATCATATTCCACTTTAGAGCTCACTGTCTGTTCTCCTAAGAGCTTATCCTCTACAAGTTTAGTAGGACTTCCAATAGCTTTAGAAAGCATATTGAATGCCTGTTGGAACTTAAGAACATCTGCCTTGCTTTTAGGATTGAATCCTTTCCAATCATACCAAGGATTGTTCTTTTTCATATCCTCAATATCTTGCAGGGTAACCTTTCCATAAGCAATGTCTGTTTCTTTCTGTCCTTTAGGAACTTCTGCTAGAGCAGACATTGATTTTGGTTTCTTTGTGCCATCTTGAGCTTTTGTAATGAGCATTCCTTTTTTAGCTTTAATTGTTCCTCTGTCTGTTGTCTCAAGTCCAAACTCTTCAATGGTGTCATTCATAGCTGTCTGTAGAGCTGCAGCATCCATCTTATCCTGAGCTATCTTCTTAAGCTTTGCGTTTCCACCATCTATCTGTGCTTGTAAAGTGTTGAAAGCCAATTGATCATATGGTGTAATGACATCCAATTCATCAACAGACGTAACAGCTTTACTAATCATTTTATTTGTTTTGTCTTCATTCTTGGAAAGCTCTGATACATATTTCTTGAAGTTCTTACCATCAGCACCAGGAAGCATACCCTTAGGCACCTTCAGGTTACCAAACACTACAAGACTGCTATCGCCACCAGATCCATCTCTCATCTTCATAGCAGGCTCACCTCTTTCCACTTCTACAGGATTGTCACCATATGTAATGCCAATGCCTGTGTTTCCTTTTCCATCAGACTCATCGTGAGACTGTCCTTTGAACATTACAGTTTCTCCTCCCTCAGGAAGGTATGGATTGTAGGACATAGGTTCTGCATATCCACCCCAGTGTGTTTGGAGTTCTCCACCCATTTGAAAGTCTGGTCTTTCTGTAGACATAGCTCTTGCACTAGGAGGTGTGTATTCTTTTAGATGACCACCAGCTCTTAGCATATCTGCATCCTTAGGAGGTCTAAGAAGATCGCTCACTTTGTGCTCTCCAAAGGTGGTTATCACCTGTGGTTGCCATGTATGGCTCATCCATTTGTAAGGAGAGGTGGTGCCACCATCTTGCATGAAGGATGTATATTGTTGTTGTGCTCCTTGAATACCTGACTGAAGAGCTGTAGCTTGAATGTTCTTTTGTGTAGCTTCTTTAGCTGCTTTAATCTTCTGAGGTTTCTTATCTAGCAATGTGCCAATAAGCTGTCCTCCCACCTGACCAATCATTCCTCCAACAGGGCCTCCAATTATTGTTCCAGCTGTTTTACCAATTGTTCCACCAATCTGACCACCAGCATTCTCTCCAGTGATTCCTGTAAGAAGCTGACTTGTTATATCTCCACCACCAGCTTGAGCAAATGCTTCAAACCCACTCTGAGCTACATGCATCTTACCACCATGGTAGAACTGCTTATATCTCTCGCTCTCATTCAGAGGCTCATATCCAAGATTGTCATAAAGTGTATTGGGAGCATATGTGTTCATGATTTCTCCACCACCAACAGAAGCTCCATTCCTTGCAAGCACATTTGTACCTACACCATATATTGGGAAAAATTCTTCTCCTGTGTTTACAATATCCTCAGGACGAACATATCTACGTTGGGTTTCTTCAGGACGTGTTTCAGCAGCTTGTTTTACAACATCACTAACTTGTTGCATCTGCTGAGCTCTTTGCAAAGCTTTCTTTTCTTCTTTTGCCTGTTGAATACCTTGTATAAGTTTTCCTGCAGCAGGAGCATATTGACCAATAGTTTTACCAATATTAGATCCTGATATTTCTTGTATATCAGGAGAAACTTGTGCATCGTAAAACTGCTTAGTGATGTCCTGATCTGCTTGTGTAACTAATGTAGGGTTGGGTATAGATAATAGTCCACTTGTAGAGCCCACTTGGAGCTTTGAAAGTTTCTTTCCTTTCTTAGCACCACCAAAAGCACCTGTAATGGCTTGCATAGCTTCTGGGTTTTGGAGCATGCTGGCAACATTACTAAGTGGATTACCACCAGATCCAGTTTCCTTCTGAGCAGCAGCCATTTGTGACTGTCTGAGTTGCTCATCTCTGCGCATCTCATCTGTCATTCCAGTGATAGTGTAGTCAGCTTGGTCATACACATCTTGGAAACTTATGGGCTGAAACCCACCATCTGATTCACCACCAATGTAGCTACCTATCTGTGCCTTCTTGAAAGCCTTACCATGTTTAGCCATGAATGCTTCTTCTGTAGGAAACTTCTTGTAGAATTCCTTTTCAGATTTGACACCAGCGATTTTAAGCATCTGTTTTTTCATGTTATTGATATTTATCTAACCACCCACCCTTGGTTGGTTTGTTATAGTTTGTAAAGTTAAGCAATTGATCTAACTTTTTAATAGGTTGGGCATCAGCTTGGTTCACACTGATTCCACCTTTAGCAACAGGATATTCTGTAACATAGTCTCCCTCAAACACATAATTTTTTCCAGGTTCCATGTATTGAACATCTCCTTCATCAGACACACCAACCAATGGTTCATATACATCTTCCATTGTGATTTGATTGGAAGGAATAATTACAGGTTTTCCCCAGTTGTCTGGATTCCAATATCCATCAGGATCAATCACTGTACCATCTTGACTAATAGTCTTAGGTTTGAAATCAAGTCCTGCTTGATAGTATTTCATCTCCATTCCATTCTGTGCACTAGCCTTGGTCTTCTTAGCATAAGGACCATTGCTAGGAGCAGCTCCCACTGTGCGTGCGTATGTGAATCCTACAGCACCAGGGATAGATCCACCCATAGCAAACTGACCACCCCATGCAGGGCTGTAGTTACGTCCAGTGATGTCATACTCCCATCCTACGAATCCATCAGGATAGGTGGCTTTATCATCATTAACGTTTGGCTTTGTGCCATAGTTATCTGTTTTCTTTTGCTTCAACACCAGTCCTCCTTGCTCATACTTATCCAACCATCCACCTTCTTCTTTTTTCTTTGGTTTAACTTCTTTATACCCTCTAAGCCAGTTAGGTTCATAAACCTGAAACTTACTTGCGTCAAATGTTTCTTGAAGAGGAACCATTGCTCTTCTGTTACCAGCATAACTTTCCACTAATGCTTTTGAAGGTTTACCCATTATGATGGTAGATTCTCCAGCTGGTGTAAATGTCCCCTCTGGGAAGTTTTTTGGGTCAGCTACAATTAAACGTTCTTTGCCTGCTTTTGGACGAGACTTACCATACCATAAGTTACCCTCAGAAAAGTAAGGCATCCTGTATCCACCAGCATCGTCTACAGTAGAAACTGTTTTGAATTTTTCTCCAGTAGAGGTATACATCTCTCCCACCTTTGAAGGATTCCTTTGAGGAAACAAAGCATGGTCAACTAATTGTTGACTAGGTTCAACACCTGGTCTGGTTGTAGGTCCGTATTTCTGAAAGTTCTCTAATGCCTCTTCTCCAAATATCTGCCTATACATCATTCCTGGCTTAGGTCTAAATTTAACAGCCTGTCTCAAAGCACCAACACCTGTGACTAAATTTACAGGATCAAGAAGTATGTCTGTAGCAATGGCACCAGCTTTATTCTTGATTCCCATAGCCTGAGAAGGGGTTTGATATTTCCCTGTTACAAGTTTTGTTGCAGCTTTTTGAGGCACAGAAAATAAATCAAAGAACCTTGAAACATCTTCTCCTGTAATTGGTTGAAGAAATGATCCAAACTGAGCTTTATAAGGTTTAGCACCTCCAGCAATAGCACCAAAGAATCTTCTTTGCTTGTCTGTCAAAGGATGTCCATGCACGCTCTTGTCGTGTAGGATTTCTCTTGCTTTGGATGATGTTAACTTCTTTGCCATTATTTGTAAGAGATTTGAGCTGGTGTGTAAATAAACTGAGAAACTAGATGTGCATCTGATCTATTATCTAGGATGTGTCTCACCCTTAAATCTTTTGCTCTTAGAGGTTCCTTCTTAAAGGATCTCTTGCCATAGTCCATATTAGGTTGATTAACCACCTTGTCCAAAGACAAAGACTCGCACGTGCGTACGAAGAGAGGTTCTTGTTTGTTCTTCACCAATGACCAGAAGGTGTTATATTGATAGAAGTTATCTGATTTTGTGAATGTAATTGTCTTAGAATCAACATTATATAAAGGATATTTCAAGTATTCCTTCAAGTTGTTGATTGGTTTTGGAACCAGTTCCAACACACCAGAAGACTGTTGACCATTGTACAACACTGCCTTATTAAACCAGGCATTATCAGTTTCTATCTTGCGGTTGTCATCTGATACACCATCCACATCAGGGAAATATCTGTATGCCTTTGTGTAGTCTTTAACACTCTGAAGGATTTCGTCAAAGTATTGGTAGGCAAAAGGATACTCGATGATGTATGGCTCTATGTTTCCATAGAACGTATTATATATCACTGGATTCTTCAGATGCCTCCAGATACAAGCTGTTGTGATTTGTTTATAACTGGAAGCTGCTATTTCTACAGGATTTGTCACACCGATTGGGAATGTTTTCTTGCTTTTACATTTACCAGTGGACTCAATGGTCACCATTGTCACATCGTCTGCAACACTGTAGCTAACACCATCAATCAGACTTTCTTTGGAAACACCAGTTGCTATGATGTTTCCAAATTCATCAGTGATGTTAAAGGGACCTGCACTTGGTCCTGAGATAGTCAGCTTTATGATAATTGTTTTACTCATTTATTAAACGCATTATGGACATGTACCCACTTGACTTATAATAGATAAACTACCTTCTAGAACATTTGGTGTTTGACCATCACACAAACATCCGCTTCCTGACTCACCTTCATTCAACACTGATGTTTGGTTGTTACCATTACAATCTGTCCATTGTACAATTGCTCCTGTTCCACCTGCTGTAAAGTTCCAGTTGAAGCAACCAGCTCCTGCACCAATAGACTGACAATAAGTTGTAGTGGTGGTGGATGTGGTTGAAATAGTGGTGCTCGTAGTGGTGGTTGTACTACTAGATGTTGTGGTGGTTGTGGTTATACCAAAAGGAATATCTATGTAGTTTGTACATACACCATTAGACTTCACTCTGATTATGGTTGCACCATCAGGGACAAGAAACGAAGTGTACCCAGCTTCAAGAGCTGCCTTAGATACACCAAGTTCAAACGGTGTTACAAATCCGTCCACATTTGAATACAGGCTAAAGGGGCCTGTGTTAGTTCCTGCTGTGGTTAATACTATTAATACTGTCTGTGCCATAAGTTTATCCTTTTATAAAGGTGGTGATGAACAATAATCCAAATTACTTCCTGTATAAACTGGGTAGCTATTTGTAATTGCTGTGATGCAATCCATAGTTGTTGTGTTCTGTGTACATGAGAATGCATCTGGATCACCACAGTTGTCTGTTATTTGTACGTCATATATGATGTATCCACTTGAACTTCCGTTTGGTATTGATATAGTGAATGGTACAGTACCAGGACTACATCCTGTTACATTAGCATCTATGTCTACATCCACTGCATATCCTAAATTGTTTGTAAAGGTATTTCCATATTGATCCTTCAACGTGCAAGTCACCTTACCCTGTATATAATCGTATGTTCCGCTACTACCTGGGTTTATATTACTTGTACATGCCAAGCTTGTTGTGCTATATGCATTATCATCAACTACTAATATACTAGACAAAACTAATGCAGCTGTAGTGGTAGTGGTAGTAGTTGGTGGCTCAGTTGTTGTTGTAGTGGTGGTAGGTGTTGGTGTTGTTGTAGTGGTTGTGGTGACAGGGGCTTCTGTTGTTGTGGTTGTTGTAGTTACACAGGCACTTTCTGCATTTAATACACCACCAGGACTACCTGCTATTGTCCAACATGAAACTCCGTTGGAATAATATCCATTTGGAGCTATTGTTGTTAGATTATAGTCTGTATAAATTGTCGTACCATTAGCCAATGGATCACCAGTTGCTGCGTAATATGTAGAGCAATTCGAACATGGAGGTCCATATCCTGCACAAGCTTCTGCACAACCAACATCGCTATAGTTTAGTGTATATTGTTCTGGAGGTGGTGCAGTGGTGGTGGTAGTTGTTAAAGAAGGACACGAATCACAATCTGCATAAGCTGTACCGAATGCAACAGCAGCATAATCAGCAGGTCCTTCAACTGATAAACTTTCAATATACCAGCAAGTAGCTCCATCGAATGGTGATCCACCGTTATTTAGTAAAAATGCTTGTCCCACCAGGGTTGGTACATCACCAGTACCGTAAGTTATCTTGTATGGACCAAAGTCATCTGAGCAACGTCTAACACTATAAATTGGTTCAGGTGGAGCGGTAGTCGTTGTAGTGGTTGTGCTAGATGTGGTGGTTGTGCTAGATGTGGTGGTTGTGCTAGATGTGGTGGTTGTGCTAGTACTAGATGTGGTGGTTGTAGTGCTTGTACTAGATGTAGTGGTAGTAGTTACAGGAGTTGCTGTTCCTTCCAAATCACAGTTGTAAAGATACACAATACCTGCAAGAGCACAATCAAGTGTTGTAGTTGTGGTGGTGGTTGGAATAGGTCCAATTGTACCAACAAGCACATCAAAGTCATCACAGCATCCGTTGATACCAGAATAGAAGAAGTTGTTTTCTCCAATATACCAATTAGGCAGATAGCTATGGAAGCTTATCCAGCTCTTTGTATTGAAGTTGAAAGACACTGTCCAGCTCTTGTTACAGAAGTATTTTTCATCAGATACAGATATAGGTATTCTGATTATAAGACCATTCACTTCTTTAACATCATAAAATGTCCTTGTATTTTCATCATACATGATGGAATTCACCTTAGGAACATAATCAAGCTTTGTAATAAGCACACGGTCATACTTGCTGTCATACACACCATGTAATCCAATCCCTGTGAAGTTGTTGTCTGTGTTCACCTTAGGGAAGTAACGCAAGATTTCAAATGCCAGATGGTCTGTAAAGAACCTGTTAAGACCAGATCCAAAACCAGACAAATCTACAGCCTCTGTTCCAGCTATTAGGAACACCTGACCCCTCTTAGCATCCACACTCACTTGTCCTTGTGGAATCTTCAATAACATCTTGTTTTGAGTTCCTACATATCCCAAATCAGTTTCTGCGAAGTCAATTGGGGGTGCTCCTCTAAACAACCTTGGATTGCCTACATAGGCAGCCTGAGGGTTACTTGTATCTATTGTAAGGAGGTTGTTATACATGAGTGTCTTGTTCTCAAAACGAGCAAGAACAGCTCTGTTCTGAATTCCATCTAGAGACACAAGATCTCCAAAGTTCTGAGGGAAATCATAATAGGAGATGGCTCTGTAAATCAACCAGCTATTCACTCTGTTGTCAGCATCTATGTTCTGGCTATCAGAATAGATGGCTCTGAATGGATAGTAGGTGTAACAAGGTTTGTCCCAGTCGATAGGCAAATGGGTGAATGTATTCTCCCTGTTTTGCTTAGAATAGCTCACATTGTAATAGTAGGTGTTATCCTGAGCAATAGGTACAAAGCTTTGCTGCACCCAGTCATCAGGAATACCTGTGCTCACGTGAGGCCAGAAATCACCCTCTCTATTATTGAACGCCTGACGCAGGTCAATATTGTAAGAGCTTTCACAATAGAAGTTGGGAATACCATATGCAAACAGATAGAAATATCCATCATAGTATGTCCTGTTTGGATTGGTTGAAATAATGGTGCCTTGTAAAATAGTGGTGGTTGTGGTAGTGGTGATTGAAGGCGTAACAATAACACCCTGATCGTTAGGGCAATCAAAGTTGTGAGCCTTATAAGATATGATGTTGGTTAATGTTCCTCCACTACTTACATAATCCTTCAGAATAGATCTGGCTGAGTGCCAGTATTTTGGATAGGCTATATTACCAATCTCATCATAGAATATATCACTGTCATCAGGAGCGTTCACCCTATTATCTATAAAGAAAGGAAGCTTGCTCTTGAATGCAAATCTACTGATGAATGTATCACCACCAAACACTGTACGTGGTTGGTCAACACTATTTATAATTGCCTGATAACCAGTGTCTACAGTGTCATATGAATAGATCTGTCCATATTGATTTGGGAAGATGTTCTTCATAGAAGCATAATAAGACACAACAGATATGTCTTCTTCCTTACCAGGAACATCACAGTTACCAATCTCTGATATGGTGAATCTAGACTTGTCTGTAACCAAAGGACTTCCTGAAGACACCATGTTAGGACTTTGGTCTGGGAAAGGAAGCGCTGGTCTGTCTAGATCAGTTCTCAAATATACAGATGATTCCCTCTGGAAGTTGTTGATGTTGTATACATCACCAACATTCTGCACACCAGGAATCAAATATCTAGCAATGTCTAAGTTTCTCTGCTTTATACCAAGGTTGTCAGGAACTCCAACACCATAGTTGTAATCAGCTACAGAGTTGAAAGAATAAGCATAGTTTTTTCTGGTGATACCGTTTACATAGATTGTCAAATATGCCTGATATGTGGTGAACATAGCAGTGGCACTAAACGGTGTGGTGAGAGCACCTAGTTTATTAGAACTGTTAAGAGCATCCACCTGAGCTTGTTCTGTCAAGAGCTTGTATTTAGCATTGCTCTTCACCTCAACAAAATGGGCCTTGCCACCACCAAACATTACACTCTCAAGCTTCAGAATACCACCTAAGAATGGCTGTCCAAAGGAAGTTTCAGGAGAGTTGAATATCTGTCTGTACTTCTCTGTTACAGCGTGCTGTGGAGTTTCTATTTTACAATTAGGACCAGTGACACGTGTAGGACCAGTGAAACATATATTATCAGGTGTTCCTTCTATCACCTTTGGGATTGTTCCAGGAACTGCATTGAATGTAAATGTTTCTACATTTGGCCATCCTGTTATCCATTCTGTAGAAGGTCCGTTGTATATATCAACCCATTCTATCCTATTACCTGTCTTTAAAAATGTAGGAGGACATATTGTTGCCACCCAAACATCATATGTAGAAAGTCCTGTTCTTCCTGTTGCAGGGGATAACACCAAAGGCTTGCTTGTAGAACATAAATGGTATGTTCCTGTAGAATAATATTTCTGTGTACCCTGTTTATTACTGTTGCAATCTGTGTATAACACCTCTGCACAGTTGGCACCACCATCAGAGCATGGACCAAGAGACGATATCTCTATTGTGTAATCATCACAAATCTGTGTCCAGGCATTGTTGTTCTCATTAAGGAATGGATCTACATTAAGATCGTTGTATGGATAGTTGGGATAGAAGTAGGTTTGCTTCTCTCTTTCATACGTATTCACATTCCTAAGGATGCCCTTTGCTACAATAGATTTGTTTGTGCCACGGTCTGCACGTATAATCTTGAATCCAACAATATCACTTTTCTGGTCATCTGTCAAACTAGATGACTGAATGAGAGCCTCCACTTGCTGTATATCCAGATGTACACCAATAGGGAATACAGCATCATTTCCCTGCACCATTGCTGTAGGTCCTAAGAAAATCTTAGACTCATATGCAGCACTGATGTTTATATCTGGGAACTTGTGATGTCTAATTGGTTGACCAGCCAAATCACCCCAAACATCTGCATTACAAGGATAGGTGTCTGTAGATTCCCAATATGCAAACTGACCATATTGGTATGGTCCTTTGTAGTCATCAGCAGGGGAATATTCAGGAGCAAATCCTGTAACAGATGCTGTGTTGTATATCTTCCAATATGGACTGGTTCCTGTAAAAGGATCAGGTTCTCCAATGAAGTCATCATTTGCTGGAGAAACTGGTGTTAAGTCAAAGCTTGTTGCTATCCTACCAGGAATATGGAATCCATCTGTTTGCTTGCCATTCTTAAGCAAGAATACTATTTCAAATGCATACACTTCGTCCCTCAGATAACCTCTAAGGTTGGTGGCATTCAATTCATCTGCGTAATTCTCATTAGCAGGAATTCTCCAGCTTTCCCACTGAAGATTGATTTGATTTGCAATGCTTTGATAGTTGATACGATCAATGGATGTAAGATTGTCCCATATAAGAATATCTTGAGCTGTTGTCAGGTCTTGTGCAATATCATAATAAGGGAATTTCTCAAATATATCATTGATGGTAAGACGGATTTGTGTAACGTTCTGACCAGTGTATGTGATTTGCTTTTGTACATTATCAATGTAATATGTACCCACTAGCTCCACAGAAGTGATATCATTCACTGTTCTGATCACCGCCAAGTTGAAATATTGGTAGAGCCCACTGTCCTCAAGATTGCTGATATTAAGGATGATGGATTTACCAACAGGATAGTTGAAGTTCACTGATGTAATAAACTCATCAGCAATAGGTGTTGGGTTGGTAACAGAATAATAGGATGTGTAAGGATTGCCCTGAGGATCAGAGTATTGTATAGCAAACTGGTATGTGCCAGCAGTGAGATTTCCTGTGCTAGTGACATCTGTTACATCCAGTTGAGGAATCTTGAAATTAGGCTGGAGTTTGAGTTGATTACAGTCTAGATCGTCTGTATACTCAGGATGGCAGAAAGGAGTGCCAGACTTCAACACCTTAGGAATGTTGTCAATGTCTAGGTATCTTCTGGGATTGTAACCATCTGTCCAATATATCTCAGTGGTGCAGTTGGTAATCTTGTGCGCCACCTTTTGTATGGGATAGCTAGTGTTAAAGTTGAGACATGGAGCATTTACAAGTACACGATAGACGCAATCATTGTTTTCCATATATCCAATCTGACTAGCTCCAGTGTCTGGATTGGTGATGAAGAATACATGTTTGTTTCTTTCTTGGATGAAATGATTACCTATAAGTACAAAGCCAGAAGGGAATGTAACACACAGTTCATTCCCTGGCTCATTCTGATAGTTTACAGAATTAGAGTCAAAGTTTTCAACAGCAGCGTTTAATGCATACGTAAGTTTCCCCTTCTGTATTTGATTAGGGGTTTGGTCCATGTTAAGACCAGTGGTAGCATTATTATATTCCTGCCTAATATTACCTTGTTCCTGTTCAGCCATTAGTGTTAGTTATTGCGTCTCCAACCATATCTATTGGTACGGTTAGGTAGTTCATACATGTTAAACCTATTAAGATCGTTGATTATTCTGCGTTGCTTGGTCCAAGGATCTTGTTTCTTAATCTCAATATCAGCCATAATGAACGCCTCATCAGCCTGCTGTTTGTAGAAAGCTAGCTTTTGTTGAAGCTGATTAAATGTCTCATCATTGGTCTGATTGGTGAGCGTTTCAATCACTTTATACTTAATGAAGGCTTCCACAAACTCCCTGATACGATAGTTGTCAGGAATCAATTGGTTACCCACTTGGTCATATTCTGTTGCATAGAAAAGCAGATGCACTACACCATTGCGGAAGTTAGTAACAAACTTATTGTCTCTAATATCAAATGAATCATACCAGGAGGAACCAGGTGTAAACTCGTTGATAGGAGGTGCCTCTTGATAGAATTCCCAGTTGTTGGTATAATCTACACCACAGTTACCCTGTGCAGATATATTACCAGGCTTGAGAAGATATTCCTTTCTATAGAGTACAGGTGCTTGATTATTTGTCTTATATACAGCTTGCACCAAATCAGGCATACACTTAGGACAAAACTGTTGACCACAATTACCCTCTTCACAAGGATTACCATACACAATCACAGGGCTCACTTGAATAGTTGTAGAGCTAGCTGCTTGTGAATAGAACGAGTTGGCCTGCTGATATGGAAAACCATTTACAGCTGTACAAAGCCAAGCTTCACGAACAGCGTAGAAATTATCTGGGAGTCTTGCTTCATAGTCACAGATGTGAAGAATCTCTTGAGAAATCACATAAGTGGTTCTTCCCAGCTTTCTGAGACATTTGTCTAGATAGGTGGGAAACATCAAATCATCTACAGCTCCTGTATCAAAATAGCTTTTAAACTCTTCCTTGACGATAGAGTAGATAGGCTCAGGAGTGACGAAATTATATTTGTAATAGTATGCCATCTATAATGCTTTTTTCCATTCTTGATATAAATGTTGGTATTTGTCATCAGCTCTCAGATAGTGGGAGAGAAGCCTAGACGTGTTCCTGGAAGGTTTGAAATACCACAGCGGTGAGTGTTTAAACCTAGCTGTTAATTTAAACCACATCCATCCAAAGAAATAACCCTCTGTGTGAAAGTTGAAATTGTATATACGCTTACCTTTTTCTTTTGTCTTCTTCCAATCAATAGGAAGATTGACAAACTCTTTACCATCTATTCCTTTTATCTTCCTGCGCTTCTTCTTGCTTATTGAGAACTCACCAAACCCAAAGGGCAGCTTTGCTCGTTCTCCTGTCTCAAGAATATATTCTCTAAAGGCATCATTAAAAGAATAGATGATGTTTCTCCACTGATCAAATGTAAGCTTGATGGACGGATGTTTCTTACAGAAACTGTTGTAGTTATCTTTGCTAGCGCTTCGCCAGTCTATCTTTACTCTCATATCATCTCAAGTTTGGAGCGTTAGGTGCTTGACCATCAACGCCATCACTTGTGATGTCTGTCTTAAGTTTGAAATACGTAGTGAGAAGCTTCTGAGAAGTGAGCTCTAACACCTGCTTTTCTAGGTAGCCAGGCACTGGAGATTCTTTATCTAAAGGATTTACACACAGTTGCTCTGGTGTATAGCTAGGAGTTCCACATCCACATTCTGGATACATTATCTCATTTGGAACATCTTCCTCGAAAAGAGCAACTAGTCTGATTGCTTTTAGCAATGGGTTGTTTACATACAGATACCCATTTGAAATCCAATAGTATTCTTCCTTCTTAATAATTGGAAGCTTGAGCAAATTCACGTATCGGTTGATGGTTATTTCCTTAAGTTTCTTTCCCTGTCCACTCATGGCGTTAATTGAATAAACACCCTGAATTACATACTGATAGTTACCCTCTGTAATCCTAGGAAGCTTAAACTTCGTTCTAGAGACCGTGCAAGGATCAGCATAATCACAGCATTCAGAAATAGGAACTTCCACCATCTCTAGACAAGGAATGGTGGTAAAAACTGTATCGGTTGCCCATAACTTCCTCAGATTAGTCTCACGCTTTATCAAGAGGAAGGCATTGTTCTTAATCTCAGACATAATAGCTCTATCTGTGATCAAGTTGTCTGTGGAGAGCAACTTGTGCATAGAGCGCGCATCTGAAACTAACTTCCTAAAAGTTGACATTATAAATACTGTTTGAATATATTTGTTATTCCATTATCATAGTCTATCAAGAATCCTGTCACTTCACCTTTGGTTATTGTGTACCCATTTTTATCATCCCATCCACTCTTAGCTGTGGAGAAGGCTGGAAGCTGATAGAACTTAATACCATTGAAATCTAAACTCATTTCATGGTGTTTATCACCTGTAAATATGTAGAAATTATCGTGGTCTGACCATGCAAATTTGAACTCCATTGGGAACAGATGCGCAAGTTTTGCAGGCTTAAGAGCATCTCCGTGGTTGAACATCATTGCAGAACTTCCATAACTTACGTACTTCCTATACCTTGGAGATATGTCAAAATGCACACGATATTCTTTTCTGTAATAGGTTTTCAACCAACTGGCTAAATGCCATCCTACATACTCATCATGATTGCCAGCTACAAATATCACCTCCACTTCTTCACCCTTCTGAAGGAGAAGGTTTATCACACTCACTTCATGATCACAGATAGCTTGGAAAGCATCGTGATAGGACAAGATGTTTTGTTGGGGTGTACCCTTTGTAGTGGTGTTGGTAAACTCACTATTGAACTCATCAGAACCAATGATGTATTTGATATCTGTGAGATTGTTGGCTAGAGAGGCTTGGTCTAGGATGATCTCCACCCTCTGTATGAAATCACCAAAACGCTCGTCTATATCGTTATCCCCTGCTATATCTAGTTTGTTTAAATGGGCATCCTGTTTGTTGATAATAAGGCAAGCATCTTGTCTGCCTGCATCATACTTAGGAGCCACTATCTCAGGCGAAACAGGTGTATATGTCTCAAGAAATGTGATGAAATTATCTTGAAAAACTTGTTCTCCTTTCTTCTTGCCCAGCCATGCTTTCACTTGGTAGTGAGGCTGCTCAGCATTTCCCCAGTAGTTTTGTACGTATTTAGTTATTTCCCATTTCTCTGTATCAATCTTGCACTTCTCAATGAGCTCATCTAAACTTTTGATTTCCTCTTTAGAGTTGAAGACCACTTCTCCAGTTCCCCTTTGAACGTCTTCATAAAATCTTACTATCTGATCTTCTAGCTCCCCAATGTAGTTCCCTATCTCTGCGTCATCCTGTGCCATCTGCGAACTTCGCAGCTCCTTTATCAAATCATCCACTTCGCTTTCTGTAATGTTGAGTTTGTCTGCATAGAACTTTTTGCTCTTTTTCCAGTGAAGCATATGCTCCATCTGTTGCAGAAGAGATTGATTTTCAGGCATTTACGTTTTAGTTTGATTAAAATTGGCCTAAAGGTACGAAAGTTTTTTCATATTTTCCAAATTATTTTAACCAACTTCATTATTGTTACTAACTAAGTTAGTTAGAAAACAAAAACTCCCCAGGGCCATAGCCCCAGGGAGGATCCCTGAAAACCAACAAACAGGGATTTTTAACTTTATGAAGGTGTGCAACAATCGTCTATTTGACTCTGAAGGTTTACGATTTGTTGTTTCAGTATACAAATTTGTTCGTCTATTTTTTGAAGAGACACAGTCACTGTATCACATGTATGAATCTGTGTACATGGAAGGTTTGGACCACTGTATGACACACTATTCGTTGGAATAGGCTGTGCTGTACAAGGTTCACACGCAGCATAAACAGGAGTGACTACAGGTGTGCAGCATGGGTTTTGTGGAAGAAATATCATTTTATGTAAAGAGTTTAGCTATTAAGGAATATACATGATGTAGTAACATCCAAGACCAGGTTGATAGTTGTTATGACCTAGTCCTCCTCCTGTAGAGCCAATAGTAACACTTACGGAGATTCCTGTACTTGCTGAGTTAGTAGTTGCAGAAGAACTCTTTGTACCAGCTTGATCCATATAATCAGCAACAGCACCCGCTTCATCTGGATCAGATTTACCAGGAGCGTAAGCAAGTGTATGTGTGTGTCCAGGATCAGTTACAGATGATGTAGCTGAGTGTGAGTGTGCAGGTATTTGGTTGGTAGCAAGAGTCACTGTATTAGAACCAGCTGTTCCCAGAAGAGTGTAGTTAGGGTTGCTTGGCACAGCAGGATCCACTGCAGGGCTCATAGCTCCACCTCCCATACCTGTTGTCACTCCCACTGGAACACGTCCTCTTTTATCAGGCGTTCCATTTTGACCATTACAGAGGTAGATTTTCTCCCAGTCACCAATACCAGCACCTGTACCATCAAACTTACCTGTAAGAGAGCCATAGTATTCTACAGCTACATAAGGTATCATTTTGTTATAATACTTGGTGCTTGTACCAATACTGTTTAGGTAAGCCTGAATTAATGCGTTGAGATCAGCAAGCTTGACATAGTTTGTATCTACATCAAGAGCTAGCGCTGCAAGGTCCACTTCTATATCACAAATCTTATTGATGGCTGCCTGAAGGATGGCATGTGTTCCAGAAGAACCAGTTACACCATCAAGACAACCCACTGTATATGCTCCCTCTAGAGCAGCAAAGTCAGCCTCAAGAGCAGTGAGTCTTGTGTCAAGCTCACATATGGCCTTTATTAATGCATTGATAACATTTATGAGTGTGAGGTCTTCACATTCTACAAGATTCTTGTTTACAATCTCACAGATAATTTGAGGGTCAATTGGTAAAACTATACCACTTCCATCAAGTGTAGATACAAGAAAAGTAATCAATGCTTGTTCAACATACGAAAGAGAATCTCCTGTTTGAATTCCCAAAACGGGAACATCCACTCCTGTATATCTCACACATTGATCAGAAATTGTTTCTGCACAACCGTTATAGCAATTTGAACAAATGTTGGACATTTATTTATATTTTAAAAGTTTAACTCTGCTCGCAATCATATTCACTGTATAACAAGCAGCATAATCGGGATTACAATACTTGTAGACAAGTATTCTTCTGTAGTTTATGAGTGCCAGCATTACCCCTCCAGGTACAGGCTGGTTCAACATAAACACAACATTATTGTACAAATTGTTTCCAAGGGCTGCCAGTTTACAATCTATCTCAGCGATAAGATTGGGAATACTAGCGCACTCTGGACAATTTGTAAGCCTGGGTGATAACATTTCCTATAATTTTTCTTCCTTGTTTTACAGCAGAATTGCATGCAGCACAAAGACCGTTAATCAATTGACATCCACATCCAACCTTAGCTCCACATTTTTTACAAGCAGCCATATTAATAAAAGTTTATAATGTAGTTGTTTCCAGAACATCCACAATTGTTCTTCAAGAAGTTGTTCAGCATCATATCTGCCTGATTGTACATTTTTGTTGCTTCAACATCAGCACAGTTGTTGGCAGCAGCTAAAGCTCCCTGTATAAAGAAATTTATAGTGTTCAAATCTACAAACGCTTGTGTTTTTATAGCTCTATCACATTCCATCATATCAAGCTTCATAAATGCTCCATCAAACTTCTCTTGTAGCTGTTCAATACGCATGATTGACTTCTCTACATAGTTTAAGTATGCAGGAGCCACAGAATATTTTAAACGATACACACCATCAGGAAGTGGCTGATCCACACCTGGAGGAGTGATTCCTAAGTTTGATGTTGTAAATATGTTGAAGTCATTAACACTAAAAGGTTTGAAGAATGTGCCAAATCCAGGAACTGTGATTTCAATTGTAGCACCAGAAACAACAGGTGGATTAGTTGGATAGGTAGAGGCATCAGCAACCCCAAGTGTGGTTACATTATATGTAGGGATTACCAGTATGTCTAGTTTTAAATCTGCCATGTTGTCTTAAATAATTAAGCCAGAGGATTGAGTTTTAAATCCTCTCACCTCTGGCTTAGGTTAATATAATCTAGGTTATTCTCCTACTATTACGGAATCAAAGTTGTAGTAGTAGAAGTAGAAGGCCATACAGTGGTTGTTGTAGAAGTGGTAGTTACACAAACTCCATTCTCATCAGCCACAGCACCAAGACCAGCTACAAGAACAGCCTCAATTGCAGCTTCAGCAGCGCTATCTTTTTCAACAGCAATGATTACAGTGCTATCTTCTTTGATATAATCGCCCCAGCTGTAAACAGACTTGTCATACTCATTGAACTTGATGTAATAGGTGGTGTAGGTTGTACCATCGCTCACCCAAGATTCAAAGTTCTCGTTGTAGCCATTCATTCTGTAAAGATGCTTCAAGTAACCAGCTTGATAGCTGTAGAAGTTCTTTTCTAATTGTGCAATCTCAGCAGAAGTACCAGTGGCGTAAGAAGAACGCTGTACAACTACAGGATCAGCAACAACGTTACAAGGATCGTACACAATGAAGTCAGCAGTTGTTGCTGGACCACTGTACACGAATGTACGGAACCACATTCTGTCATACTCGAAAGGAAATGCTGCAACGTCACAAGGCTGACCATATTTAGTCAATGGTTTACCAGTGATACGCAAGAATGCGTTTGCATCATTACCAATTCTTTGGAACTGATAGAAATCAGACAAAGTGATGTTGTCAGGGTTGTTACCTGGAGCTTGCAAATTCAAATGATAGATTACATCATCAATGAATGCAGGAACATCAACAGCAGCACAAGGGTTACCGTCACACTCACAACAAGGAGCATTTACAGTGACTGAACGAGTGAAACCGTTAAAATACAAAGTGTCTAAATAGCTAGAGTGAGCACGAAGTGTAAGGGTTACCACCTCACCACATTGTACATTCCAGTTTACTACATCAGTGATTTGAGTCAATGGTGTAGGACAACCGTTCACTTTATACCATTCAGTTACGTTGCTTTTGCAACCAGATCCTGAAGGACAACCTTTAATCTTATCAGAACGCTTAGAGCCTTGCAGATAAGTGTTGGTACGGCCCTGCGCAATATAGAAATAAGGAGAAGCAGCAATGTTACCAGCTGTGGCAACAGAGTAGTCAGCACGGTAGATACCCACCTGACCTGCTGTTAGGTCTTGCGTAGATCCAGAGCTAGGGAGCGCAGTTTGCCCTACTGGTACTACGAAGAGCGTAGTTAATGAAAAATCAGCCATTTTGCTTTATTTTTAGTGATTAAAAAACTTATTCGTTTGTCTGTATCCTGAACTGTGCACTTTGAACAGCGGGTGCGTTCTCTGTATACATAGCTAGGTTTTGTACTGTTAAGTCTACCAATTCATCCTCTAGATAGAGTTCAAGTTCGCAGTCTTGGTTGTAAGATGGTTCTCCGTCAAGCATTATATATCCTTCTTTATTGATATAAACTGGATATCTCATGTAAGACATGTAGATTTTGCTTGGGGTGAATGTCCCATCGGTGAAGATGCTTATTTCATCTGTCGAAAGGAAGTTGAAAGTCTCTTGGTATTCAAAGCTTGGTCTGTAATGGTCGTTGTTCAGAATGAACTGAAGGTCACCATGTTTAGCCAAATCTCTGTTTATCCAGATCTTTCTGTCCTTACACACTCCTTTGTCAGCCAGTACATAACTATCAATATAGAACATGTACTTGGGAACTAGGAGATGCAGATTAGCAAACCATTGATTTAGTTCCTTGTTCTTGAGTTTGAGCTCAAGAGGTTGGTGGTTGTAAGTGATCACCAAACTTTGGAGGTCCTCGTAACGCTTCTTAAAAGCGTCAAGTCCCATTCCACTTATCACACTAAAACCATCAACCTTTTGTTTTATCAGCTTTATCTGAGCCTCATTGAGGGCTAGTATCTTGTCTTCTAAGTTTATCTGCTGGTGTACATTAGTTGATAGTTTATTTAGTTTCTGATCTATCTTGTATAATAAACTATCTACTGGTATCATACTGCAGCTAATTTCTTAGTTTTCAACTTTCCTTCGAGAGTCAAGAGCAAGTCTTGATTGTCATCATCAGAGAGTTGTTTAATCAAATCATCTTCGTCCTTAGCTATTTCAAATTCACCTTCATAGATTTTACCATTTGGCTTAGATCTGTATATTGAATGTGTGATGGCTTGTTTCACTAAGTCTTTGATATGGAGTAAGTTGTCTTTCATATCTGCAAAGCGTGTGAACACTTCAACAGGATTCAACCCCTGATACTTACCGTTTTTAAACTCGGTTTGTTTGAGGACATTGTCTACAAGGTTGTAAACTGCTTCCTCTTTAGTATCATCAGTTACAGGTAGGCCCAACAAACGTGCCACTTTTCTTTTTCTCTCAGGAGTCATTCCATCAAACTTGACAATAGCTTTGTTGATGAGTTGCTTCTTCTTGAACAGAACAGCATTTTCAATTTCATCATCAGCTACGTAAAACTGTGTGTCAGCTGGATATTCACCACGCTCCCAAGCTTGATATGAGCTTGCGATGGTTGGATGAACACGTAACCAAGAAAAAGCTAGTTCCTGTAGAGGAATTGCAAGATCGAAGAAGTTGTCACCATCCAGAAGTTTAACAGGCTGAACATGCATTCCATCTTGTGTAGATGTAGACAATCCATAGTTCCAAAAACTAGAACGAGGACCTAAGTCAACATCACCAAGAGCAGCTTGCAATTTAGCTTTCAGTTTTGTAACACGCTCAATCTCCAAGTCTCTTTCTAGAGGATCAGAAATTCTGCGGATGTAAGCAGCTTCAGTATCAAGTCCTGTTCTGTATTTACCATCCAATTCCTTATAGGGATATTTAAACACCCCTGTTCCAGGAATACGCGTTAAACCTTTTAAAGCAAGTCCACCTTGCATTGTCTGAAGTTGTGAGTTATTATACTCCTTCTTAATTGTTGAGATTTTACCTAACTTACCCATATGTAGTTTATTTATTTGGTTTTATTCGCAGAGTGATTCCCATCGAAGGGATAGCGATTGGGAGACACCCCAGTCCAACCACTCTGTAGTTTGAGAAGAGCTCCCCCACAGGGAGTGTGGGGGGCATTCTCTTCTCGATTTTATGAAGACTAGGATGCTGATCTTACGGGTAGCATCACTAGTACGGTCATTAGAATTGTGGAATCTCTTCGATCAAAACTGTACGAGACAAGTCTTCGATAAAGACATCACAACGGTCTTTCATCCAGATTTCATATCCTGGGAATTTGTTTGCAGAGCTCATACCCTGAGATTTGGCAAATCCCAAATGGTGACGAGTTCCATCAATATATCCCCAAGTCATAGAAGGTGCACCCTTCATACGAACTTCACGGATGTTGTTAACCATAGAACCATCAGACATTGGAGACACGTCAAATACCATGAATACAGGAGTGCTCTTCTTGTTCTGACCAAATTCTAAGTTAGTTTGAGGCAAATCCAATTCTTTCAAATGGATGAGCTCAACACGACCAGTTTCACGTGTAACCATTGCATCGAATGCAAAGTTGTAAGTGATGTGCTGGCCTTCGCCTTGCAAATAACGGTTACCGCTATCAGCCATGAATGTCAAACCGCTGTTCAAAGCGTCATTCTTCAAAGCTTGTTGGAACACGTCAAATCCAGCTTCGTTGGTGTACATTTTCACTCTACGATCTTTAACATCCACCCTTCTGTAGAACAAGTCTCCAAAAACAGAACGGATCAAGTTCGCAGTGAATTCACCACGGTTGTATTGTACCAAGTTACCGTTGTTACGCATTCTGTGGTAAACACCAGCAGATGTACGCTTCAATTCTTGCTTGCTACCATTTGTTTTAACAGTGCCTGGGCGAGACCAAATCATACGCTTAACTTTCAACTCAAGCATAGACTTTCTCATCCAGAACTCGATGAATGGCTCCCATTTAACATCGTTACGAGTTAAAGGAAGTTGGTTACGTCTTTGAGGAGCGTAAACCAAGATATCCAAAGGATTACCTTTGCTATCTCTCATCATTTTGTCATCAGCCCACTCAGTGATTTTGTGCTCAAAACCATATGCAGAACCCAAAGATTCAAACATTGTGATTTGCTCACCCAAACGAGGAAGACCTAACAAGTCTTGGTCAAATTCACCAATCGCAGCGTCAACTAGTTCAAGTTCAATGCCCACTTGCAAGAACACAGGACTAACGAAGTCTACAGTTGGATTGTCTGTAACCAAAGTGAAGCTATAAAGGAAGCCCATGTTCCAAGGAACTGGATCCTTAATAACGTAAAAGCGAGGACCATATTGGCGAGAACCAACAGAAACGATAGCGTTCTTAGAGAACTCGTTTGTGTCAATTACCAATTGGAACTCTTGACCATCAATACCAGGCTTGCTCAACTCAAGAGTGGAAGCAGGGATGTCGATGATTTTAGGGAATTTGTACGGAACAGCTACTTGCCATTTCCAAGCATCGCTATTATTATCAATGTAATAAGGCGTGCTTTTGTTGATCATGTCTAGGAAGTCGTTGCTGTAAAGAGAGCTCTGTGTATAGAGGCTGATGATTTTCTTGTCGTAATCAGCAGGCTCAGTTGAGTGGAAGCTCTCCAGGTGGTTAGCGTCAGTTAGCTTACCAACAGCACGCTTGTCCATAGATGCGACACGAGCATACGTGAAGCCAGTTAGACCTGGGATTGTTTGAATTGCCATTTTGTTATCCTTTTATTTATGAAAATTTATAAGAACCATGAATTTTGTTTAGAAGGCTGTGCACCACCCACTGCTGACTTAGTTTTTGTAACCTGTCTAGCCACTTCCCCAAACAGCTCGTTTGATTTCTTTGAAACGCCTGTTCTTTGGATGGTAGATAATGTAGGGTCTTTTTCTAAGATTTTAAGCAGGAGAGCAACTTTCACCTTTGTTGCATGGTTCTCAGGTCTCTTCAATTCCAAGATGGTCTTGTCGAAATCAGTGAGGGTCTCACCGTTTGCTGTCTTATACTTATCTACCAGCAGGAAGTCTTGTAGTTCGTTTGCCAACTTGGGATTGATGGGTATACCATCAAACTCCTTAGATTTCAGCTTGTCGTTAAGAACTTGCTGAACATTCTGGATGTATTGGTTTTTGATTGCTTGCTTTTGTTGGAGTTCTTGTTCAGCTCTTTGCTCCATTTGTTGGAGTTTTGCAGCTTCCTTTTTAACCAACACTTTATGGTGCTTTGTAGCAACGCTTTCCAAATCACCGTAGTTTTTGAGTCTTTCAACCTCTGTGTTAATGTCTTCAGTTTCAAAACCCTGATCAGCTAGTGCTTGTTTTATCACTGCCACTTGATTATTCTCTTGTGACAAATCCATTTCAGCAAAGCTGGTCACGTTATTATATGTACCAAAGTAGTCCTTTGGATTAACGCCTTTTACGAATATAGCATCAAACGCTTGTTGATAATCTTCCCCAAACTGACCAATGAAGCTCTGCACCATTTCAACAGCTCCTTTCTTCTTCTCATTTTGGAAGCGCTCAAGGAAAGCTTCAGGTGTAGAGATGTCAGCATCTTCTTCATCTTCATCCTTTGAAAAGACACCAAGTTTGAATAGGTCACGAGAAAGTGCGGTGAATTGACTCACTTGTTCTGTCTCCTCATCTTGTGATTCCTCTTCAGCAGCAGGAGCAGCTTCAGCAGGTTTTGCTTCGCCAGCTTTCTTCTTAACTGGTTGAGGATCAACAGGTTGTGTTTCTTCCTCTTCTTCATCAGTGTTGTCACCAAGGAAGTTTGAAATCAAGTCCTGAGCAGAAGGTTCTTTACCATCTTGTTGAGGAACGATTTCTTTTCCTTTAGGCACCTCAGGTTTTGGAGCAGGAGCAGGATCTTCTACGTTCTTTACAATCTCTTGAATCTGATCAGGATTGCTTGTAGAAGTTTCAGGAGAGAGCAAGTCATTAAGAAGCTCTGCACCTCCAGGTCCCATTTCCATAGTATTTTCAATACTAAAGTTGCCAAATGACGGGGTATCAAGGTTCTCAGCCATATGTAGTTTATTTTAAGTTTGGTTTATACGTTTGTAAAAGTAATCAGAGTATATTGAATAGCAAAGAGTTATGCATTTGTGTGAATGTTTTTCCCGTATAATATAGCATTAATATAATTCACTCTAATCAAGTTTGTTTGTAATCGTGTCATTTATGAGTCTAAAGCTTCTGATAGGGGCTATATCTGTAAGCGTAACCTGTTGAATGTCAACTCCCCATTTCTTAGCTTCAACCCTCACCTTCTTAGTAAGTGTATTGTCTATTTCTGGATCTATACACTGTTCTAGAGGTAGGGATATGACGATGTTCTTGATGATAGACTGGGTCATATCAGCCAAGGCATCCTGAGCATCAAATACTTCCAGGAGGAACACTTTGACATCAGATATCTTATATTTGACAACACCTTTAACAACTATGTTTTGTTTATCCTTTGTATATAGCGACTGGGCAGAAAGGCTCAACGTTGTTACAACAGCATGCTGCTGTATCACTTCATCTATAACAGGGAGTTTCACGTGGAACCCTGGTTTCAATACCTTCTTGAACTTACCAGCCCTTAGCAAAACAGCTTCCTCATAGTCTGGTATGATCACTGCTGGCATCAAAAAATTCCACCAATGAGTTATTAGGTCTATGAGTTTATCAAACATTATTTAGGTTTTTTAGCTCGATTTCTAGCGTTCACCTTTGCTATTTCGAGATCGTTCTTTTGGTTCTCTCTAGCCACCTTCAGCTTTTCTCTTTCGATTTCCAGCTTCTGTAAACTTTGAGAGTTCTTAGACTGAATGTCTGCCATCTTCATTTCATATTCTCTGCCTGTACGTGACTGTTCAGCTGCAATCTTCTGAATTTCCAGAACATCAGGAGCTCCACTCTTGTCTATATCTGTAAGAGGACCCACCTTAGCTTCAGCATTTATCAGAGCTATTTCTTTTTTATTGATTCTATCAAGTTCATTCTGATAGTTCTCATTAGCCATATCTTGTTCCTTCTGGAACTGAGCCTGTTGCAATTGAGACTGAGCAATCTGAGCTTGTTGATCAAGTTGTTGCTGTTTCAACTGGAGCTCACTATTTTGTAGATCCATTTGTCTGTTTCTCAAGTCTTTAAACACTTTCTTCATTGCTCTCATAGACTTGGTACTGTAAAGTTCAATTACATCATACAATGTACCACCATTCTGGATGATAGCCTGAGAAAGACCTCTAAGCTCGTCAAACATTTGCTTATCTTCAGGACGATTTGTCAAGAATACTTTCAAATCTCTAAACTTGAGATCAGATCCATTTACAGAAACAAATGCTGATTCACCTTCACTGGTGATATAACTTAGTGTAGACTGAGGCTTCTTGGATTCTACATATAGGGCAGCATCAATGATTGCTTGATAGAGCTGACCCATAATATATTCGTGAGCTACAAATAATGGTTCTGTTTGAGAATAAGATTGTTGTACAGCTGTGTTTACACCTGTAGCAGATTCACTGGATGTAATAGATCCCATACGTTGTCTGCTCATTCCCACAAGTTCCCAACATTCGTTCTTGAGCTGTTGAGCCAGTGTGTAACGAGATTGTATTTCCTGTGTACGTGTAAGATCAATGTCTCTAAACTGATTGAATGAGCTTGGACTCTTTAGATTCTCAGGGCTGTCGTCAATAAATACAACACCACGATTACGAGCTTCCATTTCCCAGATGTCTAGTGCATCTTGTGCATCACCATCCTTGGGAACGGGAATGTGCCTGATGGATGTCAAGTACACCTTACCCACTTCCTTCTCAAGGAGCTTGTAAAGCTGGTTCATACAAACATTGTAGAGCACCTGGAAAGGCTTCATTAAGTCTACAAGACTCTTAGCCTCTGTGTTCTTCACCTCAAATGTTGTACCAATGATGGGACAATAGTTGAGAAGATTAAACGGTTTGATGTGGTAGATGTCTGGACCAATCTTTGTTCCTTGATACCACTGATTTATCCATCCCCATTCTAGAGACTGCTGTGTAGGAATGGTGTTAGATTTGTAATTCTCATCTACCAGGACAGACTGCTCATTTCCCAATTCATCCAGGTAAATGACCTTACCGATCTTCTTCTTACTAATCCAATAAGAACGGACAACAACATACTTGTATCCAAAAGAGGAAACATTTGATGTGAGTCCTAAGAAGTCTTTCAGCCCATCGTTGTTCTCCTTCATTTCTGATTCAATAATCATACGTGTCTGAAGAACAAGAGGATCATATGTGTCGTACATTACAGAATCAATACCAGGAATCGCATCAGGATTACCTAGATTGGATTCACGTACATTAATAAGTCCGTAGTCTTGAAGAGATGAACGCAGGTGATCTATCTCCTCTTTAGTGAGATCAGGAATGCTCTCAATGATCTCTGAAAGCTCCATAACTTGAACAGTACCAGCAGCATAAGCACCTTGAGCTCTCCCTGTAGGGTCGCTAATCCACTTTCTATCAGGCGTTGTGAGAAACCATGTATTCTTTGGGTTAGCCACCTCAATGTTAAATCCAAGCTTTGAATTATCTTCATATATGTGATAGAATTCTCTTCCTGATATAAGCATGTCACGAAATGCATCTTCTGATTTCTCCTTTAGATTGAACTCTGCCTTTTGACATGTCAATACATGGTTGGCCCATTTCTCAGCTACAGATGTATAACTGTCAAGCACATCTTTCACTTGCTCCATTGTCATTTGTTCTAGTTCCTCTGGATCAATCTCTTGACCAGTCATTGCGGCTTGCTGAACAATCTTTTGCTTGGCTTGACTAATTACGTATTGTTGTAGAATGTCTGTTTTAAATTGCAGCTCTTCAGCTTTGCTGTCATCATCAAACGCTTTCACCCTGAATGTATCAGGACGCTTTGTGATTTCACCAACCAGCTCATTCACTGGTGTAGTCATGATGGAATACATCTTCACATATGCAGGAAGCTGTAAGTCAGCTGTCATGATGTCTGTAAATGATTTCACCTGTGGTTCTTGATAGAAGTCTTCCATACGAAGAATACCTTTTATCAAGTCGTAGTTTTTGACAAATGTATCACGGTTCTTTACATACTCAGCATAAGACTTGTTTGCAAAGTAGTCCATCGTGTTCTTTATCCAACTCTCATCCTGCTTCTCTTTGTCAGTTTTAAACTGATCAGGGAATATGTTTAGATAGGCATATCTAATCGTAGCATCCTTGGTATATCTAATGATAGCCATTATGTAAAAAGTTTACTTTTTTTCCTTTTATTAAATAACCCACGAGATTCTGTGAACAACACATTCTTCTTATTGGGTTTGAATATCGCGCTCACTCTAGGATCACTGGATCCTCCCACCTTACCAAGCACAGGATCCATCTTAAGAGCCTGAGCAATAGCAAGTTCTGCAGCCACAATACGGTCAAAGTTACCTTGATCGTTGTATTGGATGATTTCTTCCAACAGCACAGGATCAAATATCTTTGATACACCTGTCACTTCTTTCACTATCTTTCCGTCATCATCCTTCTCAGAATACACCACTTCCTCCATATACTTCTTCAGACAGTTGTGTAGATAGTCTCTGATTTTCTCAGAAGAACGGTGTACACCATAGTCACGTTTCACTGTTGTTCCAGGCACCACTTCCTTCAACCAATCAGGTTGCTTCTCTAGGTAGTGTGCATCTCCTTTTGCTTTCATATATTCTATGAAAGATATGTCATCGTTCTCACAAAGTGTACGTGCATTGAAATACTTGATGAGAAGTCGTGCCTGTTCTTCCCAGGTGTCTTTCTTATCAGGTCTTGCACAATACGAAGCTACGAACATATCCTGATATTTCTCTCCTGTAATATCATGCATTCTTTTATAAATGTACACACTACCAAGAGATGTAGAATACGCAGCTTGTCCTTGTCTGTATGGGTCAACCCCTGCTACATAGAGTCCGTATGGAGGATTCTCGATAGGGAATTCGTATATAACAACAGGAGCATCTTTTAAGTCACTGTTCTTTAGAGGGAAGTTGGTTATTGGTTGTTTGTCCGTAAACTCGTGACAAATCTTTTCACCGTCATTAAACAGAATAACAGGAGTGCCCGTACGCCCCTGCATAAGCAACCTACTCTTTTGACGTTTGGCTGCTTCTATATCAAATATGTTTGTGTCCTCATTGAGGAAGATGTCATCCACTTCAATTGGATAGTACATCTTCTCTTTCAAATAAGCCACTCTGTCTCCAGCCTTCTTTAGTCTTTCTAAATTGTTTGTGGTGATTTCAAGAGCTTTGTCTTCATTGCTCACCAACATCTTAACATTATACAAGTCACTGTCAACAGGCTGTTCCAAAAACTCACCGAGCGTGCTTTCTTCTTTTGCCTCCATGCGATACTTATATGAGATAAATAACCCATGAACGCGCGTGTCATCTTTCTCATTGTTATAACTTAGGAAGTTAAAATTGTCTGCATCAAACATCAAGGATTTAGCATCCATGAATTTCTTCATATCACCACCTGTACCTGTAAGCAAAGGAGAACATCCCCAACCATAAGGTGTGGTGAAACCAGGCACAGCTGCCTGAAAACCTCTAAGGAAATTTCCCTTACCAATCTCATCAATAATTAGTTTACGTGGTTTTGTACCTGCAATAGCTTCCTCGTTATTACCTTCATCCAAGTTACGGATGAGGATTTGGGAGAACGGTATACGTTCCCCTCCACGAGTCTTGATACCTAGGGTGACTTGGTTTTTCCAATTATCCTCCACTCTCTGCCATCTCCATGCTTCAGGCAAAAAGTTGAGGCCCTTGTCCAGCTTATCTGTGATCAGCTTTATATCGGGGGCATTTAACCCAGCGATCACATTCTGGGAATTTTCGTCAAACGTTGCGCCCCACCCTATGTAAGAAGCCTCTAAAACAGACTTGGCAAAACGTCTAATTCCTAGGATGACCAAGCCCTTTTTTTCTTGTTGTGCCCTGTCGATTTCATTTGTCACTATCCATTCGTTATCACGCAACAGGGGATTGGCATATTTCTGATATATTCTTCCACGCTCATCAACAACATCCACCTCTGTATGCCACATGTTCAGATGCCAGTATAAAAATGGGTTGATGTATACACCGCCCATCATGCAACCATTGAGACAAAGCTCTTTGTGAAAGTCATAGAACTGTTTATACTCCTCTGACTCACGGTCAGGCAGACGCCCCTGGTTAATAAACCAGTCTTTGTAGTCTATGCTTTTAAGCTCGCCCATTATCGTCTGCTCTTAAGGAAGTCCTCAGCCATGGAGCTTAGTTCTCCATTGCCTCTGATTTCCACTTTAGCTTCTTCCTTCTCTCTTAGTTTCTCCACCACCTCTAGAAGAGCCAAGTAGTTCTTCATTGTTTCCTGTATAAACTTACCTTGTGCTTCGATTGATGCAATCACCATGGGAAGCATGCCTCCTTTGGCTGTAGGTTTCCACTCAATCCTATCTTTAAGTTCATGCAGGGGATTGGCATCAACATACGCCTTCCAGGAGGAAAGCTGTTGTTCTGCCCAATCAAGCTCAGCATTTACGTATGTAGTTTTTTTAATAGTCTTCGCCATCTTCTTCTTTTAATATGTTCTCCAGATTCATCCCCTCCTTTATAATCTGATCAATTTCACTCTCGTCTGTATGGGGCACGTCCATGTCTAGCTCAGCCTTGTATTTATCAAGAGCAAACAACAGCTCTCTGTCAGTGAGTCCCCACACATCTCCATATTCATCTAGCGCAGTGGCTAGGTGTCTACCCATATTGTAATTAGGGTAGCTTACATGTAATTGTTGTAAGAGTGCGAGCACTCTGTAATAATCATTGGGTCTTCCCATGTCTACAATTTAGGCAATAATCCCAGCTGAACTTGCAGACAGCTTGTTTAGTCCAGGCGTAATTACATCCTTTATAAGCTTAGCAATCTGTTCGTTGGCCAGTGTTTTTACATCTTCTGAAATGCCTGGTGTGGCAACAAGTGCCCCCAGCTTTTCAATTACTATCCATGCTTCCACTACAGGGTTCATATTAATTGGTTTAAATCTTCGTCTGTCATATCTTCGTCTTTCCTTTCATCCAGCTCCACATCTATTTCAAACTCATCCTCAGGATTGACATTCATATATTCTTCCTTTATGGCTATAGCAATGTTGTCTTGCACCTCGTTGGCTGTTCCCATGATGTCAACATAGTCAGCCCCCTTGTTCCAAGCGTCATGAAGAATGTCTATCAACACCTTCAACGGAATTTTCTTCAATATTACTTCGTTGTTTTCCATCGTTTTTCATTTGCTCTTCTTGTTCTTGTGTCACCACAGCTGTCCATTTCTTTAGAGGACATTCACATGAGAGACACTTGGTTTTAGCAGACAGGGTGCATCCACATTTTGTGCAATGCTCATCGAGACGTAGGGTTTTATATCCCCACCTGTTAGATGAATGATAGTCACATTGCTTACAAATGCTAAGCCTCGAAAGGCTCGTCTCCTTTATAATCGTCTTCAGCTCCTCTGAGGGAAACAGGTTGTTCTTCCATCCCTCGTAAATCTGTGATAGCATACATTCTTGGTTTTAAATCTCTTATGCAATCTTTAGCAATCTGTAATTTGAGCTCCAGCGACTTCCTTTTCTGTTCCGTCAGTGCATCGTCTTCCAACATCTTAGAGAACAGCGCCACCTGACTGTGATGTTTCTCCATCTGCCTGACAGCCTTCCCCTCATTGAAGAAGAATTTCCCAAACCCACTTATCTCCAAGCTCTTTACATTCTTCAGCGCCTCATTAGCTCCCTGAAACTGGTGGTTGACAACAGCCTCAATCGTCTTCTCACTGAGCAACATCTTAGGAGCCAGCTTTCTTATTATCCAATCCTTGACGGACAGACTCATTGGCTTATTGTCCGTGAACAAGTCTGATTTCAAGGGTGACATCATTTTCAAAGTTTAATACTATCCTAGGATTCACCTTCACCTTCGTCCCATCCTTCACTAATACGCCCATCTTCTTCAGCCTAGAAATAATGTTATTTATAGACGGATTGGTGGTGCCATACTTCTCACAAAAATCCTTCCTTATATTAGCATAAGAGATGTTACCTCTTATAGCTGCATAGGCTATAAGCTGTATTTCCCTCTGTGTAAGCTTCAAATCATTAATAGAAGAAAGGATGGTGTAATACCTCTCTGCTAACAGATAATCGTCCTTCTCTTCCTTCTTTAGTTTTTGTAATATCACTCTCATTATGTAGAATGGTACAAAGATACAATGTTATTCTAACATGTTCAAATACAATCTTTTAGCTTATTGCTATATTATGCTCTTTTTTCCATCTCCCAGACCATTCCATCCACCACTTACACCCATTTAACCACATTCTATCTATAGGACCAGACTTATTCTCTCACCCCACCCTCCACCCCAAAGTTACAAACCTTCCTCCATATAAGCCAAATTTATTTTTGTAAACCTATGGCCTGACAAAACACCCCCCTATGTCAACTCATATCCTGACAAGCCCCCCTACACTTGTAAGTGCCCCTAGGTATTATGTGTATAGGAGGGGAGGGTACTCCATTTCAAAACCCCCAGCCTGTCTTGCAATGTTGGGGCTACCCCCCATCAATTGCTACAGAATGGGCGATTTTGCCAGGTAAAACGTTCTGGAAATCTTTTCTAAAGGACAGCAACAGTTCAACGGTCTGCCACAAGTTCATTGCTGCATTCTAAAGGAATAGATTAATTATGGAGAATTAAGCCACTAAGAACGGCAGACACATCATGGGAAGACCAGTTCTTCCCTTGTCCTCATTCCATCCCAAAACCATTTAACAGCCTTAAAATTAAACGTTATGCTAGTAACAACAACAAGCCAATTGACAGGCAAACAACACACAATGGAGCTAGACATTACAGAAGAACAGATTGATTCCTACTTAAGTGGTGCTAAGGTGCAGGATGCATTTCCTCACCTCAAGCCACATGAAAGGGAGTTCATTCTAACAGGAATGACACCTGAAGAGTGGGATGAATTAGTTGCATTCGGAGAATAAGCACGCTCAATGCGTGCTTTTTTTATTCATTCCAAAACCATTAAACAACTATAAATCAATACATTATGTTTAAAGTTACAGTTATTCTTCACATTGACAAGACAATGAACATTTGCCAGAACATGTTTGGAGAAATGTTCTTCCTGCCTGAATTAATTAGTGGTTCATTGAAAACACCATTCTATGCTGTAATCTCTGACCAAATGAAAGATATAAAAGACTTCAGCCCACTGTGGGGAGAAGATATTAGTGGGTCATTCAAGGTGATTGGTGCTGCCTTCCAAAGGAAAAGAGACATGCTGGATTGGTTGACAATACCAGCAATGAAGAGTTGTGAGCAATATGAACCAGACGCAGAATGGCTTGAGTTAGTAAGTTAGCAATAAAGGGGAATTGCTCCCCTTTTTTCCCATCATCCATCCCAAAACCTTTTATCGGATATAGGTTTATTATTTATTATTAACTTTAAAAACAAAAACAGATGAACAAGAATTATGTCATCAACAATGGAGCATTCACAGCAAGCGGTAATTTCTCAGGCTACACAGCACTCGGAGACAGAATCCATTTGTTCAAGCGTCAAATGCAGGCTCTTGGTTGGGAAAGTCAAACAGACGTTAAGTTCCCATTCTATTGCATTGCTACGATTAAGCAGATTGGACAGCTTGATTTGAAAGGCAATCCTGTTGTTGATGAGAAAGGTCTTCCTGTGACATCAGACAGGCTTACAGCTCTTAGTGCGTTCAAGACACGCGATGAAATCAAGCAGGCTCATGCTGACGCAAGCTTGTTAGACATTGAGATTGCTCAAGAGATTCGCACACAGGCTAGCTCTGCTGGTCTTACAGAAGAATCTCTCAAGGCTCTTGCAAGCTCACCGTTCTAAACTAACCAAGAAAGGCTCTCACCCACGGGAGTCTTTCTTTTTTCCCATTGTATATATGGGTGGGCAATGGTGTTTTGTTGCGTAGGGTGGGTGTAATCAATTGATTCTCAGTGTGTTAGAGAGATGCAGTGTGACCCATAGACACTTATAAGGGGTAAATTGATAATAGGACACATCGGCCAAATAGGACATAAATATAGCATTAATCAACCATTTTATGCAGCTGGCTCTCTAATGTATGGAAATGTAAAAGATAAGGGAGAGATGCCATGTTTACGTGGTTAATACCAGGAAATGAGGGTTCGAGTCCCTCCAGCTGCACACACTATTTATTCATTTAAACCATGTATTATGACCAGACAACAACTTATTGATTACATCCTTGACAACACAACATGGAAGCTTGAAGAACTTGAGACGTATACAGACGAACAAGTGGCTAAATTAGCTGCTGATATAGAGGAAGGATATAGGCTATTAAAACAGGGAACATATGGAAGAGAATCTTAATATATATGACATGAAGGTGCGTATTGTCAAGAAATGTTGGTATGACATAAATAGGTTTCCAACAATGAAGGACATATGTAATGCTACAGGGCTTACAGAAAGAACATTACACAGGTTTGCTAGGGATAATGATTTGCCTAGGAGGACAAGAGGTAGGATGAGGGAGCTGATGGTAGCAGAATACATTAAAAATAATTCATAGGATATTGGTTGATGGTCGTACATCTCATGCTAGGATACATTGAGTCTTAGCTAATAACTAGGGGACAGATCCCAACAGTTGTTTTGGTTGACTATTTCATTTTTAATGAACGCTCCTGTATGTCTATACGGGAGCTTTTTTTTATTTGGTGGTTTGGCTATTTATTGCTATATTTATGCGACAAAGTATTTATTCACCCTTCAAATACAAAGCAAAATGAAAACCGTAAAATTTACAGACGTAAAAGATTTTAGGAACTTCCAGAAATTAGCTAATCAGCTTCGCATCTTCTTTGAATGTACTTATTCAAAAGGAGACATATTGGTGATAGCTGATGCAGCATTTCTAGAAGGGTTGGGTTACTAAGTGCTGTAACTCTGAAGCAGCTCTGCAATATGGGCTGCTTCTTTTTGTTACATTTTTAAGTACGTAAAAGTGTAACAGAATGCACTTTTAAGCAGTAATATCATTCATGAGGAACAAATTATACGTAAAAGTGTATAATAATGCACTTTATGATGAAATTATATGCAAAAAGCACCATCAAGCACGGTTTGTGTTGAATAATGTGTCATAAAACGCACATTTTGCGGTGTATTTGTCCCATATAAGTCACATTATAGCTCATTTGGCTGAGTTTTGTAGCTCATAATCAGCCAAATCAGGAAGTAAATGCATGACATTTTCGGTAAAATTCATGCAAATTCATCACATAATCAATTGTAAATCAATTATATATGAAATCAGAAACTTTAGAACGTACATTGACAGCTATAGCATTTATAGGCATAGTGTACATCGTTATTAATCAGAACATCACATTGAGAAAGATGGAAGCTGATTGTATGATTGAGGGTGGTGATATAGCTAAAGACAGCCTAATACAAGAGCTTACACGTTATCAACTAGCTCTAGACATGCTCAAGGATGAAGATCCAAAGGCTGCAGATGCATTCGAAACATTATTATACACTAAAACAGAAAAGCCATGAAAAAACTACTATTAGTATTAGCTATTACAGCCATTGGTTGTACAGCAGCCAAACAAATCATTATTGGTAAGGCACTATTTGACAAAAGACAGAGAGAATCACTGAGCCATTTCTCTGTGAATGACATCACTGTCTATTACAAGGATAAGCCTATTGCCAAATACCAAGCTAAAACCTATTCATTAGATGCTGGTGAGCTGGTAGAAGAATACAATTTGTTGCTAATTGACAATCATATCAAGGATAAGCAGATTATCGGAGACCTTATAGACTTTGTATCAGACAGGCATCAGGGAGCTGAGGTGGAGGTAGAAATAGATTCTAATGGCAGCATATTCAAATTATAAAAAAGAATAATATGGTGGGAACAATCTTTAGAAAGCACATTGAAAGACATGAGCTGGGCACACATGGCAATTCTATGTATCAAGCATGGAAGGTGATAAAACAAATAGGTGATGGTTTGTATGAGTGTGTACGTGTAGATAATACACAAGATCCTATGGGTGCAGCCAATCCACAAAAGCGTACATTTAAAGAAAAAGACATTCTTAATTACTTGAAAAACAAGCCAGATGACACACCAAACAGTGGAGCTCGTCCTTAAGAGCTATATGCCTAAACAATTGGAAATAGGCATGTGGTTCATCATTAAAATTAATCCAGGCACACGAAAAGAATATACAGAGATATGGGCATTGGATAAGATTCCTCAGGAAAGCATGGAAGAGTTTATTGTGAAAAATGGAGCGCCTGTAGAGCCTTATTTGATCTATGATGAACAGGTGATAGCTGAGCCACATGAGATAGGCTGGTGGGATGAAGGAGAGCATACAGACGAATTAAGAGACATAGAGCTCAAAGATGTTAATTTCATCCTAGAAGAATGGGATGGTGAGGTGGATGTAGAGATTGATGAATGGGACTATGCTCATGAGGATGCTATAAATCCAATTCTGTATGCAGGCAAGGTGACCATGTCCATTCCTGGTGAGTATACAGAGGAAGATGATGACGGACCATGGATGTGTGAGCATTGCAATGGTACAGGATATGGATCTACACCAGACACAGTGTGTGTTGTATGTGGTGGGGAGGGACAATATTATGAATATGACGAATTTGATGAGGCTGATACGGACGATAATTCCTAACAAAAACAAAAAGCATATGATTTTAGAAAACATTACGATTGAAAGGCTAGAAGAAATCGAACAAGAAAGACTAGAAACACAAATGGACCCAGCCTATCAGCAGTGGTTTGACGAAATGCACATATCCAGACTGTATGTAAGCAGAGAGGGTATAACAAACGCCAACCGCATGATGGCAGATTATTCACATTAAATCAAAGCAAATGACCCTTCAAGAAGCGTTGGAAAAGCTCCAACAAGCAAAAGACATTGATGATTGGAACAACATTAGAGACGGTATTAAATCACAGCTTCCCATGCCTGTTTGGCTAAAAGAATATGCGCCAACAATAGATGGCTCAGGGCTAGTGGTGGACATACTCGGATCAGACAGACCTCGTTAATTATTTACTAACAATTAAAATCAAAGAAAAATGTCAAGGTTAACAACAGAACAGGTACAGGAATTAAAGACAGTTATTCGTACAGGAGAACCAATTGCAGCTATTGCTGACAGACTTGCTCCTCAGTATGGTAGAAAAACATCATCATTTCGCATCACCCTTTACAATCTAGCTAAGCGTACACGCAAGGTGGCTGAGTGGAATGGTCCTAAAAGACGTAGAACAAAGAATACAAATGCTACAAAAAGGACAGAAATGGTGTCTATTATGCAGCCAAGATTGATGAGTGCAATGGTGGAGCAGCACAAAGACCACATTAGAATTTATTTCTAAACAATAAAAGCACACACTTATGCCAGCAACCCTCGTTTACCGCTCCTCATGGAGCTCTGTTAGGCCATTAGTTTATTCAGATGATTCAGACAATCCAAATGTCAACAAACTAATAGATGCCATCTTCAAACGAAAGAAGACCAACAGGCTCACATTAGAGAACAACAAGATGTATTATTCTCCTTCAGATGATTACAAGAAAGTTGTTCGTTTACGAAAATTTAAGTAAATTTGAGTGCCTACAGCAATGTGGGCACCAATTTTAAATCTTTCATTATGGCAAAAGATACATGTATCCTCTGTGGTGCAGAGACACCATATGAATACGAAACACACATTGATATGAGGACGGGATATATCGAGGGAGCAGGACAGCTCTGCATTAAATGTTATAGGAGAGGTACAGATCGTACACACATTTTGATTCCAACACATATTGTGTATGACACTCCTAATGACCAAGAGCTAGGCACTAAAGTGAGGCAAATTTATTACGAGAATATAGATGATGACATATGACAGACATAGCAAAATGTAAAGGAGAAGATTGTCCTTTAAAAGAGACATGTTATAGATATACAGCTCCTGCAGATGAATATGGGCAGTCATATTTTGCAAATCCTCCATATGATGAGGATAAGAAGGACTGTGATTATTATTGGGAAAACGATTAATGATGGACAACGTAATTATCTACGACATAGAAACGCTTAAAGAATATTTCCTGGTTGTTTGTCTTATTCCTCAAGAGCCCTATAGAATATTCAGGGTGAATAAGGATGAGAACAGCCTAGATGCATTCATCAACTTCACAGAGAAGTACAAAGACTATTATTGGGTGGGCTACAACAACTTGCGCTTTGACTCTCAAGTGGTAGAATGGGTGATACGCAACAATGAATATTGGCATGAGCTTTCTGCTCTAGAAATTACAGCTAAAATCCACCAGAAGGCAGCAGATGTGATAGATGATGCCAATCATGATGTATTCCCAGAATATCGTGAGACAGACCTCACATTAAAACAAGTGGACTTATTTAGAATACACCACTTTGACAACAAGAATAGACGTGTTAGCTTAAAGAGGCTAGAGTTTGAGATGGATTTAGAGAACATTGAGGAGATGCCTATTGTGCATAACAAGGAAGGAATGACCACTGAGGACATTGTTACCACCACAGGTTATTGTATAAACGATGTATGGGCTACCTATCAGTTTTACTTGGTAACAATTGGACAGACAGATCATCCTCTATATAGAGGAAACAATCAAATTGAGTTGAGACAGGATATCGAGCAAGAGTTCGGTATCCCGTGTCTCAATTATTCTGACAGTAAGATTGGTGATGAGATGATCAAAAAATACTACTGTCAGGAGAAGGGCATTGATTATAAAGAACTGCCCAAGAAAGGATTCTTTAGAAAGAACATACTTGTAAAGAATTGTATTGCTCCATATGTGGAGTTTCAAACAAAAGAGCTGCAGGAATTCCTTAAGAGAATAAAGAAGCTGAGCCTGGGCTTGCAAGATGATTTCAAAGAGGAGCTACATTTCTATAACAATGTGTATTCTTTTATGAAGGGTGGTTTGCATACAGAGAATAGTCCTAAGATATTTGAAGCTGATGAAGATCATCAGATAATAGACTGGGATGTGTCTAGTTACTATCCAGCTATCATCATCAATAACAAGCGTTATCCACAACATTTGGGACCAGCATTTCTCAGAGGCTATCAAGCCATGTTTGAGAAGCGTCTAGAGCTCAAACCTTTAGCTAAGAAGGATAAGAAGATTAAGGGTATTGTGGGTGCACTGAAGCTCGCTGTAAACTCTGTGTATGGCAAATCTAGTGACATGCAGTCCTGGATATATGATAGACAGCTCACTATGTTCACCACTATAACAGGAGAGCTTAGCCTGATGATGCTTATTGAGGCATATGAATTAGCTGGTATACGTGTTATTTCTGCAAACACAGATGGTGTCACAATTCTTATAAAAACTGTGACATTAGACAGAATGCATGAGATAAACAAATGGTGGTCTAGTCTCACTCAATATGAGCTAGAACGCACTGATTATCAGAAGATTGTATTTTCCACGGTAAATGACTATATTGCAATAAAAACAGATGGAGAAATTAAAAAGAAGGGAGACTTCCTCACAGATTTCGAGCTTCATAAGAACAAGTCAGCGCGTATTATCCCGTTGGCTCTTGAACAATATTATACTAATAATATACCTGTTGAGCGTACTATTAGGAGTTGTGATAGGATATTTGATTTCTGCCTGAGACAGAAAGCATCTAAAGACTTCCATTATGAAGGAATAGATAGGTCCACAGGTGAGAAAACTGTCTATGACAAGCTCATTAGGTATTATGTATCCAACACAGGACAGAAGCTCCTCAAGGTGAAGAATGCAGACAGTCAATCTACAGCTGCAGATGTTATGCAAGTGGAAGCAGGTGAGTGGGTTTGTACAGTGTGCAATCATTTAGACAAAAGCCATCCTCTAGATAATATCAATTATCAATATTACATAGAGCGCGCTGAGAAAATCATTCATAAGATTGCTTATGAAGGAAGAAAGCGCAAGGTGGTAGTAAATCCTAACCAACTAACATTATTCTAATGAAACTAGCAAAAGGAGATAGATTCAAGAATTACATTGGTGAACTGTGTTTCATCAGCTACATGAGAGGAGACATCATCAAACTTACATACATTGATGATAATTCATATGTAGAGGTGTGGGACAAGCAGGAGTTTATTGATGAGGTGAATGGAAATAGATTCTTCCCACAGCCTAAGGTGGTGATTAATAGAGCCAATGTATCTACACATTTGGTTGAATATCAACTCAATATGATTGGTAAAACCATGGAGGAAACCAAGAAAGAAAAATGGTATTCCACTAACACCATGACTACCAAACAATATGAATTATTCAAGTCATATGCCATTCCTTTATTAAGGAAGGTGTTCAAGTTCAACAAAACTAAAGCTGAGCAAACCTTTCAATGGTTTGACCTGCAATTTGGCCTTCGCATAAAAGACTAAAACTCCCCCAACCCATGACTTATTTATTTATTGCGATCCTTGTGATCGTATGGATATGGATTGCCTATGAGATAATCCATGCTCCAACAATGAAAGAGAATAATGACGCAGATGATGATCCAACAACAACATTTTGGCACGAAGACTAACAAAAATTGTTATGAACAATCCAATAATTTCTGAAGATTTTGAGCGGGAAAGTCTCAAAGATTCCGTATATTTGTTAGAAGAGCAACAGAGAATAATGCAAGAGATTATGGAAGAAGAGAATACACGTCTTCCAGCAACTGTGACAGTGATTTACGAGAATAAACCCCAGCCAAATGACCAACTTAAAGATAACTCCTTACCATTTTGAAGAGTTAATCAAGAAAAGTTATTCCCTAGATGTTATATATCTTTTGAAGCTGATAGAGCAGAAGTTTGATGTTCAACCTCTCTGTGAAGGGAGTATGAAGATTGCTGCGCTCTATCAGACTTTGATTAGAAAAGGACTCATATCCAACACTGATGAGAAGATAACAACATTGGGTGAAGAACTGCTCCAGTTTATGGAGACCAAAGAGGCTACAAAGATTATAAAGCGTAAGCCTGCTACAACAGAATTTGAAGAGTGGTGGAAAGCCTATCCAGGCACTGATACATTTACACACAAAGGAAAGAAGTTTACAGGCACAAGAGGCTTAAAACAGAATAGAGATGAATGTAGACTGAGATTTGACAAAATCCTTCTAGAGGGAGAATATACAGCTGGACAGCTGATAGAAGCATTAAACTTCGAGGTGGCTCAAAAGAAAGAGAATTCTGTAAAGACAGGCACTAACAGACTTAGTTATATGCAGAACTCCTTCACTTATTTGAACCAACGAAGCTTTGAACCATTTATTGAACTAATTAAAGAGGGTGGAAAAGTTGAAGAAACTGATAAACCCGTAGGAGGAACAGACGTATGACACATGAACAATTATTACAATATATTAAAGAACAGATTGCAACCCATCCTAAAATGAAGCCAGATATTCTCAGTTATTATCAGCTCTGTTTGGATGAGATAGAAGAGGGTGGTAGCCCAGAACATGAGCGTGAGTTATGTCATAACAGTATAGAAGAACTAATAAAAGAATCATGAGTTTTGAACTACTTAAACAAGAAGTGGAGCTTGGCCTAGCAGGGAGGAATAACGGTATACCCATGGGTTTTAATAGGCTAAATAGATATATTGGCATTCGTAAGAGCATATACTTCCTGGTGGGTGGTTTAACAGGCTCTGGTAAGACTAGCTTTATTGATGATGCCTTTGTTCTCAATCCATTTGACTGGTATATCAGCCAAACTGATCCAGGAGTGAAGCTACGCATCATATATCGCTCTATGGAGCGTTCTAGGACCTATAAGCTGGCTAAATGGGTGAGCAGGAAGATATTCATCGACCAGGGCATCATCATCCCTGTAAGCAAGCTATTGGGCTGGAATGAGAAGATGACCAAGGATGAGCATGATTTGTTCATGATGTATGAGGATTATATTGGCAGAATGGATGACATCATTACAATCATTGATGGTCCAGAGAATGCTGTGGGTATAGCCAAGGAGCTCAAAGCTCACGCTCTACAACATGGTAAGATAGAACAGGTGGATGAATATAACAAGCGCTATTTCCCCAATCATGAGAATGAGATAACACTTGTGATTATTGACCACATTGGTCTACTAAAGACTACGAAGGACCAAACCACTAAGAAGCAGGCTATTGATAAGATGAGTGATGAGCTCAGATATGCTCGTGACTTCTATGGATATACGCCAGTGGTGGTGAGTCAGTTCAATCGTGATATTAGCAATCCCATCAGGATTAAGAATGGTGATGTTGAGCCTCAGCTAGAAGATTTTGCTGAGAGTTCACAGACACAGAATGATGCTGATGTTGTATTAGCCCTGTTTGATCCTATGCGCTATAAGGTGGCTGACCCAAGTGGTTATGACCTGAATAAGCTGAAGGACCAATATGGTGCTAAGTATTTTAGAAACCTTAGGTTGATAAAGAATTCCTATGGTGAAGATGATGTGCGCATTGGTCTTGGTTTTATGGGCCAGATCGGTATGTTCAAAGAACTGCCTAAACGCAATGTAATGACAGACGCTGATTATGAGGCAGTGATTAACAAATCCTATTTTTTAAATAACCAACTATGAACGTGAAATTATTCTCCACTTTTCCAAGTGAGAAAGAACCCTACTGGCAAATTGTATTATTACCCACAATAACAATCCTGAGAAGTCCTGATCCTTTAGATAGATACACAGTGATCAACCTGGAGTGGCTTTTCTGGAGCGTGTCAATATTTACACATGACAAAGAAAGACTATCTAACAGTGAGGATGACAAATCCTACTATACTAATATATGAGAAGTATAGGGAGAAGCATGACCCAAATAAGCATGGACGTTTGTTAGGAGCACAGGAGCTGCTTACGTTTGTGCAAATGTGGCGTAATCCTCATGATATACTACAAGGCATCATTGAGGAATATGACACCAAATTTGATGTTGTGCATTTGTTAGATAGAAACGGACAACTTATAAAACTATTATGACTCTAAGAGACAAACGACAAAAGGAGTTTGCTGATATATGGATAAATGCTGGCAAGTTTGGGATACTTAATCTGTGTCCCAGATTTGGTAAGATATTTACCACCATCAACATCCTTGAGAAAACTAAACCAAAGAGCATTCTTATTGCCTACCCAGACACAAAGATCAAAGCAGCTTGGCAAACAGACTTTGAGAAACGTGGATATGATGACAGTGGTGTCACATACACTACACACATATCTCTGCATAAGTATAAGGACAATGCTTATGACATGGTGGTGATAGATGAAATCCACTTACTGTCTGATAATCAATTATTTGCAACCAAGGACCTATTGAAACGCAATGATGTTGTATTAGGCCTGACAGGTACACTATCTAGATGGACAGAGGACACACTCTGTGAACACCTAGATTTGTGTGTCATTGCAGACTATTCAATTGAACAGGCTATCAAGGAAGGTGTTATTGTTGATTATGAGATAGTTGTGAGAATGATTCCCCTGGATGATAAGATAAAGCAAAACTTCAAAGGCAAGATATGTACAGAGAAGAGGCGCTTTGATGCTTACACATGGGCTATAGGCAACGCTGAGCGTGAGGGTAAAACCACCATGTTTCTCAGGCTAGCAAGGATGAGAATAATCCAAAACAGCTTAGCCAAACGTGAATGTACAAAGAGAATATTACAGAATTTCAAAGATGAACGCATTCTGGTGTTCTGTGGTGTCACAAAAATAGCTGACCAGCTAGGCATTCCTTCCTATCATAGCAAGAAAGGAGAGAAAGACACATTTGAGAAGTTTGCTGCAGGCCATGGTAATCATATGGCTGTAGTGAAAATAGGTAACACGGGGGTAACATATAAACCTCTTAACAAGGTGATTATCAACTATTTCGATAGTAATGCAGAAAACCTGGCTCAAAAGATAAACAGGTGCATGGCTATGGAATATGACAATCCTGACAAGAAAGCCAAGATATATATCATCTGCACAACAGAGGATGTAGAAAGGAAATGGCTTAAGAAAGCATTAGAATTCTTTGACAAAACAAAAATTAAATACGTATGAAACTAGAAATTGAAAAAGTAACAGAAATTGGTAAAGAACCCTGGTATAGACTACTCAAAGATGGTGATTATGTCACAGGTTCTTATAGTTTGTTATGGATAGAAGAGAAGTTTGAAAGTATGAAAAATGGTGTACCAAATAAATACTCAGAAATTTTGAGAAGTGAAGAAATTGACCTACCTTTATAGCTCTAAACTACATACATAAACTTAAAGCACATGTCAAGTAAACTCATCGCAATTGTGGGTCCCACTGGTACAGGTAAATCCACCTCTATCAAGCACCTAAATCCAAAAGAAACGTACATTATCAACGTAGCAAAGAAGGAACTTCCATTCAAAGGCGCAGACAAATTGTACAACAGAGAGAACAGAAACTATGATGAAATTGATGACGCAAACCTGATTTCTCAGAGATTGCGCACACTTTCAAAAGATGCTCCGCATGTTAAGAACATCATCATCGAGGACAGTAATTACATTATGGGCTTCAACCTGATGCAAAAAGCCACAGAAACTGGTTTTACCAAGTTTACTATTATGGCTAGAGACATGGTTGATTTGTTCAGAACAGCTCGTAATCTCCGTGATGATCTAAAGGTGTTCTATTTCTCCCATCCAGAAACAGTGGAAGATGGTGGTGAGATAATTGGTTACAAGATCAAAACTGCTGGTAAGATGATTGATAGTCAGATTGGACTAGAGGGCCTGCTCACTATTTGTTTGTATACACATATTGAGGAGACCAAAGATGGTTCATCTAGCTATTATTTCGTGACCAACAGATTCAGAAAATATCCTGCTAAGAGTCCAGACGGTATGTTTAAAGACATCAAAGTGGAAAACAACCTACAGCTTGTAGCAGATACAATAGACGAATATTACAATTAAAGCACACATTCATTAACAATTAAAACGAAAAACAATGATTCAAGGAGACAAAAGAGAACAATTACAATCGAAAGAATTTCCAAAGAAGGTGGGATTATTTGAAGCTGAAGTGGTAGCTATCAATCCTACACCAGAAGAATTTAAAGAAATCTTAGACATTGAACTTCCTGCAGATAACAAGGTGACAGAATACCTTGGCAAGAGTAAAGATGGCAATGCGTATTTGCGTATTGACGTTTGGCTTAAAGATGTTAAAAGCGGTGATAAGTTCAAGGCTACATTCTTCTTGGAAGACAAAGAACGCGAAAGCAGAGATGGTAGCAAGAAACAATATATCAACAACATTGGTAGAACAGCTTGGGCTGCAGATCCTAATGATTTGAATGAATGGTTTGTAAAGCGTGACTATCGTGTTGCATATGTAGGAGAAGAAGAATTCTATGAGTTCCTCCGCACATGGTTAGGTAAGCTTGACTATATGAAGGACACCACTGTTCTACAGGCTGACTGGAAGAAGCTTATGAAAGGCAACGTTAGTGAGCTGAAGAGCCAAGTGGATGGTGCATATAGCACAAACATTGGTGCTCTTGCCACTGTTGTTATGAAAGAGAAGAATGGTGAGAACAAGGAATATCAGGGTGTGTATAACAAGGCATTCTTGCCAGCTTATGCATTAAAGAACTTCCGTCTTATCAACTATAACGATGTAACATTACAAACAAGCCTTCGTGCTAAGAAGTTGAAAGACTTGAAACCTCATGAGCGTTTTGTAGTGAATGTTACAGGTGAATATGGATGCAGAGACTTCTATGTTCTCCATGATATCAAGGAGTATAACCCAGATGATAACTTGGTTGCATCTGATGCTGTGCTCTCTGATGATGGTGATGACTATTAAATCCCTTAACCTCCAAATAGCCCTCATCAAAGATTGGTGGGGGCTTTATTTTTGTTATGTTGACAATCCCAGTGAGCGTAGGAGAGCTGATTGATAAAATAAGCATCCTACAAATAAAAAGGAGCAAGATAAAAGATGAAACCAAGCTTGCAAAGGTTCAAACAGAGATCAAGGAACTAATGGCTGTAGCAGGTCCATTCTTAGCCAATGATTCTATATCTGTCCTTTATGAGGACTTAATAGGAATTAATTCACAGCTATGGAATGTAGAAGATAAGCTGCGCATCCTTGAGAAAGAAAACAAGTTTGAAGGCGAGTTTGTATCTCTAGCTAGAAGTGTATACCATCTAAATGATGAGCGCTTCAATATAAAGAACAAGATAAATATTTTGCTTAATTCAGACATTCAAGAGGTAAAACAATATATTGATTACAAATGATTCAAGGAGACATCAAGTTGAGGCTCACTCCTCAGGCTGTGCTCAACAAGATATCAGAGTATGACATATTTAGGTTCTACATGCCAGATAAAAACTGGAAGCTCAATCAAGCCACCTTTTCCCCATTTAGGAGCGAAAATAATCCCTCATTTGTTATAGGGAATAAAAGAGGGACAATATCCTTTATAGATTTTGCAGATACCAGCAAGCGTGGAGATTGCTTCACATTTGTCAAAATGCTGTACAATCTATCCAATATGGATGAGGTGCTCAGATTGATTGATAAAGACTTTGGGCTAGGTTTTCTACCAGGCACCTCTACAGACAAGTATAAGACCATTCAGAAGGAATATAAGCAACCAGAAGACCTGGGAAAGCGCTATTCTTTGATTCAGGTGGTGACACGCAAGTTCACAAAAGAAGAACTTGAATATTGGAACCAATACTATCAGAGCTTAGATGATCTCAGAGCCAACAGTGTGTATTCAATCAAAGAGCTATTTCTCAACAGGAAGCGTTTTCCTCTAAAGGACACAGAACTCAGGTTTGGTTATCTATATGATGGTCATTGGAAGATCTATCGTCCTTTTGGAGACAAGAAAAGCAAATGGGTGCCCAATAATGTGCCTATTACAGCCATGGATGGTAAGGAGGATATAAAGAATTGTAGGGTGGCATTCATCAACAAGTCTAAAAAGGACTACATGGTGATGAAAAAGGTGTTTCCCTGCTGCTGTGCTGTCCAGAATGAGGGTGTAGCATGCTTTTCTGATGAGAATGTAGAATATCTAAAGGCCAACTCTGACAGGCAAATCCTGTCCTTTGATGCAGATGATGTGGGTGTTAGGAATAGTCAAATGATAACCAAATTGTTTAACTTTGAGTATGCAAATGTTCCACGAAAATATCTGACAGAAGGCATTAAGGATTGGGCTGATCTAGCAAAAGAGCACGGACTAAGAGCCATTATATCGTATTTAAACGAAAAGAAACTTTTATAAACAACAACACATGGAAACAAAAAAATCCTATTTAGCAGCAAAAGACATTCTGCTAAACGCAGCACTTCCTGCAGAAACAAAAACTTACAAGCCTGTTACACATCAACAGCTTATGGACCTGACATTAGAGAGCATACATGGAGCAGGTTTTGAATTAGAAGAAGAAACATATTCAGCAGCAAGAGATGGTAATGTAGCAAATGGTAGATATACCATCAAGAATATAGCAGATAGCGAAATGCAGCTACAGATTGGCTGGCAGAATAGCTATGACAAAACTATGAGTTTGAAGTTTGCTATTGGTACACGCATCTTTATTTGTTCAAATGGTTGTGTATCAGGTGATTATGGTGCATTTAGAAAAGCACACAGAGGAGAAATCCAAACATTCACACCTAACGCTATTACAGAATATATTAAGCAAGCAGGTGATGCTTTCACAAAGATTCAAAGCGAACGTGATGCTATGAAGAATATGGAAGTGACAAAGCGTACAACAGCTGAGCTTATTGGTAGAATGATCATAGAGGAAAACATCATTGAGAGCACACAGCTTAACATCATCAGGGGTCAAATAGAGAACCCATCTTTTGATTATGGTGCTCCAGGCAGCTTATGGGAGCTCTATCAACACACCACATTCGCTATGAAGGAGGTTCACCCAAGCTTATGGATGAGAAATCATATCAACGCGCATTCCTTCTTTGTGAATGCTGCTGGTATTAATGTTCTCACGCCAGTGGTAGAAGAAATTCCTTTCACACAATTAGAAATGCCATTTTAATATGATTTGGGAGAAATTCAAAGACCAGTTTCATGAGAGCTGGCATGCTAAGATGAGGCCATTCATCGAAAGTAGTGAATGTGATGAGATCTATGAGTTTCTCAAAAGAGAATCAAAGAGGGGCAAGAAAATAGCCCCTCTTTCTTCTAATGTATTCAGAGCATTCAAAGAAACTTCGCTAGACAATCTAAAGGTGGTGATGATGGGCATGTGCCCCTATCACACAGCTAAGAATGGTGTATATGTAGCAGATGGTTTGTTAATGGGTTGTTCTATTACAAATAGCCTACAGCCATCGCTGGAACAGTTTTATGGTGGTATTGAGAGAGAACTCTATGACGGGCTCAATCTTAAATTCACCAAGACACCAGACGTTAGCTATCTAGCTCACCAGGGTGTGCTGATGTTTAACGCAGCGCTCACAACAGAAATCAACAAGGCAGGCTCACACATTGCTCTTTGGGAACCATTTACACGTTGGTTCTTTGAACACGCAATAGATACAGCTGGTGTGCCTATTATATTTCTGGGCAAAGATGCTTCCAAATATCAGCGCTATGTATCACCCTTCACATGGTCTTTTGCTCTTAGTCATCCAGCCAGTGCTTCTTACAAGAACACAGATTGGGATACAGAGGGTGTATTCACCAAGGTGAACAAGATTGTAAAAGACAACAACAATTATCAAATCGAATGGCTCTACGAAGAGCCTCCTTTCTAAACAAACATTTATGGAAATTGATGTAACACAATTACAGATGGGGGATGAGTTCCTCTACTCTGTACAGGGAACTATTGCCAGAGCTAAGGTGATTAGACCCGTAGAACCAAAGAAGGTGCAGCCTGTTCATGGTCAACAAGGTAAAACCTATTACAAATCGGTGAAATGTGTAGTGGCTATGAAAGAAATAACATACAACACTAATTGGGGTGGTCACGCACGCACATGGACCAGAAAAGAATACAACGCATCAGATAATTACACAGTGGAAAAATACGTAGATCTAAATTACAGAAACATTTGGTTGGTTAAAAAGGCATAATTATGATATTAGAAAAACAGAAAGAAGCATTGATTCATCAGGACGGTGAATCCACAGAGTCTATAGGCATGTCCTTAGACCTGGACTCAGCACAGGTGCTTATGCAAATGCTGAGCAAGAACTTGTATTCAGACGCAATTGGTTCCACTATTCGTGAGTGTGCCTCTAATGCGCTGGACAGTCACAGAAGAGCACAAACTGACAAACCTATTATTGTCAGCCTGCGTGCTACAAAAGACAACTCATATGAATTCTCTGTAGAGGATTTTGGTACAGGACTAGATGCTGAGGACGTAAAGAATATCATCAGTAAATATGGTAAGAGTACAAAGCGTAATAGCACTACAGAACTAGGCATGATGGGGCTAGGATTTAAAGCCCCGCTAGCATATACATCTAGCTTCTATTTTATCGCTCGTAAGGATGGAATGGAACGCAAATACATGATGTATGAAGGAGAAGATGTCAATACAATTGACCTCTTATATGAAGCTCCTACAGATCAGCCTAATGGTGTTAAGGTGATTGTTCCAATTAGCTGGCGTGATAAGTATGATTTCAATCATAAAATCAACGAGCAGCTAGCTTATTTCGAGAATGTATATTTTGATGTAGAAGGGATTAGTAATGATTTTACAATTGTCCGTCATCAGTATTTTCAATTCTCTGAACTAGCTAAAGACAACAATCTACACATCTGTTTGGATAATGTCTACTATCCCATGGATTTTAAGAAGCTTGGTATTGATTATATAATGCTTCCTGTTGGTCTTAGATTTAGTTTGACAGATGGTATATTTCCAACACCAAACAGAGAATCTATTAGATATACACAGGAGGCCAAGGCTATCATTCTCAAACGTCTTTCTCAAGCTGCTGATTATTTTGTGGAGAAATATAACGAGAGTGTTAAAGAAACAGATAATGTTAGAAAGATTGTAGAGTATTTTGATAGCAACAATAGGTATTTGATGTTTAACACTAACAAGTGGGACATCAATCCTTTGTCTCAGTTTGCTACAATTAAAATGAACGAGCCCAACTTTAAGGGAACTACATTACTAAAACCTTCTCGCATTGCAAAGCTGCAGGAGTATATTCTTGGAGAATATGAGGGCAAGTTTGTTGTAAACAGAAAGATGGTTCGTGATGCCAAGAGTTATTACCAAATAACATCTGTAAGACGTCTGAAGGATAAAGTGTATGTATATGAATCAGAGAAACTTAGTCAGTTAAAGAAAGACTATGTCAAGAGCTCACAATCTCATACACATGAAGAGGCTTACATATTTAAGAAGGTGAAAAACTTCAAGCTGCGTGGTAAAGATGGTGCTTATGACAACTATTATAACATCCTACAGCTTCGTGACTATCCAAAGGAACAATGGAGACAATTGATTAAAGACTTCCAATTGGTTGTTAAGAGCTTAACAAGTACATTTATCAGTCTTGACACAATAGACATTCCTCAATCCTTCATTGATTCTAGAAAGAAGGTGAAGGTGAGTGTTAATGCAAGTGGTACGCCTGGTGTTCGTAGAATAAAGCTCAAGGGTGAGATTGTGTGTAAACAGGCTGAAGCGCTAGAGCGTTGGTCTGATGGTAAAAACTGTAAGTGGGTGAGCAAGATATATGACCTAGCTAAGTTCCACCAGAACAAGTTTGTTCTTTTGTATGGTAAGCAGGAAGATGCTAACAAAATGGATGAATGGTTTAAACCTAGTAGAAACCACAATGTTGAGCTGGCTATATTCAGTGACCGTGAGCTCAAAATAGTGACTAGCTTGAAATTACATAACCTAATGTCTTTTAGTAAATTTATGGAAGGGAAGAATAAAATGTTCCAACGTATAGCTTCTAGCTGTATGATTGACAAGCTCAGAGATGAATATAGAGCTGTGTTCAGTAATAGACAACACCTGCAATACGTATCTACAGATCTGTTTAATAAGGTGGAAATACTGGAGAGTTATTTTAGAAAAAACTATAGAGACATCATGAGTGATGAAGCTAGAGATGCTATTGCAGCGCATGCTACAGAGGTGAATCAGTTTGATCCTGAGATACATGACACGTATAAGCAGGTGAAGGCTGTGTGCGAAAAGCTTTTGTTCCTCCATCCAATTCTAGACGCCATGAGTGTTTACACTAATGATAAAACTCAGAAAATAACACAGGCTCTCGTAGATCTATTCAAATATCACAAGCATAGGGTGGATCTGAAATATTATCAAATCAAGCTCAACGATGAGGTGGAAATAGAAACACCTATTAGTGAGGAAGTATTAAACGAAATATTATAAAATTCAAAAACAAACAACATGTTTACATTAAACTGGTTCAAATCAAAAAAACAAAGAGAACTTGATGAATTACAGGTGGAGGAGCAAAGAATAAAGAATGAGCTCCTAAGAAAAGAATTGTTTCAAGCAACATCTGCAACATCTGCGACATTACCTGCTGCAGAAAAGACATACAATTGGACTGTGAACACCAACACAGGAGGTGTAGCTACAAAGTCCTACAAGAATGTAAAGCTTGTGAATAATGTGCTCACTGTGGTGCTTAACGATGGGTCCATCCTATCTAAGCCAAATGCTACAACACAGGATTTTGAGGATGTTCGTAGTGCTATAGATGAATATGAGATTATAGACATTATGGCTGTTCAAGAGGTGGTTACAGAGAGAAAGAAACAAGAGCATGAAGCTGAGAGAGTTAGAGCGCTACAGGCTGGTATTAAACTACTGGCTGAGCTGAATGATTTTGAGGTGAAGGGGAATAGTGTTTATCTGTATGGTATCAACCGCACACTTCCACAACTTCTTGTTGAGGAGTTCCTTCGTATAGTGAACAGACACAATGGAAATCGTTGGTCTTTGTCTATTGACGAGGAATATCAGTCTCTGAAGCGCTTCTTTATGTGGTGCTGTCTGAATCCTCGTGCTGAGGTGGCTGACAAGTTATACAACTTCCTCAAGAAGAATAGCTTTAAGATCACCAAGCAAGGATTCTTTGTTGCACTGAGGAACGTAGTAACGCTCCACGGTAGTACTGAGCTTGTACAATTCGTGAGTAATGCTTACAACAAGGTGAAAGCTGTATGGAAGAAGAGTCCAAATGAATATACAGTGTTTCTCAAGGATGGTGAGTATAGAATAGTGGATAACAAAGACCTTAATAAAGTTGTAACATGTGAAGACTGTGATGGTACTGGTGAAATGTGGGATGAGGAGGAGAATGAGTATACAGCATGTGGTACGTGTGATGGTGATGGTGATCGTTATGATTATAATGACAGTGAGTATGGTGAGAAGATTGGAGGTTTGACAGATCTCTATCTAGATTTACCTAATAGGGCAGAGAATAGATTTACAGATGCTCATACACGCACATTTGATATTCGTGTTGGTAAGCCTGTAAACATGGATCCAGGTAAGTGTAGATGGAACACAGATGATTGTGGTGCAGAAGGTTTGCATTTCACATCTGACGAGATTCATTATGTAGGCTGTGGTGATCAATCTGTGCTTGTATTAATCAATCCTATGAAGGTGGTTGGTATTGGTGAATCTAAGGGCAGGTGCTGGGAATATCTCCCAATCATGACTGTTCCTAGAGAGGAAGCTACAGAAATCCTACATGACCTAGATTTTGATACTCTTCAACTAGATGATAGCTACGCTATTCGTGAGCTTGAGAGCTTGTCAGAGAAGGCCAAGGATGGTTTTGTAGCTGAGTCTAAGAAGCATGAGTTCAACATTCCTCACATTTCCACTGTGGAGATTGAGAATATTGTTCAGTCTCTTGACCACATGAGAGATGAAATCAGCTCTAGGGTGCAGATGATTGTTGATTAATAAATTTGGGGATGTAACATTTTTTTCTTAAATTTGTTACGTCCCCATTTTATAACTATATGATAATCAAGAAGAAACGAGCATCCAGGAAGCCCAAGGTGGCTAAACCTAGGAATGCTGGCACTATGACTGAAAGCGCCTTTTGGTCCTTTATTCGCAGTGCTTTGAGGCAGAAGAGCAGATTTTGGAAACCCATATTACAGGCTAAGCTAGAAGCTCGTAGACCATACAAAGGCCCTAATAAGAGACAGAAGTATGAGTATGAGTGTGCTAGCTGTGGTAAGTGGTTCCAGGAAAAGAAGATTAACGTGGATCATATTCGCCCAGCAGGAAGTCTTAATTCTGCACAAGACCTCCCAGGATTTGTGGAGCGTCTGTTCTGTGAGAAGGACAATTTGCAGGTGTTATGTGAGAAATGTCATGATCACAAAACTAAATTGGAAAAAGAATGTCAGAAGAAGTAAATCAGATAGTGATTAACAAAGAAGCCTCCTTTGTGGAGGTGTGGCATGAGGGATACATAGAATCCAAGGGAGAGCGTCATTATTTCTGGCTTATTGATCCTCAGGGTGTAGATCCTAGAGGCAATGAATATGCTCCAGAGGTAAGATGGTTCTTCGCAAGAGTGCCTCGTGAAGTGAGAGCTATGTACAATTCTATTATTGAAGCATTTAAACAGACAAAGAAATGATTGTACAAACTGTACATGAAATTCTAAATCCCTTTGATGTAGATGTGAAAGACTTAGGATATGGAGTGGCGCTATTCATGATTGTGGGTAGCATCCATTCCAATCCCCAGTTTATTGTACGCTTCTACAACACAGGAGAACTTAGAACAGTAGATCAAAATGACCTGCGTGTATATGGAAATCCATCAGCAGGTGAACCGTTAAAACCAACAGCAATATGATAACAGGAACAGCAAAAACAGAAGCAGTCTATCGTGCAAACATGCTTGATAGCTCGTCCAGCTTGAAGGAATTCAGCATGGACAGAAAGAAGTATTACCGAAAGTATATACTGGGTGAAGAGGTTGAGGATAAGGACACCCAGGCTGCCACTATTGGCAGGATTGTAGAAACGCTCTTATTAGAGCCAGAAGAGTTTGATGGAAGGTTTTATATGTCATCTTGTGCATCTGCTCCTACAGGGCTCATGCTAGCGTTTGTAGAGGCGCTGTATAGATTCACCAAGGAAGCTACAGATGATAATGGGAACGTGACAAGGAGCTTTGAGGACATATCTAAGGATGCATATACAGAATCTGGGTTTAAGATTAAATATGATGCTGTAATCAGCAAATTTGTAGGCAGTGATGCAGAAATCTTCTATAATGAAATCCGTAAGGTGAGAAGCATGAACCTAACAGTGGTCACTGCAGAAGATGTAAGCAACGCTGAGAAGATTGTAGAAGAGCTACGTAACAATCCTGTTACCAAGGATGTGGTGAATCTGGTAAGTAGTAGTAGGTATACAGTGCACAATCAGCTGCAGGTGGAGGGATATGAGATAGATGGTCATCAGTTCAAAAGCATGATGGATAAGATGATTATAGATCATGATGAGAAAACCATCCAAGTGTATGATCTGAAGTGTACATGGTCTGTAGAGAACTTCCTGGAGGAATACTATCTCTATCGCAGAGCATATATTCAGGCTTATTTGTATTGGAAAGCAGCTGTTCATTTCAAGAATGAGAATGATATGGGAGATTATGAAATCAATCCTATTAGGTTCATTGTATGTGACAGCACCAACTATTACAATCCACTCATCTATACGCTTTCTATGGAGGATCTTTTAAATGCATATAATGGCTTCACCTATAAGAATAGAGAATATAAGGGTGTTGGCTCACTTATTGCAGACTTAAAATGGGCCATGGAGAACAACACATGGAACATATCTAGAGAGAACAGTATTGCCAATGGATTAGTAAACATTATGGGATGGAAATAAAAAGGACAATAACTAGTATTTTTATGGTGCCAACTCTCAAGATTCCTAAGGATGCCTTGAGAGAAAATGGATTTATCAATGGTTATGTCAAGGATGGTAGCAGAGAGGTGCAGTATGACAACTGCATCTATCTGCTCTTCCAGCCTAAAGACCTAGATAAGTTCAGAGAGTTTCTAGACAGTGAATATGAACGAACCAAAGATCTGATTGATGACTATGATTATGAGGAGGGATATGTTGTAGTGGTGTATCAATTGGATGCCAAGTTTTCCAAAGATTTTGATCTGGTAAGAAGGGGAAAATATTCTAAAACTTCTCCTGCATTCCAGGCTCTCTTTCCTAAGGTGATTAAGATAAAGAAGAACGGCTTGCATAGAGATGAAATATCTCTGCAGTATCGCGTGTTCAATAGAACAGAAGATCTTATCAAATTCTGGGAGGAAAAGCTTGGTGTGGAATTTTCTGATGATCAGGAGGTTTGGCATGGGTTTGAAGAAGAAAACGAGATTTTAAACATTCAAAAACTTAAAGAGTATGTACAATCATGAATTACTAAACAAGATGATTGATATGTTTGGTATAGAGAAAGCCACAGATTTTGCTGAGATGGTGAGCTATATGCACGATGTTCTATATCAGGAGGCTAAGAAAAATGGTAGGGATGAACCTATTGAACACAGCTTTGAGCGTGACTGGTGGCAACTTAAATTTGATGAACTTAAATGCGCAACAATATGATAACCAGTGAATTATTAAAAAACCATCCACATGCTGCACAAGCTGTAAGAGAATGGTACATAGACAAGATGATTCAATCTTTCAAGAATAGTGAGGTGCCTGCTGAATTTAAAGAAACTATGTACAAGCATGGGCTTCCTGATGATAACTTGATAAATCTGATTGATGTCAATGCTAGGGTGTTGTTTGATGTGTTTGATGATAACGGTGTGATAATCAATGTTGTACATACCAATGGGTGGTGGTCATGGGATGTAAACAATGTGAAAAGTGTAGATAGCTATTCTTCTAGAAAGGAAGCTGAGAGACAAGCTGTTGAACGTTCCTTTCAAATATTGAATGAAAAGTTAAACATAACATTACATGAAGGACAAGATAGTTCAACAGGTGGTGAATAAGTATACAGAACGTTCTAACGTAGGTTATAACAAGTATGGTACCACTCTTCAAGAGAATAATAAAGACAACTACCTTAAACACCTTCAAGAGGAGCTCATGGATGCCACCCTCTATTTAGAGAAGCTCATGTCTCAACATCAGGAGATAACCAAATTGGTTAGCACCAGCATTAATGATGAAGATTTGGGAATGAAAATAAGGAAATTAGTTAGTTAGAATTTTCAAATTCTCTTGGAATTTAGGGGATGGTAAATTAAATTTGCCATCCCTTATTTTTCACTTAAAAATTACAAAACTTTATGGATTTAGGATTGGACGCGTTGAGCAAGCTCACGGTATTTAGTAAGTATGCAAAGTATATTCCAGAGCTCAAAAGAAGAGAAACCTGGGATGAGATTGTGGATAGATATGAGCAAATGATGATCAAGAAATATCCCAAACTAGAAAGTCAAATTGTAGAAACAGCCACATTTATAAGGAAAAAGAAGGTGCTTCCCTCTATGAGAGCTCTACAGTTTGCTGGACCAGCAGCTGAAGTGAACAACTCTCGTATTTACAACTGTTGCTACCTACCTATAGATAGCATCCATAGCTTCAGCGAAACTATGTTTTTGCTTCTAGGTGGTACAGGTGTGGGCTATAGTGTTCAGAAACAACACGTTGCAAAGCTTCCAGCTATTACAAAGCCTGGAAAACTCCGTAACTATCTCATCGAGGATAGCATTATGGGCTGGGCAGACGCTGTGAAGGTGCTCATGAAAGCCTATCTAGAGGAAGGATTTATGCCTAAGTTTGACTTTAGAGCCATTCGTAAGAAAGGTGCTAGACTAGTGACAGCTGGTGGTAAAGCTCCTGGTCCTGAGCCTCTTAAGATATGTCTGGCGCATGTGCAGGCAGTCTTAGACAGGAAACAGGAAGGAGAACAATTGAGTCCTCTAGAATGTCATGATATCCTCTGTCACATTGCTAACAGTGTTCTAGCTGGTGGTATTCGTAGATCAGCCATGATATCTCTATTCAGTCATGATGATGAGGAGATGATTACATGTAAATATGGTAACTGGTGGGAAACCAATGAACAGCGTGGTAGAGCTAATAACTCAGCTGTACTGTTGAGAGGTTCTGTAGGCAAAGAAGAATTTGATGCCCTCTGGAAGAGGATTGAAGCTTCTGGATCTGGTGAGCCTGGAATCTATTGGACCAACAATTTAGACTGGGGAACCAATCCATGTTGTGAGATTGCTCTTAGACCATACCAGTTCTGTAACCTATGTGAGGTGAACGTAAGTGATGTGGTTAATCAGGAAGACCTGAATGACCGTGTTACAGCAGCAGCCTTCTTGGGAACACTGCAGGCTGGATTTACAGACTTCCACTATCTCAGACCTATTTGGTCTAAAACTACTCAGAAGGATGCATTGTTAGGTATAGGAATGACAGGTATTGGATCAGGAGAAATCTTGAAATATAGCTTGGAAGCAGCAGCACATGTAGCCAAACTAACCAACGCTGTTATTAGTGAGAAGATTGGAATCAATGAGGCAGCACGTGTAACATGTATTAAGCCTTCAGGAACAACAAGTCTTGTGTTAGGTACAGCTAGTGGCATTCATGCATGGCATGCTCCATATTATTTGAGAACAATGAGATTTGGCAAGAATGAGGATGTTGCATCCTATTTGATGGTAAATCATCCAGAACTTGTAGAAGATGATGTACTGCGTCCTCATGACACAGTGTGTGTAAGAATTCCTGTTAAAGCCCCAGAAGGATCTATATTTAGAACTGAAAGCCCTCTAGACACACTAGAGCGTGTTAAGAAGTTTGCTACACAATGGATCAAGGCAGGACATAACACAGGAGAGAATACACACAATGTGAGCGCTACAATTTCTATCAAGCCAGAAGAATGGCCTGTTGTAGGTGAATGGATGTGGACTAACAAAGAATATTACAATGGACTCTCTGTACTACCCTTCTGGGGAGGAAGTTACAAACAAGCCCCCTTTGAGGACATAGAGAGGACAGAGTATGACACTAGACTGTCCTCACTTAAAAATGTAGATCTCACTAAGGTGACAGAACTAGATGACACTGTAGAATTTGGTCAAATTGCAGCATGTGCAGGAGGTGCTTGTGAAATCGCCTAGGGCTGGTATACACTACTACCTTGAGAATGACAAGGTTGTGTTCACAGAGAAATTTCATATTGAACGAGGTTTCTGCTGTGGCAAATCTTGCAGACACTGCCCCTTTGACCCCAAGTATAAGAAAGGAAATAAAAAGATTGATAAGGATCAAAAACCTTAGTTTTACGGTTAATAATAAGCGCCCTGGTGTGTCTACACTGGGGCTTTTTTTTGTAAAAAACTGTTGGAAATACCAGCAAAAAATAGTATATTTGTAGACAATAAACAACACATTTATGGCAAAATCGAAACAAGAAAGTTCTGAAGCAAAAAGCAGATTTCAAGAAGCATTAGACAAATTAAACAAGACGTATGGTGTGGGCACTGTGCTTGCACTTGACAGCAAAACAAATGGTGATTATGATGTAATTAGTACAGGATCCATTGGCTTTGATTACATTACACTTGGTGTGGGAGGATTTGTGAAGGGAAAACTATATGAACTGATGGGATGGGAAGGTACAGGTAAGTCTACCATTTGTGGACATGCTGCTGCAGAATGTCAAAGAAAGGGAGGCACTGTTCTTTATATAGATGGCGAGCATGCTGTTGATAAGAATTATTTCCAGGCCCTGGGTGTAGACACTACCAAGATGTTGATTGCTCAACCAAGCTGCGGTGAGGAGGGTTTTAACATTGCTATGGAGATGATCAACACAAAAGAGGTGGATCTAGTGATTATAGATTCAGACAGCAGTTTGATTCCAAAGAAGCAATTAGATGGTGATGTGGGTGATAGCACCCTTGGTCACAAGGCTAGACTAAATAGCAATGCCTATCCAAAACTCAAAACTGCTGCAGCAAACAACAATGTTTGTGTGATTGTTATTAGTCAGTATAGAGAAAAGATTGGTGTGATGTTTGGTAATCCCACCACTACACAAGGAGGACATGCGCTGAAGTTTTATTCTGATGTTCGTGTAGAGGTGAGCAGATCTCTAGCAAAAGAAGGAGATGTCACTTATGGTAATCTTACAAAAGTGAAAGCCACTAAGAACAAGATGACTCCTCCATATAGAATGGCGACATTTGAGATTGTTTATGGTGAGGGAATTGACAGAGTGGGAGAGGTGCTTGAGCTTATGAATGAATATGAAATAGGCAGAAAGTATGGCAAAACCATGACATTCAATGACACTAAGTATGACCTGGATGAGTTTAAGACAATGCTTGTAGACAATGCTGAATTCTATGAGGAAATCAAAACAGCAATTCTTAACAAAATAAAGGAAACAGACAATGCCAAGCAAGAAGTTGAAGATCAAGTATAAGAAACTTAATGGGCACGCCAAGCTACCTACAAAGGGTAGCTTGGATGCTGCTTGCTTTGATGTATACGCAGCAAGCATAGAAGTGGAACGTCCTAACAAAATGACCGTAGGACTGGGATTTGCCACAGAAATCCCTAGAGGATACAGAGGAGTAGTTGTTCCCCGTAGTGGAATTTCCAAAACAAACTGGGTGCTGGCTAATTCTATAGGCATCATTGATGCTGATTATAGAGGAGAATGGAAAGCTGTATTCAGGTGTTTAGGAGAGATGACAGATGGTCCCTTTCCTTTTGGTATAGGTGATAGATGTGCTCAAATCTATTTTGAGGAGGTTCAAGATGCTGAATTCATAGAAACAGATGAACTCTCTGACACAACTCGTGGTACTGGTGGGTTCGGATCAACAGGTTTAAAATAATGCTATGGCAAAGCTTATACTCAACATCGAAGAAGATGAACTAAAGCTGTTCAATAAACAATACCTCAGTCTTCCTGAACTGCATGAAGAAATAGAAAAACAGTTTGAAGAGGGTAAGAAGATGGACAAGCGCAAAAAGAAAGCATACAAAGATTGGAAAGACAATCTCAACTTCTTGATTGACATGTACAATGCTAAGAGCAAGTTTAAAACCTACAACCGTGTAAAATGAACATATGCCCCACGTGTGGAGCAAAATGTGAAGGGTCTCATTGTTTTAGACACAAGCCTAGAAAACCATTACCAAAAACGTCCAGTAAATTGTACAAAAAACTGGACAAATCTGAGAGGGTAATTCGACAAATCTCCGAGTTACAAGAGTTTTTTTTACAAATTTGGTCAAAAAAAGCACACTATTCGGAAATCAGTGGCAAGTGGTTAGGCAAAGAACCTCTAACAATATTCTTTCATCACATTCTCCCAAAAGAAAAATATCCTCAAGCTATGTTAGATGAGGAAAACATCGTACTTTTGACATTAGAAGAGCATGATCAGGTGGAAAAAGATATGTATAAGTATGAAATAATCAACAATACTCGTCAAAAACTACTGAAAAAGTATGAAAACTAACTTAATTATAGCAGGTTTATCACTGCTGTTTGCAATAGCTGTTATTGTATATCTTAATGATGAAGATTTCTACAGATCATGCAAGTTCACCATCCCTGGAGGAACATTTGACATGGATGTAAAAGTTATCATTACAAAAGATACAGGGTATGCTGCTAAGTATATTAGAGAAAACCTAGATAGTACAGTGGTGGGTGGTGACCTTGATTGCAGGGGCATTACATTCGGTATTGTGGATGGAAAAGCTCCCATTATATGGCTTCCAACAGCTGATGACATAAGCATAAATAGTCATGAGTTGTTTCATGCAACGCTCAATATTATGGATTGGGCAGGTGTGCCATTAAATGAGCATACAGAGGAAACCTACGCCTATCAAATGCAGTATTTAACAAATCAATTTTATAACAAACTCAAATGAAAAATCAATTCTTTTACACTCGTAAGGAGCTTAAGAGCGGTACACCAGACAATCCTGTGTACAATGTATTTAGAGACAGCTTTAACATGAACAAGGTGATTCGCACTGTGGGTATTGAGGATGGAAGACTGTTAGTCTTGTTAGATGATTTACATGAAAGAAGTCAGGAAGTACCTGACGTAGATCCTAGAAACAATAAGGTGAAGGGTGTTAAACGTCAGAGAAACACCTTTCAGAGTGAAATCTATTTAGAATCAGAAGATGTAGAACGTTTTTATGCTGCCACTAATATCATGTAAAATGATCACTTATGGTAGGGTGGATACGCTTGAGGAGAGTTTACATTCTTTCCTCAAGCAGGACTACCCTGCAGACAGGTGTGAGCTAGTTATAGTGAATGACTATCCTCTGCAGAAGCTGAGATATAATCATCCACAGGTGAGAATATACAACCTGGATTACACCTTTAGCACCATTGGTGACAAAGAAAACTACGCTACAGACATCTGTAAAGGAGATATTATATGCCAGTGGGATGATGATGATGTTGCTGTTCCTTGGCATTTACAGAATGTAGCTAAATATTTCACAGATGATGTGAACATCATGCATTGGAACCCAGGAGTGTTCTTTAATGGTGATAGAATAACAGATATTACATGGATAGGGAATTCTGGTATTGTATTTAGGAAGTCTGCATGGGAAGCCATAGGTGGCCATCCTATTGAGAATGCTGGATATGATATGACATTCATAGAACGTTTACATGCTCATGGTGGAAGACTCTTTGCATCTCCTCCTAAAGAAGAAGCTAGTTGGTTTTATATGTGGGGAGGCAGAGGATATCACATGTCTGGACAAGGACACGATGTTCCTGGCAAACCCAATGTCATACAAAGACATAGTTTACACGTAGAAAACTTAAGAGCGCAGGGTAAAATACCTACAGGAGAAATAGAGCTTAAGCCTCATTGGAATCACGACTACACACAAATGCTGAAAGACTATGTTAGTAGACTTCATAATTCCAACATATAATCGCATTGTTCCCTTAAAAAGCATGTTGTTGTCTCTATTAGCACAAACCCATCCAGACTGGGTGGCACACGTTGTTATTGACAATCCAGAGGATGTAGAGAATGTACAGCTTGTACAAAGCTTAATGGACAAGAGAATCATGTGGTCAAAGATGAACATACGTTATAACAACTTTGGCCATACACCAAGGGAGTATGGAAAGCAACAGAGCAGTGCCCAGTATGTTGTAATGACGGGAGATGACAACTATTACACTCCCAACTTCATAAAAGAAATAGCCCTTGCGTCTAATAATAATCCAGGAATGATTTATTGGGATATGGTGCATTCCCATTATGACTATGCATATTTTCAATGTGAGCCTGCCAATGGGAGAATTGACATGGGAGCATTTGCCACGCGTAGAGACTTAGCTCAGCAGATTGAGCTGGGTGTTAGATATGATGCTGATGGGTGGTTTGTGAATAAGTTCAGAGAGATGTTCCCTGACGAGCCCATTGTGAAAATTAATAAAGTGTTATTCGTACACAACTAATTTTATGAGAAGACTTACAGAAATTGCCAATCGTAATAAAACTGACAAGGGTACAGAACACTACGAGAAGCATGGATATACACAGGTGTATGATATGTACATTCCTGAGACAGGAAGATATATACTCCTAGAAATAGGAATATGGCATGGGGACTCTCTCAGAATGTGGAGAGAATACAATCCTGAACTGGACATACATGCTGTGGATATTGATCCTAATGTGCACAACCATGTGTCTGGATTCAATATATACATAGGAGACCAGTCAGACAAACAGTTTATGAAAGGAGTTATAGATAAAAGTGGAGCACCCCATTTTATTATTGATGATGGAAGTCATGTGGGTGATCACATTGTAGCTTCGTTCAAAATACTATGGGAAGATCTGAGAGTAGGAGGATATTATTTTATTGAAGATTTACACGCTGGACATGCCAATAGACAAGATACTATCAAGAGGATCACTGAGTGGTTAGATGGACGTGATCACTTTATGACCCTTGTAAACGATGCTAAACTTCTTATCATACAAAAGAGATGAACATTCCAGTTATAATAAATAACAGAAATCTGCTCACATGGCCTAAGGCTATGGTGGAGAGAATAAAAGAATATGACGGGGTGGGGGATGTGATTATTGTGGATAATGCCTCCACCTATCCCCCTCTTCTAGAATGGTATGCAACCAACCCCTGTACAATAATGAGGTTAAATAATAATGTAGGGGTAGCTGCTCCCTGGTTAGCGGGTGTAGTGGGGCAGTTTAAAGACTGTCCATATGTTGTTACAGACCCAGACATGGGGTTAGAAGAGACACCCAATGACACACTTCTCTATCTGCAGGATAGATTGAACAGCCTAGAATTGAATAAGGTGGGGTTAGGATTAGATTGGCAGAGGGTGGAGAGCAAGTCTCCCTATTATAACCGTCTGCATTTGTATGAAAGAGACAGGTGGCAGAAATCTCCTGTTAAAGAAGATGTGGCGCTTGAGGTGCAAATAGATACCACGTTTGCTCTATATAGGCTAGGTGGGTATTTTATAGGTGGAGGGTCTACAACATTTCCATATGTGGCCAGACACTACCCATGGGAATTCTCTATAGAGGAAGCTAAGGCTAGTGAAGAGTTTATGTATTACATGAAAAATGCTACATCAGCATCCTCTTATAAGACATTAATTGGTCTTTAGTTCTTCCTTGTTATATATCCTAATAGTGTTGTCTCCATAGTTTGTGACAGCCACTTTACCATTTAGGGCATCTATACCGTGTGGGAAGTTGAATCCACCAGTTCTACCAAAATAAGACAATACATCATCCATCAGTGTGCAATGTGCCACTGTATCATCTCCTTGGATGGTTATGAACACATCATTTCCATCCATGGTGAGAGAGTCAGTCTGTCCATGAAATCTCACCTCACTAATTCTACTTAATGTAGATAGGTCAAATAGGTAGAGCACAGACTCACCAATCACGGTGGTTTGTCCTATCTGGGGAAGACTCTTTGCACATATCACTAAGAGTCTGTCATCCTTTATATAGGCATCTTTTGGATAGTGGTCCATGTTTGTTAGGGTGCTTTTAACTATCCCCTTATTGATGTCTACAAACAGGCAGCCTTTATTGTGGTCACTGTTACTAGTGATGATGACAGTGTTATCATCCACTATCTCACAGCCATGAGACTTGGTGTTAGGAAGTGTAATGCTCTTCCTGTACACTATCTTATCATCTACAACATCAAATATGGACGCATGTCCATGTTGATCTGAATAAGGATAGTCTGATGTGACTATCATACCATTTTTATAATCCATCAAGTCTGGATTGTATGGGGCTTTTATAACATCCAATATCTGCGATGTACCATCGTCTTTCAGCTCTATTAGATATATATTCCTGCTATTAAAGGCAGCTGATACAAGTTTGTTATCATTTATCCATGCTACAGCTGTGGCTGTAGAATATCTCTTTCTATTTCCTACTGTCACTTCAGGAGCTATTTTAAGCTCCTCTATGGGTTGTTGTATAAGTAACATATCCTTGTGTGTGTTTATGTGTTGGGTTTTCCCACTGTTTAGATCTTTCGTGTGCAGCAATGTATTGAACATATTTCTGTCTTATGACAGAACCATGTCCTGTTTCCTTCCTAAGAGTGAGATTGTTATCATGCAGTCTTCTGTAATACGTTACATCATCTAGCACTATATGTTTCTTCTTATTGAACTCAAGGCGCTTAGCTAGCTCTGTATCAGCTCCACATCTCCATGGTTGGAATCCATTCAACTCATTAAACACAGGACGATTGATGGCTATTACAGCATCATTCATTACATGTCCTTTAGGATTTATATTGTGTGTAAAGTTGATGTAATTGAGCTTTATATAGTCTACAATATTGAGCGCCTGTTCTATTCTGTCTAGCACACCCTCTGCAAGCACATCATCAGAATCAAAGAACAGGATTTTATCATTAGAAGCTTCGTCTATTAATGTGTTTTTAACAACAAACGGTCCCACATTTTGTGCAAAATAGAACGATTTTATGTCTGTTCTACCCACTAAATGGTCAAAAGTTTCTTTACAATTATCTATTCCCACTAATATCTCAGCCCCTTGCAGGGATGCAAGACATTCATCTATGTATTTGGTTGCCTTGTAAGCAGGAATAATCACTGTAATCATTAGTCAATAGTGGTTTCTCGGTAGTTAGGAACACTCATGATGATGTATGTAGGAGCAGCTTTGCTCTTCTTAAACTTATATCCGTAGTTTAACATCCTATCCACCAGTCTCCAGTCGTGTTCATATTCTGGATCTAGCCTATAGTTTTTCCTGAGCACATCTGTTCTTATCATAAGTTCTGCATTTCCAATGCCTCCTCTAGATAGACAAGATGTTCTGTTCTTTTTCCAGGGCTCTGTACGTGCATTAAAATAGCCTGCGTGAATGTCTGGATTCTCTTGCATAAAGCTGTAATAGTTCTCAAAATGATTTGGTAATAGGACATCATCGTTGTCTAGGAAGCATACATATTCTCCTTGAGCTATGTCAATACCATATTTGCGTGCTCCATGTCCCCATCCACCAAAATGTTCATCCATATTATGGAAGAGGATGTGATTGCCTGTAGCTGCCACCTGTTCTTCGTATTTCTTAAATACACCCTCGTCAATATTCTTTTGAAACTCTGGGCATTTGTCTCCAATAAACAGCGCCTCCCAACCATCAAACTTCTGGGCTACAACAGACTCTATGGCTCTGATAGTTCTCTGTGGTCTTTTCCACACAGGACATATACATGTTAGTTTTACCATATGATGAAAATAAAAAAGCCTCTTGATAAAAGAGGCTTTTATTAAACAAACAACACTATGAAACAATAACTATTTAGATAGACGTTTTGATTTCATGGGCCACATTTTACTGGACCTCCTAAGTTTGGTATCAGCCTCTTTCATATAATTGGCATTGATAGGCTTAGGTGGTGGCACCTTTGGGGCCTTCTTTGGTTTTCCTGCTTTCATATTAATAGCAACCTCCTCTGCATTTTTTCATAGAACCACCCATCTTCATCTTAGAAAGGTTCTTTCCAGCTACACGCTTATAGCTACCGAGCTCAGAAGAAACACTCTTTTTAGAAGGAGATAGTGTAGCTCCGTTACGTGCTTTCTTCACCTTGCTACCCTTGCGTGATTCAGGCATAAGACTGCTGATGTTCTTCTTCAAGTAGTCTTTACCACGTGATACGCGTGTAGCTTTCTCTACCATCTTAGATCCCACTTGTTCTGCCTTAGCTGGGTTCTTAGCAGAAAGTCTGCCTAGTCTTCTCAATTGAGCTGTACGAAGAGCCACTTTGCTACCAGCTTGAGCCTTCTTAACCTTTGCTCCTGATTTAGCTTCCTTCTTAGCAGCTACAATAATGTCTGCCCTTGTTACACCAGGATTCTTATCATATCCAGCTTTAACAGATTTCATACCAAGGGAGGACTTACCACCGTCTTGATATTTCTTAATTTTTGCCATTGTTATTTAAGTTTTTAAATGTTAGCAATTCCATTTACGAAGAGACTTATTAATTCTGCTGTTTGGATCATTAGCAGTTTTGGCAGATGTCAGTCTTTTCTTCATACCAGACATTCTAGCACAGAAACTCTTACGTCTGTTAGCAGCTTTGCTTCCAGGTTTTAGTTTAGATGGTTTGGTTGTAACAGCAGTCTTAAGCTTAGATCCAGGATTAGCAGCTCTGTAGCTCGCTACACCTTTTGCATTCAAACCACCTGAAGGATTCTTTCCTTCCTTTCTTTGCCAAGCTGGTGTCTTACCACCAGAACGTTGCTTCTTAGCAGCTATTCTAGCCTTAAGAGCACTCCTCACCTTGTCAGTGGAGAGTCCAAGAGAATCTGCTTTCTTCTTTACAGCAGCGGTGTCTCCAATTCTGCTTTTGAATGTGGCAACAGATGCTCTGAGAGTATCTCCTTTCTGTGCTTTTTTAATCCTAGCCATGGTTATTTCTTTTTGCCTTTGTATTTATAATCAGGATTGTCTCTGTGCCATTTCTTGGTAGCAGCTACACCCTGTTTGACAGTCTTGGCTCTTCCTATTTTTGTGAGATCTATGGTGTCCCATTTACCCTTATCCTTTGTAGGATGATTCACCATGATGTTTCCTTTCTTTCCCTTACCAACACCTGTTGGACTGGTCTTCTTATATACAACATGCTTCTCACCACCAGCCATCACAGTCACCTTTCCACCCTTCTTAAGTGTAGATCCAGCATATGGACCCTTCTTCTTAATCAATGGTCCGTTGGGTACGGGTGTAATAGCCCCCTTGACAGCTGCAATTGTATCACCATTCTTCAACACACCCTTTCCCACGTAAGCAGATGCCTTCTGTGGGTTCTTTACACCATTCCCCTTTGTTACATTCTGAGGAAGTGTGTTGCGCATTCTAGGAGCAACCTTCAAGAGTTTCTTGATAGTTGGCATTATTTCTTTTTGCTCATTTTCTTGAGAGTCATTGCTAATCTAGCACGCTGACCAAGTTTACCCTTAGCCTTAGCAGCTTTTGCAAGCTTACCAGCAGGGATGGGTTTACCAGGTTTAGCACCAAGTGACTTACGTAGAGCTCCAGGCTTCTTAATAGCCTTCTGAATCCACTTACCACCCTTGGCCATAGATGTAGCTCCTTGTTCTTTGTCCTTTGTAAGACTCACCTTGGTCTTTACATTACGTGGAGGAAGGTTCATTTCCTGCACCTTTGTCCATGCTCCTGAAGGATCAACAGGACCTACACGCTTTGTAGAAGCTTTTAAGCCAGCTTGGGCTTTCTTCATTTTTGCCATGTTATTTACCTTTAGCTTTTATTTTACGTTCTTGTTTGAGCATTGCTGAAGTTGGCTTCTTTCCACTTCCTTTGTTGGCACGAATATTATCCCACAAACCACGTTGTGAATAGCTTCCGTCAGCACGCTTAATCATCTCTTTACCACCTTTAGCCTTATCCATTTTAGGCTTTATGCCTTTCTTCTTCATAGCAATTGCTGTAGCAGCTTGTTTAGCAAGCTTACCTCCAAGTTTCTTCTTTGGAACAGCTGCTTTCTTAATAGCCACCACCTTAGGTTTACCAGCCTCAGCCATCTTAGCTATTCTACCAGTGGCATAGTTGGATTGAGATCTTGGGATTTTCTTCCCAGGAAACATCTCGCTCTCCACTGAATCTGGTTTAGCTTTTGCTTTACCACCAATCTGATACTTTTTAATCTTCGCCATTTTAAGTGTTTTTTTCTTCTAAACATTTAGGACATAAACCGTCCCTATCTAGTTCTATTATATGGATGCCACAGAGTCTCACAAACCGCTTTGCTTAATCTCTTCTGCTTCTTTAACAACATCAGCTTCAACAGCTGCTGCAAGAGCACGCTCTACCACTTGGTTAGCTTCATTAGCTAGAAGAATCTTTGCAGCTTCTTCTGTGTTCAGAACAGCACGAAATGCGTTCAGAATGAGACCAAATTCTGCTCCTGTGAATTCAAACTTATCATTAGGAGTCCAGGTGTAACGTTTACTAGGATCGTAAGTTGCCATATTATTTATTTTTTTTGGTTGGTACAAATATATGTACATGTTATTAATTTTCCAAACTTATCTCGAATGCTATGGTTGCTGAACTCTTGATGCTCTTGGATAGCTTGAGCTTGATTTGGAACACATTATGTAGTTTTAATATCTCTTCTAACAGCATTTGGTTATACATCGGTACACTGGGTACCAACCTAAAGTGATAAGAGTGGGGGTTCTTGGTTATCTCAAGGGTGCTTAATTCATCCACGGAACTTATCACTCCCTCTAGATGAGCAAAATAAGCTTGCTCATTGTCGTTCATCACAGGAGGGAAGAATCGTTTGCTTACGATCATTAGGATAGGGTTAGGAGATATTTGGTCTTTGCAGCCTCACCACTGAGGGAATCAGCTAGGTTTGAAATGTCATGATACCCATTGCTCTCAGCATAGCTTTTAAGGCTTGAGGCGAAACTCATAAGCTCGCTGACCACCAGACTAGCACTTGCTGAGTCAGACAGAGGTTCCATCTTTGGTGCTTTGGGACGCTTGCCCATGTAGCCCATAAGTTTCTCAATCACCCCATCCTTAAAATCGTGTACATAATCGTACAATCCACCAAGAGCTTGGTGTTCTGCATATGAACTTGTCTGCCAGTGTAAAAGATGTAGCTGCTCATGAAAGTATGTAAGCTTCCCAGCTATAGTTTCTAGAGACATTTCTCCTCCACCACTCTTCAGCATGTCAGAAGGAAATAATGATTTTGCCATAATTATTCAATTGGTGCTGTGGTTGTAGTTGTAGTAGTTGGAGCAACAGTTGTAGTGGTAGTGGTTGTATAATTACAGCATTCATTAGCTGCAATCTCCACCCAATTACCCACCTTTGGTTTGAATCTCTGTAAGATTAAACTACCAGCAATAACGCGTCCTGTACCATCAAAACGTACATACGCTTTCAGTTTACTTTGATTTGCCATTTTTTATAATTTTAACGAGGACCCTCAGTTGTTGTAGTTGTTGTTGTAGTTGGTGCTACAGTTGTTGTTGAAGTAGTTGTTGGATTGCAGCACTCATAAGCTGGAATTTCCACCCACTTACCTACCTTGGGCTTCTTTCTTCTGAGAATGAGACTACCTGCAACTATTCTGCCACTTCCATCGAAGCGGACATAAGCTTTTAAAGGACGAGAATTAATGCCTCCCATTGTAAAAAATTTAATGGTTAATAGTTTAGGTTATATTTGTTAAAAAGATTTTTTAATTCGTTTGTGTAATACCATGTGCACCTTGTCTTTGATTTCTCATCATTTAGTACAGCATCCAAGTGTTCATCCTTTGAAGGATCTGTTCCTTGGTGGTATTTACCTTTATAGAAGCAATTGTAACCATCCATAGATGTGCTTACAATTCCTGCATTATGAAGGATGGGGTGTGTTTCAAGCTTAGTGACAGGATCTGGGGCCCAGCTGAATCCCATTTCTTCAATCACCTTCACTTCTTTTTCTCTCACCCACAGGTTCCACAGCACAGCCCACATATCAGCACACCAGCTTTGGAATCCTTTGTTTTCGTTCTCAAAATATTCTTTGTTCACTTTCTGTAGATAACTCCTAATGAGGATGCAGTCATTCATCACCTTGTTCCAGAACTTAGAGTCTACATTCTTAAGGAGGTATTGAGCTCCACCAGAGTCATTGTTCTTAGCTTCTGCTTCCTCCCTACTTATGCCAATCACACTACCAATTTCTGCAAGAATATCTCTTGTCTTGTATTCTTCCAGCTTCTCAGGAAGGACATCCTTCACCTTGCTGTCAAAATATGCAGCGCTTATGTAGCTTGTAGTTTCAGAGAGATAGCAAACATCGTCATCTATGTACTTTTGAACATCAAACTTCTCTGTAAAGAGGATGTCTGAGTCACAGTAGAATATTGCCTTATCACTTAGTTCTGGATGCTCTTTCCAGTGTCTCCAGAGAGTATAAGGTCTTAATACAGGAATGTAGATTCCTAACAATTGACTCACATCATGTTCATCCTTGTAGAAATGAAACTCAGCTTCTGGATACAGGTCAATCACCTGTTGCCATTTTGGATTCTTTTCTCTGTAATTAGGAATGAATATAAGAACAATAGCCTTGTCAGATTCGTTTCTTTTTCTAAGGCTCTCCAACCATAAATGCACCTGCCATGTGTAATAGGTGTCGTCAGGCTGAACACAAACATACTTTAAATCCTTCATATGTAGTTTTGTTGGTTATAAAAAATTTGCGAACGGTACCTGTTTTAGGTACTTTGCGCAAAATATTACACTGGTGATGTGGTGGTGGTTGTGGTGGTAGTGAAATTGTTATTCAAATCACAAAGCTGGCAAGATATTCCTTCCAGCTGTTTGCTAATTTGCCACAACAAGTTCTCCGTTGTACCCCAACCTATGCCCCTTGATGGTATTGCCATGTTATATTCCTATTTGATTGACTGTTAAAATTATTGATGGTATAGCAGGATGCACACCAGCAGCCTCATGTTCTATTTTTATATTGGCATTATCTGTAGACCAGATGATTTCATAATAGTCTCCTCCTGAAGCATCTACAAAGAAGTTCCAGGCTGCCACACTATACTTAGTACTAGAGGTGATAGTGAGTCTTGTGTTTGAGTCAGCTATATCTGAGCCGTTTTTAGCAAGCCATATGTTCACTGTTTCCCCAGATCCTCCACCACCTATGTGATGAAACTGTGCACTAAACTGGATGTTGTATTTACCAGCGTTAGCCAGTGTAATTCTTGAACTAGAAACCACACTAACACCATTACTTAGGTCTGTGTTGTTAAATGTAAAAGGTCCTATAGCATCCTTTGCAAGTGATTGATCCACAGTGCTATAGAAAGATCCGTATTTAAAACTAGAAAGCCCACTGGTACCTGATGTACCATTAGATCCGCTAACACCACTAGTCCCACTTGTACCAGAGGTGCCTGTAATAGTGGCTATGTTATCATTCAACGTACAGAGCTGACAAGAGGCTCCCTCCAGTTGCTTTGCAATCTGCCACAGCAGGTTGTCCTGTGTGCCCCAGCCTATCTGACGGGATGGTATGGCCATAAGTATACAAAAATATGGTGTTTATAACAAAAAACAATGAGCCTCAACAAATTACAATAACAAGATTGATTAAAACGACTCTAACTAACTTAGTTAGAGATGGTGTTCATCATTCTTCTAGCCAGCTGTGTAGCCTTATCAGGGTTTGTGAAAGACAGTGTTACGAATGTAAGCTGTATGAATAATGCCACGGTTACCCAACCTAACACTATTAGGGATAGGATCTTTTTCATCTTCCTTGCCCCCTATACTTGCTCACTGGTTTGTCTTTAGGACCCTGAGTTTTCTGAGCTTTGCCCTTCTTTCTTTTGCCAAAGGAGATCTTTGTAGCTTCTCCTTTGCTGGTTTTTGCTTTTGCCATGTGGTTTATTTTAATTGAGAGAATAAGAATACAACAAGACCTACAAGCATTATCTTCTGAAGGAAATGGTATTTCTCATCCCTCTTTATAGACTCTTCTCTTTTGAAGTAGATCTCCCTATTGGCCTCATACTTCCATTTGTATTCATTTGGAGCGTTCTTTAGGTTGTAATGTTCCAACCTGAGGCTGTCTAATAGTTTTTTCTGTTTTATTATGCTGTCTATGGTTAATGCTATGCTGTCTTTGTAAAGACGGAATGTATCATTAATTTGGTCAGCTTGCTTGATGGTTATTATTACGACAGAGTCCTGTCCTATCCTTTTGGTTTTAGGGTAAGTGGTCGATTGGGACCACCCTGTAAGTGTTCCCAGTGTCAGCAGTAACGCTATCAAGCTTTTGTTTAACATCGTTGAGTTCTGTTTTTAATGTTGTCACCTCAGTTTTGAGGGTGACAATTTTGGATACTGTTTGTTCTACTAGTTTGGTTTGGCTTTTGGCAGCTTCAGCTTGTATTTTTGCTGCAACTGCTTGATTATAATTCACTTGTTTCATAAACTCCTCAAACTCTCTATCTTCACCAAGTGTAGGGTCTACCTTTTGAGCATTACCAGATTGGCAAGAATAGAAAACTATAAGGATTATGGGTAAAAGTTGTTTCATCAGTTAACTTTTTTGATGGCTCCTAGTTCTTGAAGGGTCCTAAGCTGTGTACTTGTTACAGCCTTAGCACTGTCACTTCTTCTTAGGGCATCCTGTACAAGGTCTAGTCTTCCTTCCACCTTCTCAATGCGAGCATCTTGCTTTCTAGCTTGATCTTGGAATGTAGAACGAATGTCTATATACAGGTAGGAAATAGCAATGAGCACCAGAAACAGGGTGCCCACTACAGGATTCTTTGCAAAGTCTTTAAAGGATATTGGAAGAGGATTGGCTGATACGCTCACTCCTTTTTTCGATGTAGCCATTTTATCTACGGGGTTTAGGTGTTGGGGGCAATGGACCAAATCCTGGTCTTTGGGGCTGGTTTCTAGGTACAATTATAATCTGTCTAGGTCCCCAGAAATAGGGCCTAAAGAACGGATCATAAAAAGGACTAGGTGCTATATAGTTGTCATATACTACTCTCTGTCTTCTCACCACTGAGTCTTTGGGGTCAACATAAACATATTTAACATTAGCACAACTGCTTATAAACAACCCTATAATAATGATGATGATTGTAAGCTGTTGAGCGTTCATCTGTGTCCATAAATTATAGATCACATCAATGTTTTTCTTAATAAGCTTGGCTTTCTTAAGTCCAGATCTCCTAGATCTTTTAGGTTTGGGTTTAGGTTGAGCGTTTGCCATTATCCTAACAGTTTATGATATTCTTTGAAGTGTTTAATCCTATCTGCTAGTCCTATGGTGCCACCGTTTACCAGCTTGGTAATCTTGGTAACCACTTCATCCGTTGCTCCCTGATCAGCTATGCTGTTCAGCTTCCTGCTATTCCAGAACCAGGCTGCTGAAAGTAGGGGGTATTTAGTGGCTACCAAGTCTGGATTAGCTAGTATATCTTCAGGCACTGTAGCATCAAATGCAGTGTAGTTCTGCTTCCCTGTGAGTTGGATGAAGCCACGACCCTTGTACTTGAACCCCTCTTTTGAAGCCTCAGGACCATTACCCATACGCCCTCCGTACACTCTGCTAGCAATAGCTTCTGGCTTACGCTCGTATTGCTTAGCTACAACAATGTCTGGGAAGTATTTAGGGAACACCTTTCTGAGGATTTCAGCTGAGTAGTTGAGGTTCTCTGATTTGAATTTAAACCCACCACTCTCATGTCCACACTGTGCAAGGAAATGGGCTAGTCTGAGAGGAGAATTGATTTGAAACTTCTCTCCCACCTCAGGGATTTGTGCAATCACATCATCTGGTATATGTCCTTTCAGTTTCTCTAGGTTCATTTCTTCTTTTTTTTAGCAGGGATTATTTTCTTAACTTCTTTGTCTAATTGTTTGATGGTTTTAACCTTCTCAACAAGGCCACCCTTGCTGAACAGACTCTTTAAGAGCTCAATCAATTTTTCCATTTATAGTTTATTTAAGTTTCCAATAAGCGTCTATTCCATAAACCAGCTGGTTGTTTGCAAAGCCAGTATGTACACCAAACATGGTGTTCTTCTTGGTTTTGTAAAGCAACCCTCCTCTTACAGAATTTATTCCATTGGTTTTCTCTCCAGACACACCGCCTCCTACATATAAAGCACCTTTAGGTGGGTCTTGTTTTGTTATGGTGACAGTGTTGGTGATTGTTGGGATTTTATATTTGTAGTCATACGATCTATTCTGAAGTTCATTCTTCTGTACAGTGTCAGCTACAGCTATATATCCTAGAGTGTCAAGTTTTAGTGTATCAGCGTATATCTTCTTAGCCAGGAAAGCTTTAGCCAATTCTTCGTATTGTGCCTTCAGCTTTGGGTAGTTTGTATCAGCTATATACTCAGGAGGCAGTGTGTCATGAATCACTTCTTTCACCTTCATCTTCTTAATGATGAGGCTATCATGCACTTGCCATGATGTGTCATGCACCACCACTGTGTCAGCTTTGGGGACATCCCCTCCACATCCATTTCCTTTGAATACTAAAAAGCCTATAAGCACTACGATAATTACACTAAGAAGCTTGTTCATCACTATCACCTTTTTTGTTAATGTATTTGTCTATGGATGCTATACCAAAACATCCAAGAGTGAGGTAGAGGAACGCGTTAAAAATGAAGTCATTAATAACCAGATCCTTACCAAGAGATCCTGTAACGATGTCTGACACAGCAAACACTGTCATCATTACAAATGCAAGAAAACCAATGAAGCTTTTTTCATTAATCTTGTTGTCATCATTGAATAAGTCACTAAAGAACTTTTTCATTTTCCTTCTTTTTAAATTCAAAATTGTTGTTTGGCAATATTGCCAAGGTTCTTTCTGAACCTGGATAGAAGGTTTTTATGGGATCGTTTTGTTGGTATATTATTCGTTCTAGGTTATCAATCCTAGTTTTATCAATGTTTGACTGGGCCATTAGGGCCTTTACATCAGACTTGATCTCTTGTACATCACTCCAAATAATGGCTGCTAGCACTGTGATGAGACCTGGGAACACCCAAGATTTGATTGCTGTTACAGACTCGTTCTCTTTCATTTCATTACATAATGGAAAATAGCACACCCTTCCCTCCGAACAGGAATAGTGTGCTATGTAGTTAGAAATTATTTATGGGGTTACAACACCTCTCTTACCCACCACAATAGATGACATAAGATTGGCATATTCAATAGACGTAGATATGTCTTTGGTTTCCAAGTATTTAATTGTAAATGCTGCAACGAACGTATCTCCTGCACCACTTACATCTATAGTTTCTTTTGGACTTGGGGAGCTGTATGTAACATCTTTATGCATTGCTCCTTTGGAACTAAGTGTCACTATCACTTTGTCTCTCATGTAAATTAGAGACTGTTTGTTTTTATTGTATTCAGATTCATTCAGTTTGATGAATGAATAGTTTGATATGGTGTGTGGTTTTAAATGCTTCTTGCTGTCTAAGATGGACCACTTAGCTTTAACAGCTATATATTGCAGGTCATCTTCTGTTAGATATCCCTTGTCATAGTCACTCACAATCACAGCATCTGCAGTTTCTACATCCTCAATAAGCTGAGCTGTGAGGAATATTCTATTCACCTTTGGCTCATCGTCCACTCTTAGGAAAAGGTGATTGGTCTTCTTATCTACATACCTGGTTTTGGTAATGTTCTCAAAGTTGTGATGGAAATTTATCTGCAGGTTGGGGTTGATAGCACTTAGATTGGCTACCACGTTACCAGCCATTCCTGAGTTCTCTATTGTTTCCACTGGATTAAATACAGGTACAGGTGCTTCTGGACTTAAGCGTTTACAGTCTCCATAGATGAAGACATCCTTGCAGACATCACCTATTACCACCAGCTTCATACCCTAATATTGATGTAGTTGATTTATGTTCTATTCTGTCAAAGAATACTATCTGTGTTATATATTCAGCCCCCACTATTCTTTTTCCCATGTAGTCAGATCCTATCACCATGATGTCTGGTTCATAAAGTTTGATTTGGTTGGTGAGCTCTTCCTCAGAATCATATGATACTATCTCATCCACATACCTAATGCTCTTCAGGAAATCTATTCTGTCAGACAGCTTGTTAAATGGTCTACTATCACCTTTTAATTCTGCAACACGTGCGTCACTATCAACACCCACTCTCACACTACCAAACTCTTTAGCTCTTTTAAGGAGTTGAATATGCCCTATATGCAGGACATCAAATGCTCCATTCACCCATACCCTTAGTCCCCCTTCCATAGTCTGTAGCTATCTTCATCAAAGTGTTGTGTACTCACCTCAAATATGATGCCATCTTCTAGAGCTTCCAGCTGGTGAGGGTGGTAGGGCATAATGGTTAGAGCATCTCCTTCCTTCAGATAGTCTGTATAGAGGGTGCCTGTAGACATGTCCACCCATGTATATTGGAAGGACCCTTTGCTTACATACCAGCTCTCCTGCTTTATCTTGTGGAAGTGCATTGAGAACTTCTTGCCAGCCTTGAAAACCAGCAGTTTTCCGCAGTATTCTGGGGAGTTATGGATCCAGAGTTCGTGACCCCAACCCTTCTCAACTTTATGTAGTTCGTGCATAATATAGCATAAAGTGGATACACTCCACTTGTGGGGCAAATCTATGTAATTTATTTGAAACTACCAAATCTTTTTTCTATCTTTGTAACAGAAAGCCAATCAGTTATGCCAAACAGTTACACCTACTTCAAGCCTGAAATAAAGCAGTGGTTTATAGACAATATTCCCCTATCAACACGCATTCTAGATGTAGGTCCTGGACAGGGAACATATTCTGATTTGCTAAGGAATTTAGGATATAGGATGGATGCTGTAGAGATATGGGCTCCATATGTAGATCAGTTCAATCTGAGAGCTAAATATGATAATGTTTATGTAGGGGATATTGTCACCTTTGATGTTAGACCCTATGACTTTATCATCTTAGGGGATATTCTAGAACACCTACCCTCAGGCACAGCTAAAAACCTGCTTACAGACTTTGACCTGATGGACAAGAGGTTTCTTGTAGCTGTGCCCTATATGATGGCTCAGGATGGAGCAGAGTATGGAAATGAGTATGAAACCCACCACCAGGCAGATCTAACACCAGAGGTGATGCTAGAGCGTTACCCAGGACTGGAGAAGCTATATGACAACCAGTGGTATGGATACTATGTAAATCAGGACATTAGATGGGAAAAAGCATATGTCTTATATGCTACAGAGAGCTATAAGGACACTGTGCAGGCGTGCGTAGATTCTCTTAGAACCTTTAGCAGTCTACCTGTTATGGTTTATATGCTCAACTCAGATGTGGATATAAAGGGAGCTGCTACATTCCGTTGGGATTGTAAAACCAAGGATCTTCCTCAGCAGAAGTATATAGACAGAGCTAATCCAGACATTTACAACATCCTCATCCAGCGCCCACTAATTGTTAAAGAAGCGTTAAAGCATGCTAAAACAGTGGCCTATGTGGATAGTGATAGTGTGGCTACCAAGTATGTAGACAGAATATTTGACTATTTCCCAGTGAAGAGTGCCTATCCGTATTTTACAGAGGGAATATATGAATGGATGATCAGCAATGGAAGAGGTGGGGCTGATAGTAGAGATGACCTATCCACTACTCTTGAACATCCAGCTTGTGAGCTGTTTGGTGTAGATCAATACATCAGAGATAAATACAGACAAACAGGATATTTTGTAGCTGGTGAATACTGTCAAGAATTCCTTGACAGTTGGTGGTGGATGTGTAACCATCCCAAGGTGTTACAGAATCCACAATACTATGCTCCCTATCATGAGGAAACTATAGCTAACGTGCTTCTGTGGAAGTACAAGGCATTAGATGGACTACCATACATATACATGAATGGATCCTTGAACACAGTGAATAATGTCACATTCAGAACTAAGAAGCAGCACCTAGCACATTTTGTAGCTGTGCCTGCAGATGTAGACCAGTTACTATTCTATCACGGAGAAAAGGATGCTGTCACTATGTACAGAATGTTAGAGCGCCAGAAGAATCAGCTTAAGATATTATTCCTGGCACCACATCTATCGACAGGTGGAATGCCTGCCTTCCTTTTAGAGAGAATAGCAGATCTGTTGGCCTATTCCAAATCTAAGATTATTGTTGTGGAGTATTCCAACCACAGTGATCACTTTGTTGTCCAGAAGAATCAGATAAAGGAAATAGCCCACCACTTCTACACCTTGGGAGAGAATAAGATGGAGGTGATTGATATCATCAAAAGACATGCTGTAGATATAGTGCATGTGGATGAGATGGTGGAAGATGGCTGGAACAACTGGCCAGAAGAGGTGAGACAAGCGCTGTACAGTCCAAATAGAACCTGGAGGATGATTGAAACATGTCACAACATTGTGTTCAAGCCAGACTTAGAGAAGCGCTATCATCCAGATGCATATGCGTTCTGTACACCACACCATCTAAAGACGTTTGCTAATATGCCTTCTAGAAAGGAGGTGATTGAGTTTCCTATCGTGAAGAAAGAATCTGAGCCCATAGATCTAGGACCTGGTAAACATGTGCTTAATGTAGGACTATGGACTGCTGGTAAGAACCAAGGAGAAGCTGTAGAGCTGGCTAGACAAATGCCAGATGTACAATTCCACTTTGTAGGTAATCAGGCTGGTAACTTCCAGCACTACTGGGAACCCATTATGAAGGACATACCACCTAATGTACATGTATGGGGAGAGCGTGATGATGTGGGTAGGTTTATGGCAGCTGCAGATGTGTTCCTGTTTAACAGTACATTTGAATGCAATCCACTGGTGATTAGAGAAGCTATAGGATATGGACTGCCAATCCTGGCAAGAAATCTTCCTCAGTATGGAGACATGTTCACTCAGTATATTACAGATCTGAAGCCTGAAAAGATGAAAGAACAGCTCACCCAGCTGTTAGATACAGATGTGAGCTACGATATTCCTGAAGGACAGAAGCTTGATTTCGCACAGAAGCATATTGATCTGTATCAGGAGGTGATGAATAGACCCATACAGCCTGACAAAGAACTGATTAATATCACCCACACATTTATACACGAGCCATTCCTAGAGATAACAGGTAATTCCAAAAGCACCTTCACTGTCAGATTTTATGATGAGCAGGGTGTGTGTCACTATGAGAACAAGATAAAGGTGAATCACTGGGTGAAGCTCAACAGGAGATGGTTTACCAAATGGACCATCAAGGTGTGGAAGGATGAAAGTATATACTATGAGTATACACTCAATTATGAGGGCCAGCGTGTCTATATAGCTATGGATAGCAAATCACTAGGAGACACAATTGCATGGATGCCATATGTACTTGAGTTCAAGAGGAAGCACAATTGCCATGTAACAGTGAGCACATTTAAGAACTTCCTATTTGAGAGTGTCTATCCAGAGCTTGAGTTTGTAGAACCAGGAACAGGTGTAGGTAACATCCTTGGTATGTACAGTGTGGGTTGGTTCTATGATGGTAATAAGGAGCCAGCTTTGTGTAATACTATTCCCCTCCAACAGACAGCAACCAACATCTTAGGTCTTGATTTTCAAGAGATTAGACCACGTTTAGCCTTTACACCTGGTAACAATTCATATGGTAGATATGTTACAATAGCCACTAATTCAACGGCTGGATGTAAGTTTTGGCAGAAGGAAGACTGGCAGCTCACCATCAACTTCTTACATGAGAATGGATATAAGATAGTTAATGTGTCCAAGGAGAAGAATCCTTTTGACAATTGTGAACAGCTTGAAGATACATCTATGGAGAACACCATGAATGTTATCCATCACAGTGAGTTCTTTATAGGACTATCCAGTGGGCTAAGCTGGTTAGCTTGGGCTCTGAATAAACAAGTGGTAATGATTAGTAACTTTACAGCTGCTGACCATGAGTTTAGCTGTATTAGAATTACTAATGAGAATGTATGTCATGGATGCTGGAACAAAGCTGAATACAGATTTGATGCAGGAGATTGGAACTGGTGTCCTGTGCATAAAGGAACAGACAGACAATGGGAATGTCAGACATCTATTAAATCTGAAGACGTAATTAAAAAAATACAATCATGGAATTTAATTGGGGAACATCAGACGCCATATTTATAGAGACAGTAAAGAGAGAAACATTTGTAGATAGGATATATGAGAAATGCTTCACCGTAGAAGAGGGTGATGTGGTGTTTGATATTGGAGCAAGTATAGGTATATTCACCTATTCCATCCTAGATAAGCATCCAAAGCACGTGTTCTGTTTTGAGCCTAGTTATTCAGAGTTTAAGACACTGGTGTATAATACAAGACACGCTCCTGTTACATGTATCAACAAAGCTATATCAGGACATGTAGGTAAGTTTGATGGTGAGTTTGTCTTTGATGATCAGGGGGAATCTACGTATTGCACCACCTTTAAGCAGGTGATTGAAGATTACAATATTGGTAGGATAGACTTCCTTAAGATGGATTGTGAGGGTGGGGAGTATGACATATTCACCCTAGAAAACAAACCATGGATACTGAGCAATATGAAGAAGATAGCTGGAGAATGGCATTTGAGCAATCTTCTTCTGAAACAAAAATTCAAGAAGTTTAGAGATGAATATTTACATGATGTAAATTTCAAGGTGTATTCCTTGGATGGTGTGGACATCACAGCAGGAGTTTGGTCAGAAGAATTCCTAGCATATTATACAGAAATAATAATACACATATGGTCTGCGTAACAGGTAACAACGGATTTATTGGCAAAGCTTTACAGACAGAACTTGAAAGACAGGGGCACACTGTAAAGGGTCTTGAGAAATGGATATTTGATAGAGCCAGATGGCAGGATAGACTTATAGAATATCTTGTAGACATGAACCCAGAAGTGGTGTTTCATGTAGGTGCTTGTTCAGATACACAGAACAAGGACATCAATGAGATGCTTATGCTCAATGTACATTCCACTAACATCATTGCTAGCTGGTGTCAGCACAGAGGCATTCCCATTATATATAGTTCATCAGCTGCTATATATGGAACAAAGGGAAGTCCTGAAACACTCTATGCATGGAGTAAGTTTCTGGGAGAGGAGTTTGTAATAAAGAGCAAGGGAGTGGCCCTACGTTATTTCAATGTGTATGGACCAGGAGAAATGCACAAAGGAAACATGGCTTCTATTGCTCATCAATCTTATAAGAAACATCAGCTTGGAGAAGAAGTGATGCTCTTTCCAGGACAACCTGTGAGAGACTTTGTGTATATAAAGGATGTTGTAGATGCAAATTTGTATGCCTGGCAGCATTACAATGAATTCAAAGGAGGATGGTTTGATGTAGGAACAGGAGAGCCCAGAACGTTTGAGAATGTTCTAGAGATAATGGATATACCATTCAAATACAAGTTCAAGTTTGAAATGCCTGACAACTATCAGATGTTTACCAAGGCTGATTTGTTTATGCCTGGTTGGGAAGCTAAATACAATTTGGAGAAAGGGCTAGAAGAATACAAAGCAATGCTTAGTCTTTCTTCAGTCCATATCTAATCCATTTATACCAAATACGCTCATGTAGGTAATATTGTATAGGCTTGTACACTAGCTCAGCTACACCAAATGCAGCTCCTATTTTCACACTTCCTGTCACTAGCCACATAATACCAAACCCAATGAGTGTGCTGACAATCCTGTAGCTGATTGTTTTGGCTATATGTCTTTTCTTGCTTACAGTCATAGCTTACCTTCTACTTTCATTTGCTCACGGATTTTTGTAGCAGATATGTCATGTATCTCCTGAGGGGGTACGTGTTCTATGACATCATAACCAACACCCCTACCAATATTAATAGATTCAATATCAGGTATAGTAATAACCCTAACTCTTCCTGATTCAACCAAGTCTTTAAGTTCATCGAATAAGTTTAACATCACTTGATGTGCGGTCCAAGGATTCTTCTCATCTGGTTCTACATCTCTTATACAGAGGAGGACATTCTTTCCTTCATTGAGTCTCTGGTCAATTAACCATCTGTGTCCAGCGTGCCAGGGTTGCCATCTTCCTATAAACATAGAATATTTCTTGTCATTGGAAGAAGTGGGTCCTGCTGATCTAGCCAAGAAGTTTTGCATGTGTCATTATTTTAGTTATACAGTCCTCTATGGATGTTGTAGAAGTGTTCAGACGAAGAACACGTTCATCATCTCCAGGCTCTTCAAAATCCTTTACATGAAATGATTCCCTGCCTCTAGGCTCATCATATGTCAAATAAACCCAATAGACAGAGTCACACAAGCTGTTGAGGTAGTCTCTAGCTTCCTTATATGGATATACGAGAGATAGGATGATGTCATCCCCAATAGTGCTCATGAACGTAGCAATATCACTAGCCCTGTTCAGATTCTTGATTCTCCCCTCTCTGCTGTAATCTTTGTTCACAAATATCTCTCTGAGCTTGTCTCCATCAATGTTTACAATAGTAAACCTTTCCTTTATAAGCGCATCAGCCAATGTGGACTTTCCACAATTAGGCTGTCCAAATAACACTATAATCATTTTGAATATCTAAAATAGTCATAAAACCATTTGTAGTTGTTGTATATCCAATCAACTACATCTTTCCCTAACAATGCTTTTGCTCTAGAAGGAACAGGCTCTAGCTTTGTTCTAATGACATGATCACCAAATGCTCCATACACTTCATCATCCTCCTTAGTAATTTGCTCAATGTTATCAAAATCATGGTGGTAGTGTGGTATACCAAGGTATTGATATATCCTTGTCATCTCTGTTTCTGGATAGAGACATAGGTCTTCAAATTTAATGAATAATATTTTAGTATTAATACCTAGTCTAAATATCTCAGCTAGTCTTTCAATAGCTAGTCCTACAGGAGGATTCTGTGACCAGATATCAATACGCTTTGGTACAGTAGTACCTTGACCTTTAGACCAATCCAAAATGTCTGATTGCTTCTCAGGATGCTTTCTGAAGTTGTTCTCCATAGAAGCAAATACATCACGTAGGTCTCTAACCATGCAAATGATTTTAGGTTCACCACCTTGTACAAACTGTAAGAAATCATAGTGAATACCCCATCCACGAGACTTATCTATCACATATTTTTTATCTGTAACAGCATTGTAGAATGCATCCATTCCAGCTTTAGCAAATGCTTGCCATCCTGTTTTCATTAACTCAGGATCTTGAGCTTTAAACTCTGCTGAGTTTGTATAGTTAGCACGTGCACCAAATATAAGTTCTAACACACCACTTGTAGGTGTAGCGTATATATCAGGATTTTGAGCTAGTATGTTTTGTAATAATGTACTTCCTGCTCTAGGCAATGAGCTTTGATAGAATATCTTTTCCATGTTGGTTTATTTTAAGGAGTTAATTACAGCATCTACATTAAATATTTCAGACTCTTTGTTGTAAGGAAACTCAATA